GTTATAATGGTTCTACCGGTTCACCGCTCTAAATTTAGCTGTTCCGTTGGACTAGAATAGCTGCTGCGCAGCCGGCGCTTCGCGCCGAAATCTGAATATTGTCGAGTATGATATGAATATTGAAAGAGATGTAATAATCACTCCTGAAGGAGAAACATTTATTAATGTGTGGCCATTAAGTGCAATTCATTATAATGGTACTTGTAATGCTGAACTATCCGCTGAATTTATTCATAAAGCATTGAAATTTAAAGATGGTGAAGATATAATTTCATTTATAAATGATTTTGTTACTAATGGATTGAATAGTATTATTGGCTTGCCAAATACTCCTTCAACTATATATGATATTATGAATATTTTTGAAATGGCTTCTCGTGAGTGTGAAGCTAGATTTCCTGAATTTAGACTGGTGTTAAATAAATGAGAGTATATAAATCCATTGAAGAGTTTGATGAAATTCAAGGTTGTCAAACAACATTATTTACTATAGGCGAAATTGATGAAAAGTTCCACCTTTCATGGATGCCTAATGTCCTTGAAGCCATCACATTGCCTCGCTATTCAGGATATTTTAATACATTTGACATGTGTCGTAAAAATGCAGAAACCGTGCTCAATGCACGCTGCTCCAGCCAATCAGATATTAATACAGTCATACAGTTAATGAATGAATCTGTTCGCAAAGAATTGGAAATAAATCGTTTATTATTTCAATGTTTTAGGGAGATAGGCCTATGAATATTTTTAATCAAATTCGTATTGCTAATGAGAATGCAGAAAATTTTTCTGAAGCTGCTGCATTATGGTATCGGGTTGTTGTAGGTGTAGGTATATGCATTCCATTGTTGTTTATTGTTGGGTTCATTACCGGTGCATTGATGTTCAAGAATCCTCTAGCTGCGGGTTCTGAGCTTGTCAACGCAATGTTCTAATTAGTGTTACAACTTAGTTACCACTAAGCTTATATCAGGGATATGATAAAATGCTATCATATCCCATTTGAGTCAATAAACCCTATCTTTGGAGATTATATGAATCTTGATTTTAGTCGAGACTTCACCGAAAGTGAAATTGAATATCTCAAATCTCTTTCACAAGAAGAACTCAATGCACTTGAAACACAATGTGAAAATTACATCACTTTATGTGATACAAATCAAATTAACCGAAAACTATTAATTAATAGCTTATATGGTGCACTCGGTAACATCTATTTTAGATTTTACGATCTTAGAAATGCTGAAGCTATTACAATCTTTGGGCAAATGGTTCTTCAATGGACTGAACGAAAGATTAATGCATACTTAAACGAACTATGTGGAACTACAGATCATCCATATGTAATTTATGGTGACACAGATTCTCTTTACATTGAATTGAGTCCATTAATCGAAAAAGTTGGCATCGATAAATTCTCATCGACTGAAAAGCTTGTTGACTTTTTAGATGCAGTAGCTTCGAAGAAAATCGAACCAGTTATTAACAATGGGTTTAAAGAGATGTGTGAATATCTCAACAACTATGAACAATTGATGTTTATGGATCGTGAAGCTATTGCATGCCCACCACTTGGTTCTAATGGCATCGGCGGATTCTGGCGTGCCAAGAAACGATATGCACTTAATGTCTATGACATGGAAGGTACACGTTTCAAAGAGCCATACTTAAAAATTATGGGCATGGAAACTCAACAATCATCAACGCCTAAAGCGGTCAAAGATGCATTGTTAGAAAGTATTCGTATTATGCTCCAAGAAGGTGAAAAACCATTGCAAGAGTATTTCAAGAAATTTGAAAACGAATTCAGAAATCTTGATTATAAAGTAATTGCTGGCGTTCGTTCTGCAAATAACATTGCAAAATATGATGTGAATGGATTCCCGGGTCTTAAATGTCCAAGTCATGTTCGTGGTGTTCTTACATACCGACGTGCAATTAAGAAATACGATAACTTGCCAGATATCTCAGAAGGCGAAAAGGTAATGATCTTGCCTCTTAAACCAGGAAATCCATTTGGTGACAAGTGTATTGCATGGCCATCAGGTAATGAATTGCCAAAAGAAATTCGTGCAGATGTTCTGAAGCATATGGATGTCATGGATTTATTTGGCAAAACATACAAAAAACCTCTTGAAGGTATGTGTGAATCTGCAGGTATGCAAGCTGAAAAACGTTCGTCATTGATGGATATGTTTGATTTTTAATTATTACGGCCTTCGGGCCTTGGAGTATGATATGGCTATTTTAGATTGGCTTAACCCACCTGAATCAAAGGTAGAACTTCTTCCTGGTGCACAAGAGCTATGGAAATCAATTGTTGTTGCTGGTACTTCTAATGGCAAATTGTTCGGATCTTCTCCTGAAGAAAATGCAAAATATCTTGCAAGCTTGGCAACAGAGCTGGTTAAAGAATATTCAACTATCTTTAAGGGCTCTCTACAATGAATTCACTAATGTGTAACCATGACTTTGATTTTAACTCGCAATTATTGAGTTCTCCGCCTAAGGTTCGTTGCCGAAAATGTAGAATTACAGCTACACTTGATGATGCTACTGAATATAAAGCATTCAGTACACCTATGAGCCCTATAACAGAGCTAGAAAAGAAAGAATTTTGGAAGGCATGCGCACTAGCGTATCTACCAAATAGTACGATTATCAGCGGCCAAACCGGTATTACATCATCTGTTTCAGCAATTGCAGATAATATGGTCGAACATTTTGTAAAACGTTTCGGATAATTACCACAAAAGGCTAAAGTTTTATTTTACTTTAGCCTTTTGTGGTGTTATAATAGCACTATCAAATAAATTATCCTTAATGAGGAAATCGAATGAAAATTACTTATCAACCGCATGCTTTAGAAATTACTCTCATTAAAGGCGAAGAACGTGAATCGGCTTCAGTAGCTATTCCATCATGGGCAACATGTGTAGCTGTTGATCGTAATGGTGTAATTAGTGTTTTTGATGAATATCCAAATCGTTGCAGCGAAGACTGGGATAGCCTGCTCGGCTCAACATATGAAATTGTTGCAGAAGTCCAAGACGTTGTACGAAATTGGGAAAACACTTGTCATCCTATTGACCAATCATTTAATACTAAAACTGAATTAATTTTACTAGTGGGAGAAGAGCCATGAGCTTACTCTTTGGAAGCGTCATAGCAATATTTTTATCTTTGTTCCCTATCGTGATGGCTGCGTATTACAAGAGCTCTACTGCAATTATGGTAGCGGTAGTTGTCCTAAATTTATTAGGATTCTTTACAATGGGCGTTACAACTTTTATTGCATTTGTTGTTGCAGCAATCTCTATTGGCGTAATGAACACCATTAAATCTATTGCATTTGCGTTATTCTTACTTGCAGTAGTAGCAGTTGCCGGAGTTGCGGACCTTGCGCTTATTGCAAATATTGTTGGAGCAATTTAATGAAGAATTTATTTTTAATTCTAAGCATATCGTTTCTATCATCCGTTAATGCTGCAGTGCCAGGATGTTATAAATGGGATACCAAATGTATAGAAAAAGAATATGCACGTCAACAAGCATTAGATGAAGAGATTCGTGACCATCGTCGCCTTATGCAACAACACATCGATGTGGCTGTTGAATCTGAACGCCCTGTGATGGAACAACTACGAAACAAACCGCAAATTTCACCAGAAGTTATCGCAGTTCAGATTTGTCGCCAAATGGCAATCGATGAGACTGTTTTCCGGTTTGGCTATCTTAATTCAAAACACTATCGTACATTATTAGATACATGCATGGGAGTCAAATAAAATGACTGAAGCAGAAGTTTCAAAATTAAAACAGGTACATGAATTTGAAGTTAATCATTTGGCACATGCAAACATGGCTTGGCAACGTAAGTATGAAGAAGCCACCGAGCTTCCTAAATATGACATCAACAAGTTGCCTGAAGGCCGAATGCATATTGTACCTGAACGTATTGTTTGTGCTGCAAACCAGTACACAGATCACAATGGAAACAAAGTTGTAATTGCAGGTGTTCGCCATGCATGTTATGTGATGTATTCGTCATTTGTTGGACACAATAGCGGTGAAACAATTCTATATCGTGAAACAGAAGTACAAGGCTTCTTAACAAATAAACATCGATTTGTCGATCGCCAAGAAGCTTGGAAAATTGCAGCAGAGCAACAACAAATTGTTTGTCGTGTAGGTGGTGATACATCTAAAGGCGGAACTCTTTATTCGGAGAACTTGTACTAATGGAAATCGATGAAGATTATATTGACGTTGATTTTATCAATGAGCAAATCAATGATAAACATCACAAAATCCTTTCACTATGCATATCATTGAGTAAAAAGGGCATTGATGCATTCTATTCATATTCACCTCATGTAGATTGGGCTGATGTTAGAGTTTATACTAGTGGATGGACACAAGACAATGACCCTGATTTAATATTTAGCTTCTTGTGGTCTGACATCACTCGAGACGGGCCTGTAGATTCAGAAACTGTAAGCATAGTGATGTCCAAATTTGATAAATGTATTTTTGCATTAGAAGGTCTTTTAAATGATTGATTTCAAAGAACTGCTGAAAAAGACACCGCGTTTCACTAATGTTGAAGAAGTTGCACCTATTATTGAAGCAATGGAAACTCTCTTGGCACGAGATATCACGGAACGCCCAGACTCAGATTCATGGCAACGATCACATAGCGCTACTTCAATGACGGAATCAGCACTCAAGGAAATGTATGAATTCATTTCTAGAGAATATGTTGCGACGGGACGCACCCAAATGCAAGTTGGATTTGAGTCTGAACAAGAAATCGGACGTGATTGGTTCCCGGCTAAAATAACTTTTACCGTTAGCAGATCTATGCTAACCTAATAATGGTGATATAATAGGTCCATCAACAAACAATGAGGTAATTATGGATAACATCGATTTAGCATTAAAAGTAGTTGAAGATCAAAATGATGCATTAGATTATCTTCATACTGCTATCGCAGTAAATGGCGACAAATATTCAAACATGATTGATATTCTAAAAGTAGTTGCAGCATCAAACTACCGACAACGCATCATGATTACTGGCGTAGGTAAAAATTCAAATCTTGCAACTAAAGCGTCTGAAACATTTGCAAGCCTTGGCATCCCATCCATGTATTTGAACACATGTCATTATTCTCATGGCGATGCAGGATTTATCGGACATGATGACGTAGTTATCCATGTTTCGCGTTCTGGTAAAACAGAAGAAATGCAATATATGGCACGTCATTTGAAGACTATTCGTCCTAATGTTCTTCAAATCTTGTTGCACTGCAATAGCCAATTAACTGAAGAGCAAAAGGCGCCATTTGACATCGAATTTGGTATTCCAGGCATTGTCGAATGCGATGATAATCATCTTGCACCCACAACAAGTACAACAGTGCTATTGGTTTTATTAGATACTATTGGTGTAATTTTGTCTAAACATCTTAGATTCACACGTGAAAATTTTTATTCATACCATCCAGGTGGTTCACTTGGAGCAATGCTCAAATCTGAATCAAAATAATTTACTTTACATAAGAACTATGATATAATTGTCATAGTTCTTTCTTAGGAATAAACAATATGAAAAAAGTCGTAATTTTAGGTGCAGGTCTTGCAACTCGCCTATATCCAATCACCCATCATATTCCTAAAGTCTTAGTGAATTATAAGCAACACACAATTTTGCATCATTTATATTCATTGTACACTAGACTTGGTGCTGAACAAATTATTGTGGCTGTTCATAGCAAGTTTGCTTCACAAGTTAAAGAATACGCAAAGTTGTTCGGACTTGACATTGTTGTCGAAACTGTCGATGAAGCATATGGTTCAGCTTATGCAATTTCTAGATTAGCAGATCATGTCAACGGTCACAACGTTGTTTTTAACTGGTGTGATGTCATCCCGGATTTTGATGCATTTCGATGGGATGCAAATGCAATCTATACCTTTGGTGATGAATGTCGATATAGCTACAATGGCAAAACTTTGAAAGAACACATTGTTGGTACAGGTGGTAACGTTGTAGGCATATACCAATATCGTGATTTCTTTATTTCACGTATCAATGACAAAGATGAAGCTAATGAGTTCTTCAAAGGGCGTGATTTTGTTGAATTAATTGACACGACAAATGAAGCGTTTTATCAAGATTATTTGCTTAATTTAGTTGACTTAGGGGACAAGCCTAAGCTTGAAATTGCACATCGTAATCGTGAACTTAATCGTGAATTCAACCAAGTGACTATGGCCTCAGGTGTTGTTTATAAAGCGGCAATCAATGAAAAAGGACGTCAATTGCAAAAAGAAGAACTTGCATGGTATGCAAAGGTTGATAGCCCTGCATTGCCAAAAATTCTTGATCGTCGTGAAACTGACAAAATAATGTCATTCAAAATGGAACGTATCATCGGCAAACCGATGTTTGAAGTGTATACGCCAGAATTATTGCCGAAAATTCTCGAGACTCTCAAATTTGATAAAATGCCAGAGTTTACATCTCGTGAACAGATCATCAATGATTATCAATATGAGGTCATTGACAAAGTCATGAGCCGTTGTGATGAAATTAAAGGAGTCATTAAATCATTTGGCGACATCGAATATGTCAATAATGTCAAAATCGGACGTTTAGAAACAATGTTGAAGCAAGCATTTGCACATTTAACATATGAAGCAAACGATAAAGATTATTATGTTATTCATGGCGACCCGAACTTCAGTAATATAATGCTTGATCAAAACGGTGATGTTCGTTTAATTGATCCACGTGGATATTTTGGCAAAACAAAAATCTATGGGCCGCGAATTTATGATGAAGCTAAAGTGCTTTATGCGCTGACGGGTTATGATAAATTTAATTCAGATCATATGTGGGGTGGATTAGCCATCAACGGTAATGCTGCAACGATCAATATCGAGCCATTAAGCGTAACATCTCTTCATAGTAAATATTTTAATGAATACCATCATCTCTGGGTTGCAGTGATTTGGATTGCTCTTGCAGGATATTTCAAAAATAATCCATTGAAATCCGTTAGTGCATTCTACTACGGTATGTATTTGTTAACGACTGCTCTTGATAAAATGGGACGTCGTTTGAAAGATGGATCAGTGGCTCATGATTCAGGATTAGTTCATGCAGTACTATCTACAAAAAATCCAGACAAATGGCTATTAACTGATCTTGAAACAGGTGAAAAATATCGCCCTTCGAAATTTATTGGTGATATGCACTGGGAGAAAATTCAATGATTCGTCCAAAACAATTTTGCTTTGATGTCGATAATACCATCACTCTTTGGGATGATAGTCGTGACTATGAAAATTTCAAACCTGATCTTGAAATGGTATCAATGATCAATGAGTTATATGATCAAGGGCATCATATAACTCTATTCACAGCTCGAGGCATGACATCAGTAGGTTCAGATGCAATAAGCCGTGCTATTGTGCCTGCACTAGTTAAAAATCTTGAAAAGATTAAATTGAAATATCATCAACTGCTCACACATAAACCAGTGTATGATTGGATCATTGATGATAAGGCGTTGAACCCTAAAGAATTCAAAGATGCTTTTCGTAACAATGAATTATTATCTAAACAACCATATGTCCCAGAGGTGAATTGATGACAAAGTATATTTTAGCTAGCACATTTGAAGAAGCATTCAAACGCCTCAATTATCTAGTGATTACTGAACCTGAATTTGTCACGGATTCTCGTATCGGCAAATGTCGTGAAATCGGATCAATTCTTTTAGAGGTAGCACTTCCGGATACTGGCGCAATTTTCAAAGATAAAAATATTAATCGTATCGATTATGGTTACGCAGAAAAATTCTGGGAATTCATGATCCAAGGTGGCACAGATGCGGAACAAGTGTTTAAGGACTATCCAAATGTCGCGAAATTTATTGCGAAACCGAAAACGGATGCTTTACCTGCAAATTTCAATACCTTCTATGGGCCACGAATTGTTTCACAGTTACCAGCCCTTATCAAAGAACTTAAAGAAAAACCGAACTCACGACGTGTAGTTTTTCAAATTCTTCAAGAACAAGATCAAGTGCTTTTAGATGCAGATGAATCGTTAGAATATCCATGTACAGATTCTGTTACCTTTTATATTCGTGAAGGACGTTTGTACATGCATACACATATGCGAAGCCAAAACTGTGCAGTAGTTATGCAGCTCGATTTTTATTTGATGCACCGATTCATGGAATATATCGCAAAAGAATGCAATGTTGAATTTGGCACTTATGCACATTCTATTGTTTCTGCTCATGTATTTGAACGTGATTTGGATTACGTTAAGAACTTTTTAGGATAAATGATATGGCTAGAATGATTGTACCAATTTTTTCGATGCGATCATATGAAACTAGAAAGTATGCCGTTCTTAAAGACGGCAACTTCCAGTTGCATCTACATCGAGCTCAACCTGGTGACCTGATTGCCGTGCCATTTAATATATCTGACATGGGTGATTTAACATATTTGTTTCCGGATTTTAAATTCGTTCAATTTCAGTATGGCTTTAATGCAGATGAAACTCGTCAATGGTTCTGGGATTGGAATCAATCTAATGTTGACGAAATAATGCGTGTATATAATTTAGATACACTTATAACCGACATTTCTGGATATAATGGCGTTCATAATTTTATTTTTAATGCAAATATATCTAAAGTTTCTTCAATGCCACGTTTGTATATTGACAAATATTGGGACAAAGATTTAGAGACTGCTAAATCTGCAATACGAGTATTTGTTCTAAATCATTCTCAAAAGGATGAATTTGTCGCTAATGGCATTTCTGCAGATAAAATTGTTGTATCGCAAAAGGTTGTCAATCCTAGCGTTATTGAGCGATATACTAAGCGCATTGATCATGATGAAATTCAGCCTCTAGGTTCTAATGTGGTATTTTTCCCGTTTAGAATTTCTGACCCATGTTACGATTTTATGGGCGTTGCCAAGACATGTGCTGAAACTGGAAATATGTTAGTCATTACTGATCCTAACGATACCTTTATTGACAAAAAATCTATGCTCAAAAGGATGTACCCAAATCTAGAGATCATGGAGTGCAAATTAGATAAAGTTTCATATTATATTGTACTTTCGCAGCATCCAACAATTATCTACAACGAAAATCCAGATAATGTGTTTCATCCTGGCCTAGGCGAATTGATTTATTTCGATGCTAACATTATTAGTGATTATAATATACCATCAATTGATGATATTTTAATTACAGGTGATGTATGGCAAAACTAATCTTAGTTGAAGGTCCTGATAACGCTGGCAAAACTACATTAATTTCAAATTTAGAACGATTTACTCCTGCAGTTTTGATGCCATTTCCTAAACGCACAAGTGAAGGTCGCTTCACTTGTGTAACTCGCAACGAAGTTGCAATATTTGAAACGATGTTAAGATACATCGATGACGACACAACGTATATTCTTGATCGTGGTGGTTTAAGTAATATTGTATATGAAGGTGTACTTCGTGGTAAACCAACTCAAATTTTCAAAGATGACTTCAAAAGATTCATCAAACAAAATGATGTTTTAGTAGTTGGTCTTACTCGTAACAAACTTAATGACAACTTTGCAGATGATTTGATTTCAATTAGTGAAGAACAATTTAATGCGATTGTTGACGAGTTTGAAGATGTGTATAATGAATTTGGAATAACTCCTTATCGAATCCTTGACCATGATGTGTACAACAACATCAATGATATTGTTCCATTTGAAAAAGTAATGGAAGACTTAAAAATTGAAGAATTTATTGGACCTTAATATGAAAATTTTATACTTACCTTGTCGTTCTGTGCCATTTAACATTAACCGTGTTGATGGTGGCCTTGAAGCAGTTCAATATAATTTTATTGTGAATTTATCTAAAGTTCATGATATCGATTATGTTGCATTTGGAGATGAAGAATTTGGTGATGTTAAAGTCAACACATTATCAATTGATAAACCTATTGGTGCCAAGTTTACTACTGCTCATGCATACAAAATCAAATATAAACTTCAGGAAATTACAGACTGGGACCAGTATGATGCCATTGTAATTATCGAAGGTAGCAAAATGGTACTTAACACCCTTGCAGAATTAGGACAGATTTCTAAAGTTCGAAATATTCTTGCAACACCACTCGATCCATCAGTACGTGGAATTGTACAATGCTGGAACAACGCAGTAATGGTCCATAAATTAGGTGGTAAAAATATTGTCCCAACTCAAACCTTTAAAGACTTAGCTGCAAATGTTTATTCAAAAATGAATGAACGAATTGCTGCAGAAGTTATTGATTTTGATTACTGGCAAGCTAATGATATTATTGCGGATGAATTTTATCCACCTATTCTTATTAGCGAACGCCCAACAGTTCTTGAATCTGAAGGACACATTGTTCAAGCCCAACGATTTGATAATACGTTTAGAAAATCAAACGTTGCATTCGGTGCAATGGAATTATACGATGGCCCTAAGATTGCCTTTTGTCCTTCTAAATGGGCTCCGGGTAAGAAATGGCTCAAACAAGACCATTGGGTAATTATTGATGCAAAACGTCAAGCTGTTCAAACTGAAATTTCGACAGCAAAACTTCTTGTTAATACTTGTCACAACACTGGCACAGTAGAGAATGGCTCACTTGAGGCAATCTCACAAGGCACGCCAGTACTTCAACTAATTCAAAAAGGATACAACCATGCTACATTTGAGTACGACCCTAATACTGTTCGAGTTGAATTTGAAGAAGGCGCAAGCACTCAAGAACTAATCGAGTTATATGCCAAGGCATTAAATGATTTTGAAGATACATATGAGCAACGAGTTGCAAGAGCAGAATATCTTTATAAGAAATTTAATGAAGAAGCGTACTTTAAGCTCTGGGAAGCTGTTTTAAAATAATTCTGAAAATGGAGCCTTCGGGCTCCATAAATACTACTACACTTTCTTTGAGATGAAACATGAAAATCTTATACATTCCATGTCGATTTATTACTTTTAATGCCAACTATATTTCAGGTGGCCTTGAATCGGTCCAATTGAACTTTATCAAAACGATGAGCAAGAAGCATCAAATTGATTATATTGCATTTGGCGATGAAACATTTGGACCTTACAAAGTAAACCCAATCTCTATTGACTATCCGATTGTTGACAAATATACGGTAAAACATGGCAAAAAGATCATTGAAAAAATTGCAGAACTTGATTGCTCCCAATACGATGCTATCGTAACTGTAGAGGCAGCAAAAGGTGTTATCAATGGTTTAATTAAACTAGGGCTTGGACCAAAGATTCGAAATTTATTGGCTACTCCACTTGACCCTACAATTCGCACACTTGTTTCTATTTGGCGCACTGCGGTATTCATTCACCAGAATGGCGGTAAAAATTTAGTTCCTACTCAAACCTTTAAAGATTTGACATCTAAAGTTTATTCAAAAATGAACAGACGTTTAGCGGTAGGTGCCATTGATTTTGATTATTGGGCTAAGAATGACATCATCTCTGATAATTTCTTTCCAGCTACGTTAATCGAGAATCCGCCAGAAGTTTTGCCATCAAAGGGATATGTAGTACAAGCTCAACGGTATGACTTAAAATTTAGAAAGACAAATGTAGCATTAGAAGCAATGAAACATTGTCCACATAAAATTATTGCATTCTTGCCAAGACAGTGGGCACCTCCAAAGAAATATCTTAAAGAGCCTTTTGTGCATATGGATATACCTCGTAAAGCAATCCAAGATACAATTAAAGAAGCACTAGTTCTTGTAAATACTTGTCATGATACCGGTACTATTGAACATGGCTCAATGGAAGCGATTGAAAAGGGTGTTCCAGTATTACAACTTATTCAACGAGGCTATAGTCATGCCACGTTAGAACATGATCCAACTACACAAGTTGTATGGATCGATGATGGTATGACAACTGAGGAAATTATTGCAGCTTATTCTGATGCGTTAAATAATTTCACCGATACATTTGAACAACGAGTAAATCGTGCAAATGCATTATACGAACAATACCGCCCTGAACGTGTATTTGCACTATGGGAAAAGGCACTTCTGGAGTAAATATGTCCACTAACGATGAAGATCTTAATACAGCTAATGACAGCAGAGGCCCATCCGGAGCACTATACGAAAAGTCTTTAGGTATCATTAGAGAGGCAATGAAAGATGTCAAACAAGAAATCTTGATTAAGCTTGAAGACGGATCAGACCATATTGTGTATATCCATGATATTACAATAAATGCTAATAGTGTTTCATATGATTTTTCTACGCCAAGCGAAGACAGAAAGGATGAATTAACAAAGCATGTAGAGTATATCATTCAATTGCAAATGGCTGACATTAAAAGTAAAAAGAAAATGTTTACATATTAAGCAATGGTCCTTCGGGACCATCTTGGTATATAATTATTCTAATTGAATAAGGGTGACTATATGATAGACGTTATTTTAGGCCAATTGATTTCTAATCAAGAATATTTTGGCAGAGTATGGCCATACCTCAAAGAAGACTATTTTGAGAAAGGTCCTGCACGAATTCTTTATAATTCAATTAAGTCTCATGTTGACGCATACAATGGAATCCCATCAAAGGTCGCATTAGATTTAGTTGTAAACAACTCAAATTTAAATGAAGTTGATTTTAAAGGCGTGTCAACACTTTTAGGAAATCTTAAAACTGAACCTGAATCTGTAGATTGGCTTGTCCCAGAAACTGAAAAATACGTGCAACGACGTGCAATGTACAATGCAACTGTAAAAATTGTACAAATTCAGACGAATGCAGATAAACCATTAAATCAACGAGACAAGCGTTTGCCTGATGTCGGTGCTATTCCGGATATCATGCGAGATGCATTATCAGTTTGTTTCGATTCTTCTATCGGGCATTCATGGATGGAAGACTATGAAGCTCGATGGTTGTCTTACCAAAATAAAACACGTAAAATCCCGTTTAAGCTCAATATGCTAAATAAAATTACAAAGGGTGGTGTAGAAATTGGCACATTGAATATTATTTTAGCTGGTGTAAACGTTGGTAAATCTTTAGGATTGTGTTCGCTTACTGCAGACTATTTACAATCTGGTAAAAATGTTTTGTACATCTCAATGGAGATGGCAGAAGAAGTTGTGGCAAAGCGTATTGATGCAAACTTACTTGATGTCACAATGGATGACATTGACGATGGTAAAATCAGTTACCCTGAATACAAATCTAAGATGGAACGTTGGAGAAAGGCAAATGTTCTTGGAGAGTTGTACATCAAACAATATCCTATTGGAGGTGCTCATGCATTAACATTCAAGGCGTTATTAAACGAATTGAAGTTGAAGAAAGCCTTCAAGCCTGATATTATTGTTGTAGATTATCTTGGCATCTGTGCATCATCTCGAATTAAAGTGTTTAGTGAAAACTCATACACACTTGTTAAAGCTATTGCAGAAGAACTTCGAGCACTGGCTGTTGAAGAACGAGTACCTATTTGGACCGCAGCTCAGACCACTCGTGGTGGCTGGGATAACTCTGATATCACTATGAGTGATATCGCAGAATCTGCCGGCCTAAGTCATACTGCCGACTTTATCTTGGCTGCGATCGAAACCGAAGATTTAGCTACCCAAGGCGTCCAGTTAATGAAACAAATTAAATCACGTTATGGGGATAAGTCAATATTCAATAAATTTAATTTGTGTGTCAAGAAAGGTAATCAACGCTGGTATGAAGAAGATGGTCCTAGTGCACCAGTTATTCCAGAATCTCAAATGACCGACGAGATAATTATCAAAGCATGTGTTGCCGCTAAAGAAACTATTCCTGTTACTGAAGAATCTATTCAATTGTCAAATATCGAAGAGATGAATAAAGTACATCGTATTTCAAGTGCATCTCGAGCGGAATTAGATGATCTTGCAGCAAAACTAACCTTTTAATTTTACTTTATGGTAGAACTGTGATATAATGGTTCTACCTATTACGGAGAAATGAAATGAGCAATAACGAAGATAAAAAATTGCGCAAGCTAGTCCAAAATATTCGTGACGCAATCCATGAAGCCGAAGCTTTTGCGGATAAACATGAATTAGATTTTTACATTCAGCCTGCATATGGCATGGGTGGTACGTATGACGGTGAAACCGGCGAATGGCGTCCAAGTTCGCAGAATTGTTAAGGAAGAAATACCATGGCGATAACGGATAATGTACGTGCTCAACGCTACTTAAACGACTTAGTCTCAAGTATCCAAGAGCTTGTTGAAGAGGCTGAACGTCTTTCAATTGAAGAACGACTAGATTTTTCGATCCAGTCTCCAAACGGCTTTGGAGTTATTGAACAAGTTTGGCACAACTCAAATTGGTCTAATTCAGAGGCTTAACATGTATTATGATTTTTATGACACACCTAGTGATGATCGTGCAATATTTGCAAATAGTATTTTCAAATACATTTACCAAAAATACAACGGTAACTTCAAAAGTGTTGCTTTCCAAATTGAAGCAAAGCAAATGGACATGTATTTGACCGAATACTGCAGAAACATTTATGAAGTCATTGACAACCAAATCCCTATGATGTCATGGGTAAACTACCTTGAAAATGGGTATGACGCAACAATGTTTGATGAAGGTGAAATGACAGAAGAAAGGTGGTTAGATCGAATTTATACGGCATGTAAAAAATACTATAAATAATTTATTCATATCTATGGATAATATGATATAATACAAGTAAATACCTTACACATTTTAACGAGTATCATTATGAACTTTAAAACACTATACGAAGCTGCAGGAACTCAACTTACTGTAATTAAAAAGGATCGCGATTTCATGTACACTGAACCATCAGGCAACGAAATCGCAGTACATGTTGCAGCATATGCTTTACGCCCTGGTTATGCAGTAGGAAGCCATTTTAATCTTACCTTAATTATTGCACCAGCTAAAAATCAATTCGGCTTTGGCAAAACACTTAAAGACGCGGTAAATTTTGAGATTAAAGGCTGGTTAGCAACACTTGATAAATCCAGCACAGGGTATCATCCTTTAAATGCTGCAATTGTTAATAAAATTTTGCATGGCGCACATGTTGCAATCTCGCCAAGCGACCGAAAGAAAGCCTATTTTATTTCTGAAGATGATTTAGAGCGCATTTCGGATAAAGCAAATGGCGACCCTAAAAAATTAAACATTAAAGATGAAACCAATATGAATGTGCGTGGTACAGTATCAGAAATGTTAAAAAATCCTAAAGTAGTATCAATTATTGAAAAAATGATTAGCGCTGCAGAAGATTAAATTGTAAAAAATGATGTACATCTTAGGTTATTTTGTTTAAAATAAACCTAAGATCACATAGAGGAAATTATTATGAAAGCTAAAGACATTGAATCAGTTATTGAAGCAAGAAAATCAATAAAACGAGTTGTTGCTTCTATTCGAGACGATTTGAATGCTAGTAAGACTGATGTCCAAATCTCGTTTGAACTTAATCAAATGCAACTTCGCATCAAACAACTTATGAACAGTTTAGGTAAACTACAATGATTCCTTTAATTATTGGCTCATATGCTTTAGCTAAGCAACTTGATTGGCTTAATATTCCACATAACCTTAATCCTAAAGATATTGACATTATTTGTGCGACAAAGAAAGATGCAGATGATGTTATTCGATACCTCAAAGAGGACTCATCCGAGTGTAAGTTGGTATTCAATGCTGCTTCACCAAAGTTCAAAACGTATACTCGAGCATACAAATGTGATGGCGTCATTTTTGAAATTACTCACGCAGAAACGGTCGATTGTACAACATATGAACTTGCATTTCACGCAGCTGGAGATATACTGCCAACCGTTGTTGTCAATGGTATCAATTTTAAAGTTGCATCTATTGATATGTTGTATTCATTAAAGTGGTCTCATCGATTTCTTAAAGATAGTCCTCACTTTTTGAAGACTATGCGTACCATTCGTAATCTTCGTTCGCCTGCAGTAGGAGCAAACCCATGGGATACTGGATGGATTGAACGACGAATAGCGGAAACATATAATTACGACCATGTCAAATTAAATGTCAAGAAAAATGAATTCTTTAATTCAAATTTCAATTATGTATATGACCATGACTCTATTCATGAAGCAGTCAAGTTAATGGAAAAACCTGCATACACATATTATATGGCAACTGATGCAGAAGTTGAGTGTTCTAGAGAAAAATTCTTTGCATGTGAACAATATATTCGTTTACTCGGAGTTTTAGAAGAGACATATGTTTTGGCTTTAGAACGCTCTCAAATTCCTAATGATTTTAAGGTTGATCCATATAAAAGCTTCTTGATGGCATTAGAAAAGGTTTGTACATCTATTACTAGTGGTTGGTTTAGAGCTTTTGCATGGGAGAACTATGAAATAATTGTACGTATGTATGATGCAGCATATGTAGATAAGTTTAAATATGCATTAAGAACCGGCAAAATTGAGCCATACTCACCTAACATCGGAGAAACACATGAGAACATTAGCTAGTTTACTTGCTTTTGCAATTTACATCACTGGTATTGTCCTTGCAAAAGGCTTCTGGTGGACTTTCGGTGCAATCGTATTACCGCCTATTTCATGGTACATTGCAATTGAACATTTTGTTCGCCACTTTAATTTGTTATAAAAATAAAAGGAAATCAGTTTACTCTGATTTCCTTTTGTGGTATAATTATTCTACCAAAATCAATTGAGTAAATTATTATGCAAAAATATATCCTTAAAAATGGCAAATACAGATTAACTACAATTAAATTTGGACGCACACTCCATGAAAAACTTTTAGACATTGAGCCAGGTAAATATCGCATTGCTATGTGTAATGTGGCTACTAATTTGGAAGTTGAACGCCAACACAATTGTATTATTTTTATTTTAGGAGAATTCAAATATTACTTTGATCTCGACGGTGAATTTTCAATGTTGCTCAAAGGCAACACTCGCCTAAATGAAAACTTTGATGAAAACAATAAGGTTGTAGAATATCTCATGGAATTTTTACAAACACCACAACTTGAACGCATTTGACAATTTAAGTTTACATGTGCTATTATTTGTTTTATAATAGCACTATCAAATAATTTATTGGAAGTATCAAAATGGTTAATTTGTTTCCTGAACCGCAAAAGGTATTTTACCATGGTAGTTGTACTGCCGCAGGAATCAAATCAATGTTACTTCCACCTGAAGCTTCAGGAACACTGTCAGAAAAAGGACGCAATAAAAATCTAGATCGAGTTTTCTTTACTGAAGATCTTGGACTCGCAAAGGTTTACGCAGGTAGAGCTGCGAATTCAATAGGCGGAGAACCTGTTTTATTCCGAGTAGTTGCGCCGGTTGACGTTGTTTGTATGAATGACACTAAAGGAGCTTCAGTTTATCATGCAGCTTGGGCATTTGTAGAGCAAATACAATGAAAGAATTTTTCAAACGTGATGAGTACGGCAACATTGGTCCAGAGTGGTTCCGCTGGGTTGTAACAATTGCCGCATTCTCAACGATTCCATTTTTAATCATATTATTAAAGTGAGTAAATTAAATGAGTTGGTTTAGTGATTTTTTATTTGGCAAAAATACACGTGAAACGATAGAGCCTGCTAAATCTATGTTGGATCCAGTAGATGACAAGTTTCCTTTGAACACCTGGGTCAAATTTGAACACATAGTAGAACAAACTGATGACCTTGTGGCTTTGCGCTTCAACAAACTATTTGCTCGATTTGAAAATTCAACGTATGAGTGGAAAGACAGAGTTTTTGGACGTGACACACGTGTTGAAGTCTTTGCGTGTTCGCCGATATCACAAATTGAATTATTTAGTCTACAAGATGAAACTGGATCGAAATTCAATTTAACACTCACCTTAGATCTATTAGGTAAAACTACAAACGGCGAACATCGCACAGTAGTCAGTGCAAGCATCAAACGTAAGTCCGGAAATAAATCTGAACATGCAGATGTTGACGGCATTAGACACATTTCATCTGTTGCAGAAGCTATTGTATTCATTGAACAATTGATACATGATGGCAAAATCGTTTTGACACCTACTCCTGTAGGTCGATATGAATCATATAGATTCGAGTTTGGTAAGCATTGGAAAAAGGATAACATCATTGTTACATGTTATCCACGTTCAATGACAATTCACACACTCAATGATGATGGCACAATAAACGTTGATAACATAACTACTCGTTTGGTGTTTAACACAGAATCTTTTTATCGTGATGCAAATAATAAATTAAACGAAATCGGCGTTCGTGATGAAACATGGGTAGAAGTCGAATCGCCTGAATCTGAATGGCCTGAAGCGTTTATTGCGACTAAAGCAAAGGAAATATCTGAGCGATTCAAAGAATTATCAGAACATATGGATCATGTATTTGCAATGCATAAACGTATTGCTGATGCGATGCAATCATATGAAGTAGGCTACATTGCTCCTATTAAATGCTTTGATAGCTATACAGCATTTTTGAATATAGCAAAAATGAAATCAGATTTTGAGGACTACGAAGTCGAAAATTACTTACGTAGTATCGGCAAATTTGAACGAGGATAATATGAGCAATCGAGATGGACGTAAGGCTAAACGTAATGCCAAAAACAAATTTTCTACACCTAATAAAATTTGCCCGGTTTGTCAGAACACATTAGACAAATGCGCAGACCATTCTGCGCCTGGTCATGCGCATCACCGATATTGCAAAACGTGCAAATACTCTAATTTTTGAGTTTACTTTAGCAAATGTTAATGATATAATAGTTCTATAACACAGATATGAGGAAGTTATAATGGTATACACACATGTATTTACTCGAGAAAAATTGCAGCATTTAATTGGTGCAATTCAACAAATTTTGTTAAAGAAAGATGAAATCCAATACTGCGTTAGACATGATGAAGTTTTCTTCATGGAATTAGGCAACAATGTATCATTTCGATCGACCGTTGCAGTTTGTAATAATTTTTTCTTAGATCTTCGTCAAGTTGAACTTGATCATGACGTTTTTTCTGTAAGTGATACTGTCTCTGTATATTACTGTTTACCTACTCTGGCAAAATACCTATGCATTAAGTTTGCAAAGAAAACCGAATACGGTGTCAGATTAGAAGAGGCTGCATCATATCCTGTAGGCGGTGAACGTGAATTTGACTATGAACTGGCATCAAGTTGGCGCTATGATTCTGATCGTAAAACTCCAACATTCTGGTTAAACGAACGACGTTGGGAATTTCTTAAATTCGTTAAAGACGAATTAGAACAACTTCTCGAAACAAATGTTTTGGAGCAATTGAAATGACGCCTAGCCAATTATCTGTTTTACAAGAGACTCTACGTTTACTTAAAATTGCTCGGGATAATTTTGGCAATATAGATGCATTATTAGATAAATTAACACATACTATAGCGATTGCTGGTGTATGTGCTACCGCAAAGTTAGATACTCTCAAATTCTACTGCGGAGTTGACGTTAACTCAATCATCAGAAGTTGGCCGGCTCTCAATGGCAACCTCACTGCATATCCTATTGGAGGCCCAGAAGAATATAACCTCAATTACCGATTAGTCTGGAGCAATCCACGACGATTAGAATTTATTAACTATATGATTGAGCAATTAAGCGAAATTGAAACTCAGTCAAAACTGGAAATCCAAGGTGAACAAAATGTCTAACAAAGTTAATGAACTTGCATTTAAAATCATCGAATGGGAATCTTTTGCACAAGAATGCTTTATGGATTACTATTTGCACGATTGTGTGGATTGGGAAGATTGGAAAGATTGGCTAATCAAACAAGGACACATTGAACGAGCAAATGCAATTGGGTATCAAATTTACAATGAAAAGAATCGTTGTATTGATCAAGAATTACTGTTTCGTGTATTTGGTAATGAACATATTGTCTATGAAGATGCCACAATGCCTGTAGTAGAGTATCGAGAAGATCCTGAGCTGTATATGGAACTATGGCGTAAAGATGTATTCTTATGGGCTCAATACCTTGCATCAAACGATGAAGACTATGAACATGTAACCAATTGGATTAACAAATACTATGAAAACACCTAAAATTGAAAATGTTGTAATTAAAATTGTACGTGCAACTGAAAGTTCAGGTAATATTCAATACTTTGTCCGTGCTACACGCACAGACGATGATCAATTATTTGGCAATAACTTAGACTACCACTGTTTTCAAACAGCATATAATGGGCGTATTCGTGATGAAGAAGATTGCATTAATGACGCACTATTTTCTGCAATAATGCTGCTTAAGTTCTTTGGGCACAAAGGCCCTGATTTACAGCTTATAGGCTTTACTGAAGAAAATATGAAAGTGGTAGAAGAAGCTAAACGCTTTTGGAGAGTTACTAAATGAGCATTTACATCGTAACTGAAAAGGAAGAGCGTCACATTGAATTTAACGGACGTAATGGATGGGATTGCACTACTGTTGTAAATGATGTAAAAGTTTTTCTAATGGATTTGGATCAAATCCGCGAACTTTTATCATTTCATACTCATACTGCTGCAGAGTGTGAGGCACTTGTAGCAAACCTAGAAAAAAGCGGCGACTTGGCACACTCATATCTCCAATATGCTGATTCCGAATATTATACATCATATAATATACAACTCATAAATAATGAAATAAGGAGACTATTATGAGTATAGCAGGTGCAGCAAAAACAGTTGTCGATAGCGCTTATGCATTTCGTTTCATTAGATTAATCCAGAAGGATTTTAAGGATTGGAAGGCATTTGAAACAGGCATTATTGATGAAAAAGGTAACGTAATTAAACGCCCTCAAACCGATGAAGAAAAGAGTTCGTATACACCATTTCACGGCGCAGTACGGGCTCTTAAACGTAATTTGTCAAGAGTTCCAGGTGCAACTACTTGGACGTCATTGACAAGTTCATTAGCAGCAATTGGATCTCGATTTGGATTAACTGAATCAGAGATGCGGTTAATTGAATCTGAACTCAGTCCTCTTTTTGAAGATATGGTCGCAGGCGATGCAAATGGTGATCCTACCAGTATTGCTTCAGGTACTACTACTGGTGCCATAGTAAATGCAGGTCCTCAAACAATCGGCAAAAAGAAAAAGAGTTTAGCAGAAGTTTACTATGACAAATAGTATATAATGGAACCAATTGGTTCCATTTGTTTTATGTGAGGAAAGTATGAGTTCTTGGATCGATAATGAATACGCCATAAGAGTATTATCATATGAGCGAAATTACAAGTTAATTCATGGTATGCCTATACGTATAAATTGTTCATGTCCGATTTGTGGTGACTCTCAAAAAGATCGCCTCAAAGCTCGTTTTTGGTATTACCATCATCAAAATACTACATTTGTACATTGCTTTAACTGTGATTACAGTTCTAGATTTGATCGTTTTTTGCAAGAAAAAGATGAAGAAGTGTATCGTGAATACATGATGGAAAAATTTAAAGAGAATGGTAACACAGTAGAACGATCTAAACCAGTCGAGGTTTCAGACAAACTTACAACTACATTTAATGTAATCGAAAAATTAAATTATTCTACAAGAATTGACATGTTGCCTGAAAATCACCCTATTATCAAGTACGTATCTACACGTCGTATTCCTAAAGAAAAATGGCACAGATTATGGTTTACTGATAAATGGCAAGAGCTTTGTAACTCTATTAAGCCAGGTACATTCGAGAACCCAAAACAGGAATTCCGACTAGTGATACCAATCTTCAATAAGAAAGGTGAAATCGAATCATTCCAAGGACGTGCATTAAAGGCATCTAATATCAAATACATGACAATCAAAGCGCATGAACATGCGTCTAAAGTGTATGGCCAAGATACAATCGATGAATCTAAAGATTTTGTATTTGTAATGGAAGGGCCTATTGATAGCTTATTTCTGGAAAACGCTCTTGCAATTACTGGTGGTTCATTGAATTTAGACCAAGTGCCATACCCAGAAAAACGTATTTGGGTCCTCGACAATGAATGCCGCCATCCCGATACCATTAAACGTATGAACAAACTTATTGAAGCAGGCGAACGCGTTTGTTTTTGGGATCAAGCTCCTTGGCAATCTAAAGATGTCAATGACATGGTCGCAAAAGATGGTGCACTGCCTGAGCAGATCCAGCAATACATTCTTGAAAACTCTGAATCTGGGCTCATGGCACAGATTCGTATGACACAATTCAGCAAAATATGAGGTAATTATGGATATTCTAAGTTCATTTACACATTCAAAGGCAGCTATTGAGCAGATTTCTAAAAAGCTATTCAGCATGTTTGAAGAAAATGATTTGTATGGAATCATTTCTCGTTCAAAGTTGGCATATCTCGAAATCCAAGAGCATCAACTTGACAAAAAGCTAGTGGTTATTGAGATCTATGAGCATAGTGCATTATACCCAGAAGTATCATTTGAAGCGCCTAGAAGTACTATACTTGCGTGTGATGAAAGTGTAATCGAATTATGGCACAAGGCTTCATTAGCTATTATTGAAAGCGCCAATGCTGCGAAGGCTCTCAAGTTCTTAAAAGAGTTTCCGGAAAGTGACCATGCACTAGTTCACATAATTATATCAAGTTATGAACGCCTTTCCAAGTTAGGCAAATCGGACAAAGACATAGCAGAGTCTTGTGCAAAACTGATGTCGCAATTAATTCAACAAAAATATTCATCAAAATAAGTTTACTTTTGATAAGACTATTGTTATAATAGTCTTATCAAATAACCTAATGAGTAAAACATCATGGCAAAACTTAAAATCACACAACGACAATACACAATCAAAGCTCCATCTATTCTTGATAAAGTTTTGCCATGGCGTTCTGCAGACATTGTTGAAGTTCTTTGTTTTGATAATACATTTGTATCTGAATCTACTGCATTATACGGTGAAGTCAATCGTGCAATTCTCTGGGGAATAGAGTTTTGTGATATTTCAGTAGTTGAATCGATCAATAGTATTGATGCTGCTGCTAAGGCCTTTGGTAATTTATCTGGACCGCTAATTATCGAAACACAACGTAGTGATATTAAACGAGTATTAATGGTAGAAGTCTTATAAGGCTTCACCATTTATTGCATTTGAAAGTCTTGTACACTTAGTAATTTTGAGGAAAATGAAATGTTAAATTCACGTCTACTTGAAGAAAAACTGCGTATCAAAGCTCGAACTATTCGTGTAGCACGCTTACAAGTAAAAGCACAAATCAGAGAACGCCAAAGCTTGCTGGAATTTGTTACTAATATGCACTATGGGCGTATGGCTGAACGTGATTATTCTACAGCAAAAATTTTAGACCGTAAACGCATCAAAATCCAAAAACAAATTCAGTCTTTGGATAAAGTAGATTATCATTTGGCTCGTGAGCAAGTCAACTTCGGATTAGTCATTCAGCGAATTACAACATTCAACGGTCAATATGGGTCATCTAAGGTTTTTGCTGAAAAATGGTCTCAAGTTCTTTCAGCCGCTCTCGAGCAATTAACTGTTGAAATTCCTTATCGTTTTCGACATTACACATTTAACCAAGGCTGGTAATATGAAAAAATTTTTAAATCGTAAATATGATATCTGTGCAGCTTTTGCATGGATATCGTTTGCCTTAACTGCTGCATTAGCTGAATTGCATTTATATGAAATGGTGTTATTTTATGGCCTACTGGCAGTTATTTCATTTACTTGGATAGACCATTATCGTAAATCGGTAATGCAACCTATGGTATACGGCGCTTGCTCATTTGTTGTCACTATGGTGTCTATGACGGTAATTGAGCAAACTATTGCTGCTGCAATCATGGCAGTTTCTTCACAGCTGGTTGTATTCTTTTTGGTGAAAACTTATGAAAATATTAATTGAATTTGCATCAGATGGAAGTACGATAACATTTACACCGGTAGACCTGGATGTCAAAGCTCTAAATAAGTGTTATTCAGACAATGGTGCATACTATGAATTCTCTGAATTCTCATTTCGTGTGCCAATCTTGGAACTAGCTGATCATCAAGATCGTATTTTAGATATAGGCTATTGGCCGCATTTTGATGGATTTTCTAAAGTAATATTAATCGATGACATCAATAATGTGGAATTCGAATTCGAATATCCTGAAATCTTGTCATCCTCAACGAGTATATCAAAGACATATGTTTACATTTCACTTAAAGGTGCTGCATGATGACTCCATTTGAAGTTAAAGAACAAGCAAATAAAGAGATTCAAGCTCGTGCTCGTACATTTATTGATTTGGCAATTGAAGCTATTGCTGAATTAACAAAACATGCTGAACTTGATGAGTACCCAGTGCCTCATTTTGTGCAGTCATACCGTGGTTTTCATCTTGATGTAATTCCATTTGAAAATACATATTGGGTTGACAATCCTAACTATGTGCCAAACCAAACTAGTGAATTCTACCGTCGTCCAGAAAATATTGAAAAACAAGCAGGCTTCTCGCAAATCCAGAAATCTGACAAGGTCGTAAATTTACAATTAGTTGAAGTACAAGACTCTTGGGATGACTACAGAGGCGATCCTGAAACTTGGAACATAAGCCTAATTCCAGAAGAGTTATTTTGGCACGGCACTAAAGAACAAATCTTGAAACTCTTTGAAGATCGATTTAAAGAACAGATTGATCGCCAAATTGAAAATGAGTTCCAAAGCAAATGGTCTCAGTTGTTCTACTACTTTACTCCAGAAGAATTGATCAAATCTGCAGAAGCAATGAAAGCTGTTCGTGAAGGCGATCCTGAGCAACCTTGGAACTCTGTTGCGTTTGAGCGTTATTTAGACATGATGCGAGATAAATATGCTATTAACACCTAATCAACTCGATACTGTACTAATACAATGGTGCAAATTGTTTAATGTGTCATACACAAATATGCATGATGAAGCATTTTGTGTTCGGCACATAAACGGTGAATGGCTCTATCTTTGGTACAACGATGATGAAAACTTAGCATCAGAATTTATCAAACAGTTAGAAAACTTATTAAATTTAAATGTTTTAGAAATTATCAAAGGCTGATTTTAGTTACACGCTTTAAAAATTCTTTGTTATAATTACCTTATCAAATTTACTACCCAATCTTTTGGAGAAATACACATGGCACATTTCAATCAATGCTCGCAGTTAGTTGATGGTATCGATGCAGCTCGTCAAGTTGCAGAAGATTTACGGTTTAATGGCGAACAATATCTCGATTCAATGCTCGATATGCAAAAAGGTTTACAAACAAAATTGGCAATCGAAAAGCCAGAAATGAATTTGAATCCAAATGAAATCGATACTGCAGGTAAAACGGTTGATTGGCTTCGTACTCAATGGGATTGCATGAGCGATGAATTCCGCGAATTGCTTACTTCTCTTGGTGGTATGTCAAATGGCGAAAAAGATGCATCAGGTGTTTGGAAAGCATGGAAAGCAAATAACCTTGAAAAACGTGCAACTCTTATCAAAGATTTGAGTCCTGAAGATCAACTCGAAATCAAATTCGAATTAATTGATATGTGGCATTTCTTCTTGAATATGAACGTTGCACTTGGACTTCGCTCTGAAGAGATCTTCGAGTTGTATTACTTGAAAAACAAAGAAAACTTTGATCGCCAGAACAATGGCTATTAATCGTCTTTGTACTACGGAAGAATTCTTCCGTAGTCATTCTATTGATGAATGCAATAGAATAATCGAAGGTTCTAAACAATCTGGCCATAATTTCTACAGCCTAAAGGATAAAACATATTGGCCAAAGAGCGCTGGTAGTAAAAACGATATATGCTGTATATCGCTATCGATGTTGGTCAAAGGTAAAAATGAAAATGGGAATTATGTTATTATGTAATATTTCATCAAAAAGGTGCTCAATGAGCACCTTTTGTTGTTTACAACACATGTATATTGTAGTATAATTAAACCTATCATCCAATGAGTAAATCATTATGAAATTCTATAAAGTAAATAGACGTGAAATTTATGGCAAACGAATCGGAAATTCATTAGCAGATGTACATCGTTCAAGCCCTATTTTCAAAGCAGAATATGTAAAAATAGATGATGAGCTCAATGTGTTTTCTATACATGGGCTGCCAATTTGGCGAGACCGTTTTTCATATCACCAAATGCTGCAATTACAGTTATGTCGTAAAGATTTAGAATTATTTGTTGAATGCGAAGACCCAGGCAAGAAACAGGTTTCTAATATCAAGTATCAAGTAGTTACTCGAGATTATGATGGCTGCTCAGTTGTTGAAACACATGATTCGGTTAAAGCTGCAACAGAACGTTGTGGCTATCTTAATGAGGTGTCTCCAGAGTACCATGAAGTACATGTTGAATTTGATTATGAGTGGGAGAATTAAAATGAGCAAGATCAAAACCATGGCAGAATCTGACGCATTAGCACAAGTACTTTCTAGCGAAGAAGGTAGAACAATTTTTGATACAGTTGTCCAATCAGAAATTAATGCAGAAATCATCCAAAAGATCGTAGATACACAACCAATTAACTCGGATGCCTTTGAAAAGGCATTTGGCCAACCAGTAGTTCTTTGTGTTGATGATGCACCTGAACCTCCAGATATTCATTTGCTGAAACGTTTAGTTTGTCATGTTCCAATCCCTGAACTGTTACCTAAACATTGGGAACCTAAAGGCGAATATTTAGAAGTATCATGTGGTAAAGATCACACGTATATGGAAAAAATTATTCCACGTTCGGAATTGAAATCTCACATCTCTAGCGGATGGCGAATCACTCGCCTTACAAAGGTTAGCCGTGGACTTGTTTACAAGAAATGGTCTAATGCAATCCAGGCGATGGAGAATACTGATGCAGTTTAAATTATTCGGCAAAACATATAGAATATCGCGTGTAAATGAAGCTGAAACACAGATTGAAGAAAATTCATTAGATCTTCCAAGGGTTCCTAAATGCAATTGCAATTTGCCAGATATTGAACCCGGGATGTATGTAAAGTTTTTAGTAAATCGTGATGCAGTCGGCATCAAAGCTGGTGATGTACGTAAAGTTGAAACTGTATGTGGCGATCTGATTATTACAGAAGGTGAACCAGACAAAGCATATGGCTGGCTGCCTAATTTTGGTATTCACAAATCATATTTGATGCCAATGAAAAAATGTGAATAAAGCAGTTTACTTCAACAAAAACAATTGATATAATAGTCTTATCAAATCTAATAACGGATTTGATAATTGAGGAAATTACAATGCAAATATTTTTATCACACTTTGATGCTTCGCAATTTGTTTTAAATGGTAATCATTTAGTCAATGAAGCTAATGGCATCAGCATTCTTGTAATGCCTGAAGATAATTCATTTGCATTGTATCAAAACAATGAGTTTGTAAAGGCCGAAAATGAATCTGGTCTTGAAGAACTCGTAAATCAAGTAATCAAATCATTTATTAAAACACGTCATTCATTTGAATCTATCTAAGGAAGCTAATTATGGCTAAGCAAAAAACTGCACAAGTTGAAATCCAAACTTCTAAAACTGGCAAACTTCGTGATCCACAAGGTTTAATGAAGCTTGCTTTAAAACTCGGACAAATTCGTTCTCGCCGTATTGCAGGTGAAGCTAAGTAAATAAAAGTTAAATGATATAAATGGCACCGAATGGTGCCATTTTTGTGAGGTAATATGACATATTTTGAAGTACGCAGAGCTCTAAACATAGAGCTTTCAAATCATTTTTCTGCTGAAGAATTAGCCGATGATAAAATGAAACAAATCATCGAATTATTGGCAGTAGCCTTAGCGTACTCACTAAAGTAGAGGTAATTATGAAATACGCTGGCATTGGATCTCGTAGAACGCCTATGGATGTTCTAGCCAAACTCAGAGAAGTTGCAAAACATTTAGAACTTGCAGGTCACGTTTGTCACACAGGCGGAGCTTTAGGCGCAGACAAAGCATTTATTGATGGAGCTCCTGAAACAACTGTGCTTTGGTTGCCTTGGCAAGGCTACAATGGATATTATTCTAATACACCAGAATTACGTCAGAGACATATTGATTTTGCAGCCAAATATCATCCAAACTGGAAAGCTTGTAAATTCTCTGCTCGCAAAATGCATGGCAGAAATGCTCAAATTACACTCGGTGATAATCTTGATGAGCCAGCCGATTTTATTGTTTGTTGGACACCAGATGCAAAAATTGAAGGTGGTACTGGTATGGCTTTAAGAATTGCAATCGATTATGATATTCCAGTTTTCAATCTAGGTGCTAAACGTGGTGCAGATAAAGTAATTGAAGAGCTCTATAATTATATCTCATAAAGGGTTTACTTTATACTAGAGATGTGGTATAATTGCTCTATCATCTACCATGGAGTTTCTAATGGTAAGACAATTTATTTCGTTTGTCATGACAGTAATGATTGTTATGATTCTGTTCATAACACCGGATCTTAAGTGCACATTAGCTGCAGCCGCAATATGCTTATCCGTATTTGTGGCTGTAAATATAATTTTAGATAAATCGGATTCAGTAAAATGGTAATGTATGCTCTATCTGTGACTATTGCATTTATGATATTTTCTGTAGCAGGAAATGTAATTGTGCACATTAAATATCAAAATGGGTTTGATCATTTTGATAGCTTTGACAAAAAGGTTTATTGGGCTGTGCTTTTAATTGCATCATTCGCATGGATGGTTGCAGGCCCTATTGCAATAGTTGCTCTTGTAATTTATTTACTAAATAAGTTTACAACTCGAATTTCCCATGGTATAATTAACCTTATCAACAAACGTAAACATAAGTGAGACAAAACATGAAATCTTTAAAAACTGCATTAGTAATCGCTTTAGCTGCCTCAACTATGATTGGTTGTTCAAAAGTAATGGATAGCGAAGTGGCTATTTCTGAAAATCGTTTCACTGGTGGAATCAGTGATAAGGTATTAACTCAAGGTCTTCATCAATTTGCAACACAGAAAATTATTCCCGTGTCAAAGCGAAATCTTGTTTTGCCAACAATCGTTGCAACTCCTATTGTTCAAGAAAAAATTGCAATGAAAAGCTTTCAAATGAAAGTAAACTATGGCATTGTACCTGAAAATGCTGCAATTGCATACAAAACTGAAAAAGCACAAAACATGACCACCAAAGATGGCGACGTATATCTTCTTGGGTACTATGTTGAATATCTTGCAAAAGCAGCAATTAATGATGTTGTTTCACAATACCGAGCGTTAGAAGTCAATGACAATCGTTCTAAAATTGAAACTGAAATTCGCGATGCAATCAACAAAAAGCTTGATGCTTCAGGTAAATCGAAGTTTGTTCGAGTAAATGAAATTTCAGTAATTGATATTCAGCCGCCATCTCAAATTACTGAATCTTCTGCTGCAATCTTGAAATCTGAACAAGATCTCAAAACACGCAAAAACGAACTTGAAGTAGCGAAAGTTGAACAAGAAAAAATGAAAGTATTAGCTCAGCAAGCTGACGCTCAATATGTAAACTTGCTAAATGCACAAGCTCGAGTTACAGAAGCAGAAGCGTTGAAAATCGCTGCCTCTAAAGGTAATGTGTCTACAATCATCGTACCGCACAATTTTCAAAGTTTAGGTAATGTTTCTAAATAAAACTATTTACATGATAGAACTGTTATGATATAATGGTTCTATCAAATCAAACAACATAAGGATTTCACCATGGATTTAGCTAATGTTATCGCAACTCGTCCTGAAGGTACTGTTGTAATCGCCGTTGTAGAATCTGAAGAAATGTATTCATACTTTGATGATGCAGGTAATATCTGGACACAAGACGATGAACAATGGGAATCTAACCATGGCTGGAGCCCTGAAGATTCGATCGAATCACTGTCTGAAAATGATTTAGAAGTTAAAGTAATTTTTGATATTCGCGGAGAATAACATGTCTTACAAAACATTCTCTCGCATAGTTTTAATAAGCGCAATAGTTATATTTTTAGGCATAGCTGAATATAATTTCTGGCAAAATGGAGGCTATGCAAAATATGAAACACGGGTAACCGCTTCAGGAATAGTATCAGGCAAATATGAAACAGATTACGCCTGTGGATCAAAAGGACGATATACATGTTATGCTCGGTACTTAACAATCGATGGCGTAAATCAAGAAGTTGATCTTGGTACATTTACTTCAGCATATAACGGCCAACATATAACGTTGACGAGAGAAGTGAGAGTAAACGATTCTGGGTGGAATGTATTGTGTATTGGCATACACACTATTATGTGGGTATTAGCTGCATGTATACTCATACTAGTATTTGGGCAATTCATTTATTGGTCGGTAGAGTTATCAGATAAAATTTCATTAAAAACTTTTTATCGAAACATTTGGATAGGTGGAAAATAATATGAAGAAGAAATGTATTCTTTTAATTGATTCACTAAAAAACATACAAAACAACGTTAAAAGTGAACTTAAATTGCTCGATAGCAAAATTGCTAAAATTCATCGTACTATGTATAATGAACGTAAATGGAGAATTCGTAATAATAGACCGCTAGGTGCCAAAGATAAAGCTCGTGAAAATGAGGTACAACAAGCTAAAGAATCGCTTGAACTTCTAGCAAGTACATTTAGACACCATATAAGAAGTTACGGTGATGCTATTTGTCGAATTCGTGAAGTTAAACGAGGTAACTCAAAGAAAAATGTTGATGACATTATCTTAAATCTGTTTACTTCGTTATAAAAGTATGGTATAATGGTCTTATCAAATCTAATAATTGATTTGAAATTAAATGAGTAAATTACTATGAACATCTTAGATTTAATCGAATTCTTTCCTAAAGCTTCAACTATCCATACAGCATTTTGCAATGAGTTTGATATTGCTCCTCATGCTTTAGAAACTTTTAGCACTTACTATATTGAAAGCTTATCATTTAAAGATGGCTGCCCGATAATTCGTGCATATACGATTTATTCTACCTGGTGCAATAGTGAAATGCGCACAGTTTATCATATCTTTGGATGGACGGTTTCGAAAAATCGTATAGAAATTGACGATGAGCCTTTAAATGCAAATCGTTTTACAGGATTTGACTTTGCTCTTTCATATTTGATGAATCGAGTTCAAGTTTCAGAATTAAAAAATTAAAATAAATTGCACAAAAGGAGTATACATCATACTCCTTTTGTGGTATAATGGTCTTATCAAATCTAATAATTGATTTGAAATTGAGGAAATTATTATGCTAAACATCCAATTACCTTCAGTTGAACAAATCGTAGATCAATTTCACATCGATTTCAATATCACCGATGGCAACTTCAATTACAAATCATCCTTTGTAACATCTGCAACTCCTAACCGATTAACTGCTAATGGCTTTAATGATGGCTGGGAATTACGTATGCTAACTGTTTATTCAGTTTTTGATGCGGATATTGATGCAATTCAATATGTAATTTGGGGCTCTTCTGTTGACACAAGTACAATGGATATTACAATTGATGATGAACCATTTTTCGATCAATCATTCGATTCATTAGAGCAAGCATTACGTGCATTAAATTATGAAGTAAATGCATATAAAATTCACTAATTAGTTTACATGATAGAGCTGTTATGATATAATAGTTCTATCAAATCAATCACAATGAGTAAATTGTTATGAACATCATATTTCCTTCACATATCGCAGTAGAAAACGCAATTGGCGCAGAGTTTTACGTAATTAGCTGCCCTAAGCTAAATCGTTTGTATTACAAAGGTGCCTTTGTTAATTCTGATTCAAATTGGGAAGTCCAAGGTTTCGCCTTATACAATTACTACGATGAAGACCTAGGTGAAACAATCTATATGTGCGTAGAATTCTCTTATGACACCGAAAATGAAGTTTTTGAATTTAAAGAATTCATTGAGCCAGGTGGTCATGATGATATTGATGAAGCCGAAGAATATTTACAATCACTATATAATGTGAAATTAGTGTAAAAGGCAATTTACATTGCGATAAGACTATGGTATAATAGTCTTATCAAATCAAACAACACATTGAGTAAATTAATATGCGTTCATTAAACAATTTCAAAAACACTGTTCCAAATTTTGTTAAGAATCACCTTGGCGCCATTGAATTGGTTCAAATTATGGAATTTCCGGACCATTTCCTTATTATGACGTTTGACGCTTTAGAAGAAGAGTACACTGTAACTTCAGTAAACAAACGTGAAAATGATGACCAATATGAATCTGAATTGTTCAATGGGTATTCTGAAAAAATAACTCTTGGCGAATACGAAGAAGAAGTCGAAGATGAAACGATTGATCTTGAAGTTATTACATCGTTTGAAGATTATGCAATATATCGTTTTGCATTAGAACTCGGTATCGAAGGAATTTAATTAAACTAATAAACTGTTTACATCTTGATAGGACTATAGTATAATAGTTCTATCAAATCTAATAACAGATTTGAAATTTGAGGAAATTAAAAATGAAAGCATCAATTACTAAAATCCCTGAAGGCACTACTGTTGTTTCACAACTTAACGGCGAATTTTACTTCTATAAACCTATTGAAGGTGAAATCGTTACACCTGAAGGACATCAAGCACCATGTTCAATGGTATGGTGCACTGATGAAAATGGAGGATGCTGGGAATACTCTTACCTTGACATTTCAAAAATCGAAATAAAATAAAACAAAGGAGCTTTAAGCTCCTTTTGTGGCAAAAATAAAAAGAAAATTATTTACTTCTGCTTTTTATTGTGGTATAATAGTTCTATCAACACGTTAAACTAATTGAGTAAAACATTATGAATATTTTTCATTTTGACACAAATCCAGCTAAATCTGCACAATATCATTGTGACAAACATGTTGTTAAAATGTGTGTCGAATATTGTCAAATTCTTTCTACTGTTTCTCGTTTAAACGGCTGTGATCAGGAAATTCTTTATAAAGCAACTCATAAAAATCACCCATGTGTTGTATGGACTATGCAATCTCGCCAAAACTACGAGTTCCTCCTTGATCTAGTTATCGAGTTATTTGGTGAATATACATACCGCTATGGCAAAGTTCATGCTAGTTCACGAGTTATCCCTGCATTAATTGACAATATTTCAAAAATTCCATTAGGTGCAAATAAACTTACACCATTCGTCGCAGTAATGCCAGGTCGTATTCTTCATACTAATGTAATTAACGAGTACCGATCACTTTATAAAAATGAAAAAGCACACATGGCAAAATGGACCGGTCGTGGTATTCCATTCTTTATGAAATAAAAACTATTTACATAGGTGCCATTATGTAGTATAATGGCACTAACAGAAATTAATGAGTAAAATATCATGCCATTACCAAATTTTATAGCACTTCGTAAATTCCTTGGTACTAATTATGATGAGCTGCACGCAACTCTCCTTGTAAAAGGCTTCATCAGAGACATTGATCAATCATCAGGTGTTCTAGATCAAATTCTATTTAGAGGTAAATTTACTTGTTCTGAGGTGTTATCTTCACATAGGTTTCCGGTAAAAGTCCAATATCTTGCAATTGCTGCAGCTGTTGAAGAAATGGAAGCCAAAGGCATACAGTTACCAAAACATGGCATTGCATCTAAATGTACTACATGTTCAAAATGTAAATCCGAACGTGCTCTATTGGAGACGTATCAATGAAAGTTTATTTAGTCGTCGCACGCATTGATGATTATTATACAAGCATAACGCCAATGGGCATCCATAACACATATGATGAAGCTTTAGATAGTGCATATAACGCATTCAAAAATGTTCAATTTGCCGAAAACAATCGATATACAGGTTGGATTTTTGATTCTAATTTGATTTCAAAGGACCAACAGCCTAAAGTAGTTCAATTACACGGCAAAAGGCATAATCAATGCGCATCGTATGAAGTTGACATTGCAATTATCGAATATGAATTAGGAGAAGCTCAATGAAATGGCACCCTTCGATTCCTCACACAATACGATGCGCATTTTTAGCAGCTATAGTTGCATTACTTTTGACGGCGATAATTGTGGTGCCACTGAAAGTTGTGGTACCACTCTTGCCTGAATCAGTACCCTTATCATTGTATTCGATAATTGTAGTGGTTGTATTGGCTTGTTTACTTTGTATTGACGAAAACTCGGAGTTATAATGTTTGTACTTACTCACAATGGCATTCAATATCAATACCATACACATGTTAGGCTTATTGCAAAATTAGGTGGTCTTAAAGCAATTGAAGCCAAATTACAGACACCTCTTATGTGTGGTGAACAGTATTATCTTAAGCATATTGTGTATATTGCTAATCAATTTAAGGATAAACTAAATGCAAACTTTAGCTGAAATTAAGCAAGAGCTTGAACAAGAAAAGGCTGAACAATTTGGCAATCTTGAACAACGTGCAATTGAAAGCGATCCTCTCTGGCTTCTAGATGAAAATGGGGAGCCTATTCCAGAACGTGTAGAATCTACAGCTAAAATGATAATTCGAAGACAGATATGCCAAGTTTTGCGTAAACAAAAAAGTACAGCTGAAGAGCTCAAGTTTTATCGTGAATTCTTTAAGCAAACGATTTACGGTGTACCTGTTGAATTGCCTATCAACAATCAGTATTTGATTAATTTACAAAAATCTGATGCTTTGCGAATCTTGCTTAAAGAAGGATTTGTTAAAATGAAACGTAGACGCGGACGAACTATTTCACGAAGTCGTTTCAATTTTGGTTGGAAGCCTTGCGGTACATATCAAACATACTTAGTCATCAGGTAAACCAAAATGAAAGCATTTAAACCTGAACGAATTATACTTGCAACCATTGCAGCGTTAATTTCATTATTTGGAGCATTTGGTGTTTTATCAATTGCTCATAAAATTTACACCACATTAGGCGCTCAATTTCCTGCAGATACTGCATTTGCAATTTACTGCATAAGCGCCTTTGTACTTAGTTGGATTGTTACACGTATTTTTGAAGATTATAAAGGTGATGATTGACATGCGTTTTTAAAGCTTTTTTTAATTTTATTTATATTCTTTGATGTAAAGCACAGATTAGTAATTGATCTATTAATAAATATTTACGGAGACGATTATGTCACTAACATTAACTCAAGAGCAAGTAGATTTCTTAGCAATTAGTATTGGAAATGCAAGAAGTTTGATGGATGCAGTACATGCGTATGACTCAGAAGAGTACCATGCACTAGGTGTTGCAAACAATATTCTTGATGGCTTTTCAGTTCAAGAGGCTAAAGAAGTCTATAAGGAACAATACAATGACTAAACAAAAAGGTGAAGTTACCGATAACTTCAAGAAAAATCCTAAAGCAACATTAAGTTTTGCTGCGATTGCTTTAGCAGGCGTAGCTGCAGTAGTTGGCGTTTTGACTGGATCCGTTGAACCAGAACAAGCGATGACATTAGTAACTAAATTACTTAATGCGTTGATGCTAGGTGTTTAACACATAACCCGAGGTAATCATGATTAAACAATATGTAAATTACGATTTGCTTGATGCTTTTGAGCATAATGACTTTGATGCAATAGTACATGGCTGCAACTGTTTTCATACGATGGGTGCAGGTATTGCTGGTGCTATTGCAAAAAGATTTCCTGTAGCTGTTGAAGCAGACAAGAAAACTGAGTATGGCGATTGGAGCAAGCTCGGCGATGTGAGCATCGCCACAACTGTTAATGGTGACATCATTAATGCATATACTCAATATCGTCCTGGTAAATGCCCAACACATCAGCTATATGAAAATATACGTGCAGCATTCACGTTAATTAATAGCAAATATGCTGGCAAATCTTTAGGAATTCCTAAAATCGGAGCAGGTATTGCAGGTGGAAATTGGCAAGAAATTGCTGAGATCATCAATGACGTGACGCCAGATGTCAAAATTTATGTATTATACATATAACAAAAGGAGCCAAATGGCTCCTTTATTTTTCTCTCAAGATACATCAAACAAATCTAATTTCGGCGCGAAGCGCCGGCTGCGCAGCTATACTTCTCCGACCAAATAGATAAATTTAGAGCGGTGAACCGGTAGAACCATTATAACATACAAATTTCATAAAGCAAGTGGATTATGCAAAATTAATCTATTTATATGATCATTTTTTAATCTCATAGATGTTTACTTTGGCAACAATATTTGATACTATAGTTCTATCAAATAAATGAGCAAATTGTTATGATTTACGTACTATTTGTCATTTTAGTACTTTTTATTATTTTAGCATATCGATTCATTAATTATCGAGTTAAAAATAAATTTGGAGCCTTTAAATGATTTCATCACTTAAAATTGCTGAATGTTATGTAAACAAAGCAAAAAATGCAAAGGCTCGCGGTATTAAATTTGACATGTCATTAATTGCTTTTGCGAATATCAAATGCCAAGAAGTTTGTGCATATTCTGGGCTACCTTTTGATGATTCGCTAAATGGCTCTCTTTCTTTAGAACGTATTGATAATTCTATTGGCTATATCGACGGCAATGTAATTCCGGTACGTCGTGAATTCAACACATTACGTGGTAATCTTACTCTTGATACTATACACGCTCGTATTGAACAGTTGAATTCAATTGTAATTTCTAAAGAAGCTAAAATTGTGCACCATCAAACAGCTATGGCATCAGAATTTACATTAGCTGGTCTGAAAGAGATTACATCTAGTTCACCTAAAGTATTTAACAAGCCTAAGCTCAACATTAAGCATTTGCCACGTTGGAAAAAGTATGTAGATACTTTAGCAAATACACAACGTGCACTAGAATCACGTATGGCATTAATTGCTGAAACTGAACTATTAATTATAGGCAAGAAAGGTACACCGCCAGGCAAAAATAAATTAAAGAATTTGCGCAAATTGCTAAATACTCATACTACTAAGGCTGATGCGTTAAAACTTGCTATCGATGGAGCAGAAAAGGCATTAGAAAAGTTTTATAAAAACTGTTGCAAGACTAGTGATGGGCAACCGTTGAATATTCAACTGCCAAAGATAGTAGTTGAAAAGCCATCCAACACCTCATTTCATGTAGCCCAGATCGAACTTCTACGTCGAGAGATTAAAGAACATTCTACTGCAATTCTAAATTTAAAAACTATCATTGCTCCAGCGCTAATTAAATTCAGAGACCTATCCGATGCAAATAAAGAACGTATTCGTTTAGGATTACCTATCAACACTACAACCTACGCTTTGCTAAAACATAAAGTAGGTTATAATTGTCTTATTTACAAGATTTGAGGAACCTGCTATGGAAATCATGTTTTTACTATTTCTTCTGGTAGGCGTAGGTATTACATTGCTTCACTACGCCAATGAATCTCAGGCAAATAAAGCAAAATTTAACAATTTGTGGGCGGAGTATGATGCATTAATTCATGTAAATCAGGCGATATCTAAAGAACATCAACTCGTTGCAAAAGAACTTAAGCTCATCAAGGCGGAATACTTGCGCCTGAAGAATTCTAAACCTCAACCGTCCAATACTGAAATTACACACAATTTTACAAAATCTGAATTACAGCGTATTCGTTTTTCTGTGCACCCAGATAAGCACCAAGGCAAAACTGCGCAGTTATTCATCAAAGTCAATGATATGTTGGAGAAAATGAAGTGATTGCAGGATATACTATTTTTTACAAAGACAAAGATGGGTTTGAATTGCCTTTAACTGAATTAGGTGTTTTCAAAATCTATCCTAATGAACGAATTGCGAAAACTGCGATGCAAGAACTTGCAGACAGTATTACAAATATTCTACATCCTATTAAAACATTTAAGGCAAAACGAACGGCATTTTTAGGAATCAAAGTAGTGGAAGAAGTTGAAGCGCCAAAATTGCCTGAATACGCACGTGATGAATTGACTCGACAATTGAAAACTATGTTTGTAAAACAAGTGAAAGTAGCTTAATGCTTTCAAGTTAATGTAATATAATTTTTAAAAGTTTTTAGGTCAAATATTATGAATGATTTGAAATTGGAAGATTTAAATGAAGGCCAACGTGCTGCATTTGATGCGGTCATGAATGTCATTTCATCCAAATCTATGATGGCGACATCTTCACATGATGATGGTCCTTTACCGCACATCACAATCAATGGCCCTGCTGGTACAGGTAAAACTACATTAACCAAGTTCCTTATTAGTCATTTAATTGCAAAAGGCGAAAAGGGTGTAATGCTTGCAGCTCCTACTCACCAAGCAAAGAAAGTACTATCAAACCTTTCAGGTATGGATGCTTCAACTATTCATTCATTGTTAAAAATTAACCCTACTACATATGAAGATTCTACAGTCTTCCAGCAGTCAGATACACCAGACCTATCGGAGTGTCGAGTGTTAATTTGCGATGAAGTCTCAATGTATGATCGCGAATTATTTCGGATTTTGATGGCATCTATTCCGCCATGGTGCACTGTCATTGGATTAGGCGATATTGCTCAGATTCGCCCAGTAGCTCCAAATAGCAATGTGCCCGAATTGTCAGCGTTCTTCTTCAATGACAAGTTTCAACAAGTTTCATTGACTGAAGTTATGCGTTCTAATGCACCGATCATTGAAGTAGCAACTGAAATTCGTCAAGGTGGTTGGATTCGTGAAAATATCCGAGACGGCAATGGTGTTCATTCAATGGTTAGACAAGGCGGCGGATCAGTAGCTGCGTTTTTAACAAAGTACTTTGAAATCGTCAAAGATCCTGATGACCTATTCGATAATCGAATGTTAGCGTTTACAAACAAATCGGTAAATGATTTGAATAACATCATTCGTAAAAAGTTATATCAAACCACTGAGCCATATATCGTTAATGAAGTTCTTGTTATGCAAGAGCCACTAATTCGAAGTCACACATTCGAAGGCAAGACTTTTTCTGAAATCATTTTCAACAACGGTGAATTAGTCAGAATTGTTAATTGTCGACGCAAAGATGTCAACTTGTTTATTAAAGGTTTTAAAGGTTCTGATTCTATCAATGTATGGGAACTTGAAATACGTGGTGTAGATTCTGTTGCAAGTGATGTGATACGTGTTATCCATGACGAACAAGAAATGAATAAATTCCAATACTTTATGTCGAAATCTGCAGGCGAATTTAAAAATGCACGTGATCGTCGTCCAAACTGGAAAGGGTGGTGGGATTTACGTAGTCAGTTCCATAAAGTCAAACCTTTGCCATGTGGCACTATTCACAAATCTCAAGGTTCTACTTTAGATAACGTATTTTTATTTACGCCGTGTATTCATCGTGCTGATCCTGCATTAGCTCAGCAATTATTATATGTTGGAGCAACACGTGCTAAAAACAATGTGTATTTTGTTTAATGGTTTACTTTAGGATAGGCTTATGTTATAATAGGCCTATCAACCGGGAGTTATGAAATGAACCTACCATATGAAGCATTAGTCAGAATAATGGATCTTATTCGATGGGTAATCGATAATGGGCGTGATCAAAACGATTTTACACGAAATGTATTTTATGCATATCAGCCGTTTTATAATCTTGGCGCGACGCTAGCATTTTGTGAGGACCAAGCTACTGTAACAATTCCATTTGCATTAGCGATGGATATTAACTCAGTAGTTCTCGCACATTCATTAGCATGGGAAACATACAATGACAATTGATGTAGTTTATATTAAGCCGAGCATCGCAATGCAATTACATGACATCGCTGATGAATTAGAACAATTTTTCATTGGGCAATTTGGTATAAAGAAGTATCAAAGCAGCATGTATATTAGCATGGGAATTCGTGTCCATGATTGGATTGAACGTTTCAAACAATCAATGACAGAACGTGTTTCAGACATTAGTGTAATTAATGTTCTTATTAGTGAACCAATAGATGTTGTAATTACAACTCGACAGCTCCATGAATTGGCTGATCTTATTAAACGGCGTGCAATTATAGTGGAGAAACTAACAAATGTCTAAAACCATTAATATTCCAGTAGAACAAGCTAAAATTTTAACAGATTTGCTTAGACAAATTAATGTCGATTCGTTTGTGTCTGTATACAATCGTATGACAAAGGAAGAAAGAGCCGCTTTGACTGGGCGGTATATGGAAGTTCTTACTCAACCGTCGTTATCCTTTACGATCAAAAATATTTGCAACACATTTGATAATGAAGGCTTATCAACAGTCTCTTGGCTAAACGATTTATGTGAATATATTAGTGATGCTGCAATATCGGTGATCAAAATCGATTTATACACATTAAGGCTTACTAAACAACTTTTAGAAGATTGGAGAACTATCAATGGCGAAGTATAATGACTTTATTATTGACTTGGAAACTTTAGGCAACAAACCTGATTGTATTGTTGTAGATTTATCAGTCTTGGTTTTCGACCCAGATCCTACTGTGGTACAATCATTAGACGAACTTATTGCAAATGGGCGCCGGTTTAAATTAAACCTTCAATCTCAAAAGGGGATCAGAAGTACTACTCCTTCAACTGTTAAGTGGTGGTCTGAACAATCTCCTGAGGCTAAGAAAAACTTATTAGCTTCACCTGAAGATTTAACAGTAGAAGAAGCAATTACACAAGTTTTAGATTTTCTTAAAAGGAGTAACATCAATCAATGGAAATCTCAAGGCTGGTGTCGTGGAATGTCATTTGACTTCCCAATTTTTGTTGATATGATTCGCCAAGCATTTAAAACTAATGACACCGATAAACTCGAACCAATCAAGTTTCATTGTCAACGTGATATTCGAACTGCAATTGAGGCATATTCTCTTGTTCGTGGAATGACTAAGACTCCTCTTCGCAAAGGAGTTCTTGATGGATTCGTGCACCATGACTCAATCCATGATTGCGCAAAGGATGTAATTATGCTTAAGACTGCGCAGCGTTATGCCCTTCAATTAGAAGATATGCCAGAAAAGGACGATGTAGATCCACAAACAACTTAATTTTTTTTTTTTTGGCCTAGATGTTTACATCTAGGCCATTTGATGTTATAATAGTCATATCAAATCATTAATCAAATTGAGGAAATTATCATGTCAAACAAAGCTCTTATCGCAAAAATCAACAAAATGCCTAAACCTACAAACACAACTGCAATCTCTCGTGCAGAGTTTGACGCAATCCTCACAAATCCTGAATTGACTGTAGTTGAAAAGCATTTTCACAATCATCTTGAAACTAATGTGGTTCTTTTCGTTATCAAAGACAATGAAATCGATTATGTTGCGGTAATGGAAGTTACTTCTGAAGGTACTCGAATTTACAAAGAGGTATAAAAATGAAAGGTTTCGAAAAGAACGTGTATTATCGTTTAATTAATGCAGCAGGTCTTCGTATGGAAGACATCGATTCAACTTTGCATTATGAACCATTGGCAAATTGGATTAATGATGAAGGCGGTGTAATGAAAGTCTTAGATGTTTCAGAGACAGGTAATGCACTAACTATTCGAGTTGGACAGACCACCGAGCCGTACTATATTCATTCATCTTGCTTGAAATACTTTGTGCCATTAGAACCTGTAGCTGTTGAATCTGCAATTATTCCGCCTGTTAAACCTGCAAAGTCAGAAGTTGTAGATAATATTATTCAGTTTCCACGTAAAGGCACTCTCATGATTGGTGATCCACCTACATCATGGGATCATTTGCGTCCACATATAACAAATGAAAAGAATCATGCGATAAAGGCCACTCAACCTCATGATTATAATCTGCCACTGCCAACTTATAGTGCCACCATAGGAATGCATCCACGTATCTGTGCATAAAGCTATAAATACTTTCTTTAAAGAGAAAGTATTATGGACGTTAAACCATTTTTTGATGCTGCTCGTGAACTTGCGGGCGGCAGACTCACCCAAGCACAAGTTGATGAATTAAACAAAGTTGTTAATCGCCTAGTACCAGATGATGTAGATATTTCTGATCTTGGTGTAGATTTGATTCGCCAATTTGAAGGCTTGAGAACTAGAGCTTATCAAGATAGTGTAGGCATCTGGACTATTGGCTATGGCACAATTAGATACCCTAATGGTGTTGCAGTTAAGGCTGGAGATGTTTGCACAGAAGAACAGGCAAAGTCATATATGAAACATGATCTTCAAAAATTTGTTAAAGCGGTCAATAAACTTGTAACTGTACCACTCAAACAAACTCAGTTTGATGCACTTGTATCATTAGTATACAATATTGGCGAAGGTGCATTTGCTGGCTCTACATTATTGAAGAAATTGAATTCTAAAGATTATGCTGGCGCTGCTGCACAGTTTTTAGTGTGGAACAAAGGACGAGTCAAAGGTAAATTGGAAGTTATTCCTGGGCTCACTAATCGCCGCAAGAAAGAGAAAGCGTATTTTGAACAATAATTAAAAGGAGCCATGGCTCCTTTTGCTTTTTGAGAATTGTTTTATAATTTCTCATATCCTAATTATTTGGAGTAGTAATGAGCAACACTGAAATTAAAATGTTATCTGACCGTGAACATGTATTAAAGCGTCCTGGCATGTACGTTGGTTCAGTTACAAATGAACCACATGAACGATTTCTGTTTGGTAAGTTTCAAACAGTAAAATATGTGCCAGGTCTTGTTAAAATTATTGATGAGATTATTGATAACTCATTGGATGAAGCCATTAGAACTAATTTTGAATTTGCAAATAAAATCGAAGTCAATATTGATGGCAATACAATTTCAGTCAAAGATAATGGTCGTGGCATTCCACAAGGCATGGTCATTACTCCAGAAGGAACAGAATTGCCTGGTCCGGTAGCATGTTGGACAAGAACTAAAGCCGGTGGTAACTTTGGCGAAGATGCTGAACGTAAAACTGCAGGCATGAATGGTGTCGGGTCTTCACTTACAAATATTTTCTCAAAGGAATTTGTTGGTGAAACATGCGATGGCACAAATACAATCAAAGTTTCATGTAAAGACAACATGGAAAGCATTGATTGGAAAGTAAAACGTGGAGGTAAACAAGGCACTGCAGTAACATTTGTGCCTGATTTCAGTTTACTTGATTGTGATGGTATTGATGAAACTATCAACAATATTGTTGAAGACCGATTACAAATTTTAGCCGTTATTTATCCTGAAATTCAGTTCAAATTTAATAGTGCACGAGTTATTGGTAACTTCAAAAAATATGCAAAAATGTATGATGAAAGTGCAATTATCATGGAAACTGATAATGTTCAATTAGCACTTGGACGATCTGATGATGGCTTTAGACACTTATCATTTGTGAATGCGATTCATACCAAAGTTGGTGGTTCTCATATTGATTATGTTATTGATGAACTATCAAATGAATTGATTCCACAAATTAAACGTCGCCATAAAGTTGAAGTTAATAAAGCACGAATCAAAGAATGCTTGACTATGTTATTATTCATTAAGAATATGTCAAATATGCGTTTTGATTCTCAAACTAAAGAACGACTAACGTCTCCATGGGGTGAAGTCAAAGCTCATATTGATATTGACATTAAAAAATTAGCTCGCATGTTTATTGCAAACGAAGATGTCTTAATGCCGATAATTGAAGCAGTTCTTGCAAAACTCTTGGCTGCAGAAAAGGCTGCTAATACCCGAGCTAATAAAAAGGCTGCTCGTGCAAAAGTTGCAAAACACATCAAGGCTAACGCCTATGGTAACGAGCAAAAAGAAACAACTTTATTTTTAACAGAAGGTGATTCTGCGATTGGTTATTTAATTTCAACTCGTGATCGTGAACTTCATGGCGGTTATCCATTACGTGGTAAAGTAATGAATACATGGGGGATGACACCAGCAGAAATGCTCAAGAACAAAGAAATTTTCGATATCTGTGCAATCACCGGTCTAACTATTGGTGAACCAGCAGAAAATCTAAATTATCGAAATATTGCAATTATGACAGATGCCGATGTTGATGGTACCGGCTCGATCTATCCATCATTATTAGCATTCTTTAGTAATTGGCCTGAACTTTTTGAACAAGGGCGAATCAAGTTTGTCAAAACTCCGGTTGCAATTTGTCAGAAAGGCAAAGACCAAAAATGGTATTACACAATTGATGAATATGAAGCAGATAAGCCGAATCTCAAAGGCTACGGCTTCCGATACATCAAGGGATTAGGCTCCCTAGAAATGGATGAGTATGAACGTGTAATCAATGATCCCCATTTTGATGTAGTGAAACTTCCTGAAAATTGGAAAGAACAGTTTGAAATGCTCATGGGTAATGATGCTCAACTTCGTAAAAACTGGATGTCAGCGTAAGCTGACTCCTTTGGAGAATAATATGATGAAAATGAAGAAACCTGTAGAATTAAATGCTACTATCTACAACCGCTTAGTCAAAGTGTTTAATGATGCAGCAAATGGCTTTAATCGCTGGGGAAATTATGATGCAGGCCTAAAGCACCATCGTTCTCGAATTATCGAATTACGCAAACAATTTCCAACATATCAAGAAATGAAAGATGCTGGCGTAAAATTTGTCGATGCATCGAAATACTTGAATGATGCAAATGAAGAAGTTAGTTGTATGGCATGGGAAGGTAATGCTTCAGAAGCAAAAGTTATTTACTTCATTGATTTTTGTCGTGGATCGGATCAACCGATTTCATTAAAAATTTATGGTACTCCTGCACAACTTTAAGCAAATCTTAAAGGAAAATTACCCATCTAGTTATTGGAGAAAACAATGAAAATCGTAATTGAAGTCGTAGCAACAAACATGGATTCTGGGCACATTGCAGTACACCAAGAAACAGTCGATATTGAAATTGAGTCAGAACAAATTAAATCATTCTATATTGATAAGTTAACAAATTCAGAGCTCCTTTGCCCGAAAAAGGTAGGCCCTATTTTAATTACTCGCACCATCACAATTCTTTAATCCCAAAATTAATTGGAGAAATATATGTCATTCATTAAATATTCTAGCCTTGAAAATCACACCAACGATAAGTTCATTCAGAAATGTTTTGAAGCTGTAGCAAATGGCGAAGGAACCGTCAACACGGAATTTGTTGCTCGAGAAAAAATTCATGGCACAAACTTCTCAGTAATTATCACACCTGATTCGATTCAAGCTGCAAAACGTTCAGGTCCTATTGCAATTACTGAAAAATTCTTTGGATATGAAGACCTAATGGCTGAGCTGGATGACATCTTTAAAGAAATTCAACAAGATCTTGTCAAAAACGTGCCTTCATTTAAATCAATTCAAATTTTTGGTGAATACGCAGGTGGTGGAATCCAGAAAGAAGTTGATTATGGTCCTAAATCGTTTTATGTATTTGACATCTTCATGGATGCTCCGGATTCTGGATTCTCTCATGGCTGGTGGTCAGATGTCAATGTTCAAGCATTCTGTGATTATCGTGGTTTAAAAATTGCTCCTCTAGTTGCCCGTGGAACACTTGAGCAATTACTTAAATTGCCAGTAGAATTTGATTCTATTGTCCCATCATTAACTTGGGAAAATATGTATAGCGTTCATGCACAACCTGCTCCTAAAGATAATGTTGCAGAAGGACTAGTAATTAAGCCTAATAGCCCTATGTTCTTGCCTAATGGTTCTCGTCTTGCGATTAAATATAAGACGGATAAATTTAAAGAAAAGGGTAAAGGCAAAGCTCCTAAAATTCCTGTGCCATTGAGTGATGCCGATAAAGAGTTATTAAACAAGTTATCAGAGTTCTCGACTATTGCTCGGATTTCAAATGTAGCATCTCATATCGGTGAACTGACTCCTAAAATGTTTGGTAAACTTTTAGGTATGACAATGCATGATTTATTGACTGAAGCCGAACGTGAAGGCATTAGCCCTAAATCTGCTGAAGCGCCATCTAAAGTTAAAAATGAATTGCAGAAAATTGTTCAAGTCGATGTTCGTGAATTCTGGACATCATACGACTTTCCGGTTGTAAATGTAGATTAAAATAATTAGCCCAGATAGTTTACATTATCTGGGCTTTTTGATATTATAGTCTTATCATCTAATGAGTACATTGAAATGAGTAAATTTAATCTTGTAACTGGACTAGAAAATATGATCGCACAAGTGGAAGTGATGCCACAAGATACCGTGTTCCGTATGGATTTATACAAAACATGTGTGATTGGCAAAACTGTCGGTTGGTCTAAAGATGCCTGGGGTGATATAAATGAATCTGCGACTATTCGAAAATTATTTGGCATAAAGAAATCTGATGCAATCTGGAAATTATTTTCTGGTGGAGCAGAAGTTAATTATGTCGATCGAACTTGGAAGGTTATTCGCCTTTTCACGGATGCAATTGGTGAAGTTGTCTCACGTGATGTATGGCTAAAACTAGCAAAATCTACTTTAGAAGAGGTCAAAAATGAAAAACAAACGAAATCCAATAGCTAAGGCTGTTAGAACACCTGCGTTCAAAATGCAGGTTGTCAAAGACCGTACTAAGTATGATCGAAAGGATAAATTTAAAAAGGACCTACGGGTCCTTTAATTTTTGTATATTATTTTCTTGGACTGTTTACTTTAGTAGCATTTGTTGGTATAATAATCATATCAAATCGAATATCATGATGAGGAAATTGAAATGAAAATCGATATTATTAAATTACGTACTGCAATTGATCATCACCACCATGCACAAGAACGATTCTTTGATGAACACCAAGCTGCAGTTGACCGCAATTTAAATTTAGAAATGGCTGCACGTATTGATGCGGAAGTTCACACGGATGAAGATATTCGTCGTTCAGTCGAATTATTGAAACAATATGAACATGTACTTTAATTTATAGGCGAAAACTGAAATGAAATTCAATGAACAACATGAAACAATTCTTGGTAATAGCTCTGATGCACACACATTTACTATTAGCACATCGGCAAAAGCCTTTCAAATTTTGTCAAGTGGCATTTATAAAAATAAAATTCGTGCAGTAGTTCGTGAAGTAATTTGCAACGCATTAGATGCGCATCGCTTAATCAATTCATCTGAAAAATTCATCATTAAAGCTCCAACTGAACTTGATCCAAGATTTGTGGTACGAGATTTTGGTCCCGGGTTAAGTCATGACGACATGATTACAATTTATACCCAATACTTTAAGTCTCTCAAAACTGAAGATGGTAATCAGATTGGCGGGTTCGGTTTAGGTGCTAAGTCTCCATTCTCCTATACAGACACATTTAATGTAACATCATATCATGAAGGAATAGTTCGAATTTATACGGCGGCTCTATCAAATGGCGAGCCTCAACTAATGAAAGTTTTCGAAGGCCCATTTGAAGATGGCGATCGAAATGGTATTGAAGTCACGGTTCCAGTTAAATTAGACGATATTGGCATTTGGCAGATTGAACTTCGATACATATTGACGCCATTTGATCCAGCGACATTTGAAATTCGAGGCACTTCATTAGATATTAAACATTTGTGTGACTATGAAACATATACACAATACCCTGAAATGTTTCTGACTTCATCAAATCAATACACAAATCCGCCAGGTGTATATGCGATTTGTGGCAATATCGTTTATCCACTAGACGGCACACCTGGCATGAAATGCTCATGGCTTCGCGCTACTGCATCTGTTGTTTATGTACATTTTGACATTAATGAATTGATGCCACAACCTTCACGTGAACAATTGCAGATGGATGAGTTCACTGTCAAAAATATTTGTGCAAAGGTCAACAAGCTTAATAATGACCTGATGGAAAAAGACTTAAATGATTTGCGCAAAATTCAATATGCTCGTCCATTGGTTCGTGCATTAAACAAATTGCCTTCAGCAAAGTTCCAAGCAATTGAACGTGACAAAATTGAATTTTTAGATGGCATGGATACCGATAAACTTTACTCTTCGGTAAAAGTGGTAAATTCATTAAAATTAACAAACATGTTAAGCCGTGCACGAGTATACACAGTAGACCCATATACGCCAAAAATTAAAAAAGTTGTTGACAATATTTCTGTTTGGCGCCGTTTCAAAGTATCAGAAGTCCGTCTTTCTGAATTGGTCGAATATTCTCGTCCAGAAATAACTTTTCTAGTAGATGAAGGGCTTACCATTAAGAAACTTAAAGATACTATTAGAGCCATTGCAATGTCGTCTGATGCAAAATATCCTAAAACATCCACTGAAATTATTGTAGTTCGTAAGGATATTCCAGGCGAAATAGAGCTTATCGATGTGTTTAAAGACATCTATGAAGGTGATACGGTGCAGGTCTTGACTACTTCTGAGCTTGAGCCTATTCGTAAAGAATTGGAAGAAAATGCTAAAGCCAACAGTCCTAAGACGCCACGAGAAAAACGCCCAGCTTCGCCGAATGCGTCACTTGTTAAATTTGATCATGCCACTAAACGTTATAAGACTGAAGATTTGTACTTGACCTCTACTGAAATTGCTGAACTATCCGGACTGTGCATAGGTAGTTATAACAACGATCCTACATCGTTGAGTGCAGAATTTAAGTTTGTAGATGGCGTGGATCTTCATCGAATCAAGACACTGGCAAAAACGTTTGCAGTAAGTGAGTATTATATTGTTCGCCCTGCAATCTATAAACGAGTCCTAGCAAATAAAAATTTGAGATGCATGATTGAATTTATTTTTGCTAATGTCACAAAACTAGTTGATAATTTTAATGTAGATGAATATTGTTATGTTTCTACAGGTGTCAAGATTCACGATAACCTACTTAGTAATAAAAAACTACATAAGATTTATGGATCCATAGGAGGTGCATATACTCCAGAATTCATTGAATTCAACAATACCATTCAACTTGCTCGGAACATTCGAGTTAATTATGAAACTCCGGCACAAAGTGAATTTATCAAATCTCTTAACTCATACCATAATAACATGGATGCAGCAAAAGAAGTATTTGAGAAATTTAGAGAAGACCTTGTTAAGAAACACCCAATGGTCAGTTATATTTTGAAAACTTCATATGGCATTGGCGATGATATCGCAGATGACATCATCAAAACATTAGGAGTATAACATGATGCCGGTATCATTCATAGTGGTATCAGCAGTAGTCGCAATAACATTAATTCTTGCAATCGTCATACTTTATGTATGGTGGTTGTATGAATTTAAATAAGCTGTTTACTGCTTCACAAAATTTGTTTATAATGGTTTTATCTTCTTAAAAGGAAAGTCTCATGTCTAAATTATCTAAAGAGCAAATTTCATCATTATTGATTGGACGTGCATCAGGCGTTACACAACGTGCTATTGCAGAAAGTTTAAATTGTTCTATTGATACGGTTCGTCGTATTCAAAATGCAAATATTGAACAACTTTCATTATTCACACGAGTTCCTGGCACTAAGTCAATTTTTAAATTGACTGATGAATCTGCACAACTTTATATTAAAGATGAATTTTGTGCATTTGAATTAGAAATCACTGGTGACAAAAAAGACGGTGTCATTTATGCAAATGACATTTATGTTGGTAAATTGCTCGATGACGAGCAAGAAATTGATGATGAAACATTTGACAATTGGTCATTCTTTGAAAATGATGTAGGTGTCATGAAACATATCCGAGTCGGCAAAGTAATTATTACAGGTGCACCTCAACATCATAGCGAAGAGGAATTGGAGGAAATCGGAGTAGAAATCAAGAAACGGCAACATAAAGAAAAATTCGCTGAAGGGCAAAAATTTATTCTCAAACAAGCTCTTCAACAAAAGTCAGAAACAGTAAAATCTATTGATGGAAAAATTACATCAACCGAACCTGAATCTGCAACATGGACCGCATCTTCAAAATTTATTTCAATTGTCAAAGGACGTAAAACGTTTAATGTCGATTCATCTCATCCTAAATTTAAAGATGCATTACAGCTATTAATCAATGGCGATGTAGAACAAGCAATCGATATGATTAATACTGAACGTGCAGTGTCTAAATACACTAAAGGCAACGTAGAAATTAGTAACGGGCAATTGTTTTACAAAGGTATCGAAATTCGTTCCGGATTGACATCTCGCATTATTTCCTCTATGGAAGCTGGCGAAGATTTTGAGTTTTATTTACCGTTCCTTGAAAATCTTATGCTCAATCCATCTGAACGTGCAGTTAAACGTTTATTTGACTTCTTACAGGCAAATGATATTGAAATTACAGCAGACGGCCATTTCATTGCATGGAAAAAGGTCGGTCCAGGCTTTTTCGACATCTATTCACACACTATGGACAATAGCCCAGGCAAAATGGTAGAAATGCCTCGAAATATGGTCAATGAAGATGATGAACAAACTTGTTCAAACGGCCTTCATGTTTGTTCTAAATCATATCTAAGCCAGTATGCTTCATGCTCTAGTAACCGAGTGGTTCGAGTTAAAGTGCATCCACGAGATGTAGTATCAATCCCGGTTGATTACAACAATGCTAAAATGCGCACATGCAAATACCTTGTTATTGGCGAAGCTAAACTCTAATTTCCAACATAGGGCCTTCGGGCCCTTTTGAGGCGTTGTATGAAAGATAATAAAACATTTGTACGGTTGACAAATATTCCGCCACGATTAATGTCAATCAGAGACCTATCTGCTGAATCTAGAGAAAAGGTTCATGATACCGTAAGTTATGCAATGAGTCAAAATTCCGAAACTGATATAAAACAAGTCACAGAACGCTGTGTCATTGCTATATTGGCAGAGCAGTATGTCGCAGAATGGTTAAATGGCCATGTTATGCACGGTGAAGAAGACTTAGAAGACCCATGGACATATGCATTCGATGTTTTGGCTGGTCCTGAATATTACGGGATGCGTATAGAAGTTAAGACTCATCAATCTGCGTCAAAATACATATCGGTAAACACAGGACATGTAGGACCATTTAAAGGTAACACAGGCATAAACCTGAGACCATTTATAGAGCAACCACAAGCCGATCTAATTATCATATTTGACACCGAGAGACAACCATCAGGATGGTTAATAAAACCATATATGCTTAGCGATAAGGATTCCTTAGTGTATCCTGGAATCATTGTCAAGTCTAAATTTGAAGGGTATTACATTAATCAATATGTCAACACAGTAACTAAAAATAAATTGAATATTTTTTATTTTTAGTATTTACAATTTAAATCTTATGTAGTATAATTGCAATATCAAACCTAAACTGGAAATTGAAATGAACAAATCACTTATGATGTTAAAGGACCTTCGTCTTGTTAAAGGCCAATTTATTGCACGATTGACTGCTAAAGGTGCATTGTATGAGCCACATACAACTGAACCGCCAGTATCTGATCTTAACAAAGCTGGGTTCTATTTCTTTGTTCACACTAATCGCCAAGAAGTATATGCTCGATTCTATGTTGGTCGTCAACGTACATCATCCGGACTTCGAAATATTGTTTCGCAAATTCGCTTACGACGTTCAAAGACTGGCGATACTTTAATGGATTCATTTTCATCATTTGACATCTATTATGTTAGCTTGGATAAAATGAAAGCTATTACAAATGGCTTTGGTAAAGGTAAACTTGCGTTAGCTTTAACACGACAACATTCTGAAGGATTCCAAAATCTAGAAGAAATGAATCGTATGCTTAATGACAACTTTAAATTCCGTGCACAGAAGTATTAAATGAAATCTGCAATAGTTTTGTTGGCAATTGCGATTTCGTTATTCGATCTTGCAACAAATGGACCAGTAGATAATAAGTTTTTATACCAGATATGGTAGCCTTATTCTCTGGAACAATATGGTTTTTACTCGGAGGCTCAAAATGAGCACAAATCAATTCATTGCTTTATTTTTAATGTTTCTTTATTCGATTGTGCGATCTTTGATGCCGCCTATGGATTTTGCTGATCCTGGGTATCTATTTGGACTAGCTATTGTGTCGTATATCACATACGTAATTTGCTTTAAGCTGGTCAAATAGCATACTTTTAATTTAAAATTCTAACTGGTTAAGTTTCATGCTTAACCAGTTTTGTGTTTATAATAGACAAAAATACAGAGGAACCATTTATGCAAAATATCGAACGCGAACTATCAGATATTATTGATGTAGAAGCAAAAGCTTATGCAATGTACACTGTTGAAAACCGTGCAATTCCTAACATGATTGACGGATTCAAACCTGTACAACGATTCATGATTTATCGTGCAATTCAGCTGTCAAAAGGCAATAAAGATAAAATGCACAAATTAGCTTCAGTTGCAGGTGGTGTAGCTGATGCCGGGTATCATCATGGTGAAAACTCAGCTCAAGAAGCTGGTGCACTAATGGCCAACACGTGGAATAACAACTTCCCGTTCTTAGATGGGCAAGGTAACTTTGGATCTCGTCTCGTTCAAGAGGCTGCAGCATCTCGTTATATTTTCTGTCGTATATCGGAAAATTTCAATAAGGTCTTTAAAGATATTGAAATTGCTCCAGAACATGAAGATAAAGAGCATATGCCTCCGAAGTTCTATTTGCCAGTTATCCCTACTGTGTTGCTAAATGGTGTCCGCGGTATTGCAACAGGCTACTCTACATCTATTTTGCCACATAGTTTTGAATCAGTTGTACATTGCACAAAGAAAGCGCTTGAAGGCAACCTTACGATTGAGCCTCAAGTTGCATTCCCGGAGTTCAACGGTGAAGTTCGTTACATTGAGCCTGGCAAATATGAATTGCATGGTGTTTATGAAATTACTTCAAAAACACAAATGTACATTTCTGAGATCCCGTACTCTTGGGATCGTGCAAAATATGTAGAAAAGGTATTAGATCCTCTAGAAGATGCAGGACTCATTTCATACGATGACGACTGCTCAAAGAAAGGTTTTGGATTTAAAGTCAAGTTCCGCAAAGACTACAAACTTCCAGAATCCGAAGATGCACTAGATGAAAAGATCAAACGTGATTTCAAACTTGTCGAACGTGTTTCTCAAAACATCGTAGTCATTGACGAAAATGGCAAGCTTAATGACAAATTTGAAACTGCCGCTCCGTTAATTGAGCATTTTGTTAAAGTTCGTTTAAAATTTGTAGAAAAACGAATTGAATACATGAAACAACGTGCTGAACAAACGTTCAAATTGGCTATTGCTAAGGCGCTTTTCATCAAAGAGGTTAATGCAGGCAATATTTCAATTAAAGGTAAAACACGAAGTGAACTCAAATCTGAGTTATCGAAAACTTCAGTGTTTGAAGGATTTGAAGATCAATTAGTATCAATGAACATCTATCATATGACAGATGATGAAGTAGAAAATCTTAAAGCCAAGGCTCATGAAGCTAAAGCAGATCTAGACTATTGGCAAACCACTACAGCTAAAGCAGAATACGCTAAAGATTTAGAAGAGCTTTCTACTCTTAAATGATTAAAAAGGGACCAAATGGTCCCTTTTGCTGTTTACATTGTTAGTTAATTTTGTTATTATAGTCTTATCAACTAATTGGAACAAAATAAATGGATAAATTGTTTTATATGGCTCAAGCGGCCAAACAATTGAATCTTGACAAAACACCAGGTGATCAAGCCTTAAATTGTTTATTGAAACTATATGGTACTCAATATCATTCTAAAGATGAAATAGGTGAACACCTGGATGAATTGATTGAATTCAATCTTGTCGATGAATCTAACGAGATGTACATCATTTCTATTTTTGGTGATGAACTTGTTGAAAATGCAATGAAGTTATTTGTTGAAGCCGAACGCCCGGACTTACTTGTCAAACGCACAGGCTCAAACAAACGTGAAATCACTGAAGACATGGAATCGTGCCGAGATCATGCAGTAGAGTATATTAAAGGCAAAATTGAAATAAAAGATGTCAGTGTTAGTCGTAGTAATATTTTCTTATTCTTTGAAAAACGATGCAAAGGCATTGGATGTATTGAAATCAAAAATAAACCGGAAATTCGCGTTTGTATTCGTAAGCCATCGCAAGAAACTATTGACTTATTTGCATCAATCGGTATGTCATATCGCTCTACACCTGCACAAACATACTTCGATATGCCACGTACAATCGAAAATATCGAAATCTTAATTGACACTATTGTAAACTATTTTAACTCTTAAGGGACTCTATCATGGTATTTGAAACTCTCGCTGAGATCGCTGCTGTTGTATCAATTCTTATCAAATTTGGGCACGATGACATTATTGAAGATAAAAACTTATTCATTGCATTTTTGAATGAACTTGGCATTACTATTAACGGCAAAAAGGTTACCGCTGGCAACCTTTTTAATTTGACACAAGATATCACGAATCGTCAAAAAGAACAACTTATCGCAGAATTTAATATTGGTCATGCTCCAATTTATAAAAAATTAGCAATGTATACAAACACTGCTAAATTTTAATTATCTAGCACGTCCTATTGCTCTAGCGGCTTGGTTACATATTGAATCAAGTCGCTTTTGGGCAATTCGAGGTCGTTCGTACCAATACATTGCCACCGACCCAGAATAGATGTTATCTAAGTTAAAGTACGGACAACTGTACATATATGCAACACCTTTGACATCTTCTGTAGTCGGCAAATAGTTAAATTCTGAATCAGATGAAAATGATTGCCCAGAAAGATGAGCTATATATTCATTTGATGTTTTGTCAACTGGATATCCACCGGTATTTTTAGGATCAACTGAAGGAGGAATTTTGCCTTCATACACTTCTAGATCTACAAAATAATTTAAGTTTTTAGGGCGGAAAACATATACGCCAGAAAAATCTGCATTTGATGCTACATGCAGGCTTTGAAGTTGTTCCTGAATTGTTGCATTAAATCGCTTATTTCGTTCGGCTTGGAGTGCTTGTGCATAATTTTCAAACGATGCATCCACATATAGTTTTCCTATGGCATCACTCTTTACCCAAATCATGACCATAATAAAGACTGCAAATAATGCTGCTACTCTTGAAGCTAACACTTTGCCAGTAGCTCCATCTTTGAATAAGATGTCTAAAAGGCCAAAGATAAAATCAAATATAGGCAATATGTTTCTACGTGATTCACGATTTTCAGGTGTAAGTGTGCCATCTTCTACTTGGGTAGAGGGTTGTTGGGCTTTGTTAGTGTTCATGGTTATAGGTTTAGGTTTTAATAGGAATATTTATAAATAATTCCGATTTAAAGGAGAAATCAATGAAATTTGAAGATGTTAAAGTAGGCCAAGTTGTTAAATGGGGCGACAACTATAAAGGCCAGGACTACACATGTGTCGTAGCGTTTAAAAATATAACTACTGGCAAAGTGTTGATATATAGAATTTTAGATGATCGCAATATGTACCCACAATATAGATATTTTGGATTTCCTATAGAAGTTGCAGCATCCGAATTAATGCCAAGAGAATCTTGGCAACCGAGTAGGCCTTTAGATGCTTTCAAATTCATAGTAAATAATAAAGATGAAAAGGCAACATATGAATCATTAGGATTCATATTTGACAATTGGCATCTTGAGCCTGCACCAACAAGTTTCCCGTTTTACTATAGCCAAAATGCAAACTCGGGCAAACACTTATACACAAAGGAAGAGTACGATGATATACTTTTGCCACAATACAAACTTGAAAATTCACAAATGGTGCTAGACGATAATTACACCGTAATAAAATATGGAGCGTCATTATTAAAAATGATAGATGTAGAAAAATAAAAATGGGAGCCATATGGCTCCCATTTTGCTGTTTAATTATACCAAATCCCAAATTTGGATTGTTACCATCGCAGAGTCAAGTGGTGTATCTGGTTGGTCTGTGTCACATGTAGTAAAGTTAAACTGAGACGGGGACGCCATCATACCTGATGTAACAACTGGTTGCCCGTCGCTCATCCAAGAGAATGCAGTATTGTTATTGTCAAAATACGTGCGTTGCGATGAACCGCTTAAGGTAAATGTAGGCTCGGTTGGTGTGGTGTCTAATTTTAGTAAATAAGACGTTCTGCCTCCATCCGTATTTGTTTTTAGCACGGTTGATACAGTACCTTCAAATAAACAGCCATATGCAGAATATGTAACGCCAATCCATTTCAAAGTCACAGTCCCAGTGCCGGTAAGCCCATGATTAGGAACATTTAATGTTGCATCAATTGAGCTATCATTTTGTGCAATAGCCGTAATAGTACCGCTAAATATAGGCTGTGTCGATCCAAATACAAAATGCATTATACTTCCTAGCTTTATTGTATTACGTAAAGACCTTGTTTCTCCATATGATGCAACAAATCGTACAGTGTTAGCATTAATTACAACAACTTGACAATCTCTATAATTGAACGTTGAGCCTCTCCATGCTGCAACAAGTTTAGCAGTCTTTTGTGCAGTAACTTCAATAGTTTTAGCTTTATCTGCATTTGTTGCATTATCGGCTTGTGCGGCTGCAGGAACTTTGCCTGTAACTTTTGAACCATCGACGTTAGATGCAGTCAATGTAACGTTTTGTTGTCCGTCAAATGATACTGCATTTGTTGTGATGCCACCAGTAATTTGGAAAGATCGCGGTGTTTTCAACCGTACTGCATAGGCAGATGCACCAGTTTCAGCAACATTAACATTTTGAACAAATGCTGTAGTGGCAATTGTTGTGTTGTTGGTTGCAGTAGCCTGTGTAGCAACGCTTAAAGGAATATTAACATTACCTGATCCATCAAAACTCACAGAACCTGATGCACCAGAACCAGTGATACCAATTGCTCGAGCAGTTTGTAGTGTAGTTGCAGTAGATGCATTACCATTGAGCGAACCAGTAAGTGTTCCGCTAATAGTACCGTTGAATGTACCGGTGAATGTACCGCTGAATCCACCCGCAGACTGCACTACGCCAGCAGTTGTAACCCAGAGCAAATCTGTAAATGTATTAGAAGGATCTACAGATGTCGCGTTAGAGCGTTTAACTACGAATCCTGTGTTAGAACCGACTCCGACAAATCCAGCACCACCAGCCTTTTTAACTAATGCAAGATCGTTGTTGTTGCCAACGTTGATCATTGTATTGTCGCTTAATGTTTGGATACTCCCATTAGTAGACAATACACCAGCAGTAGAAATAGATGCAACGTTTGCGTTGTTGTCACTTCGTTGGAAAATCCATCCACGTTTTTCAACACCAGTAGTGGCACAAGTTAAATATACTGCCCATGACGCATTGTCTAGATCACCATGTTTACCAGTTCCTGCATTACCGGTACCAGCGAAAGTAATGCCGTAATTTGGTTTACCAGATTGAGCACCAGCATATAAACTTAAACCCGCTAAAACTGTATTAGAAGTATTAGAAATGCCAAGACCAGTACTAGCAGAAATTAGGCCACCATCAACCCTTCCATTAAATGCATGAGAAGCTGCAATATATGACAACGCTCCATTTCCTATAGCAGTAGTTCCGCCAGAAGACATAATTCTTGCATCATAATCTATATTACTAGCGCCTGAATGGAAATCAATATACACTTGAGATGCAGTACCAATTGTACCTAATTCTGTTTGATTACCTAAATGTGTAGCACCACTATTTCGTAAAGTAGATGTATAAACTACACCACTTGAATCCATACGTAGAACCGGAGTCGGTCCATATTTGATGATGTATTCTGCAATAGAATCCGTGTCATTCAACCGATGAAGCCATGTGCCACCAGTGTGAGTAGGAGGTATCATGCTTAGTTTTGTGTATTCTGTATTTTTTGCAGGTGTCGCTACAGAATTTTTAAACGTAATTGCGCCAAACACTTCAGGGTCGAGTGAATCTAATGTGTTGTACACATATGCGTCGACTGCACCATCTGGTTTAGCTCCTACTGCGGCAGATTGAAAATCCTGCACCCAAGAGGTTTGGTAGCCCGTAGTAACAACCAATGAAGCGTATAAGTACCCAGAAGTATGTACATATATGTCGTAATCGTTAGATGTGCCGACTTTGACAAAACATGCACTAGGGCCAGCATTAGGTAGCCATCCGCCATTAGATAACAAGTTATTTTTCTGTTCTATATTAACAGTCATGGTGATAGTAGCTGGGTTGCTATTACCTGACTTAAGTGTAATAATAGTTGTTCCGGCTTGTTGTGGGTTGTATGCATTAAACCCGGTGCCACCAATGATTTTTAATGACATCGTGCGTCCAGACTGCCCTAACGTTGCACGTCCTAGTTTTCTCCATCCGCTAGTACCATCACTTGCAAGCATGCTAGAAGATGCATCAATATTTCTTGAAAAATCAGCAATACCGTCAAGATAAACCGGTCCATTTGTATTAGAAATTGTTCGTCCTAATTTGAATAAAAATGCTTCAGTCGATGCGCTATCTAAAGATCCTGTAGCTATGTACATTCCAGAATCAGCCCAATTTGGTCCTGGGCGATATACGCCGATAGATGTAACTGTTCTGTATCCTGAAGACGATTGTACATTACCTCCAAGGAAAGGCACAAAGCCATATGTTGTAGCAACATTGGTGTCGTTTACTTTAAATGGGATATTGTTACCTGTACCTATAGTAGCCAAAGTGGCGTATGCTGTACCGTCTCCAGACACTAAACCATCTTTAGAAAAAATCCCGAATGCACGTGTCGCTACGCCGTATTGATTATTTACTTCTAAATTTCTTACTCGTATTCCACCTGCGTTTGAATTATTTACTGAAGGCCCTAAAAAGCTAATCGGTACGGTGACATCATTACTAATGCTAGGAGTAGTAATACCTTGAGTAACGACTAAACGTCCTGAAATGGTATCTCCACTTCTATTAACTTTAGTGTCTTGAAGGGCTTTGCCTTGAGCAGCAGTTAACGCTTCTGTGACAGATGTAGAAGTTAATGTATTGTTTAATTTAACTAAACCAGCTTGGCCTGTAGTTGCAGAATTAATTGTTAATGCAGTAGAAACATTTGCCGTGCCATCAAATGCTAAAGAGCCTGTAGCATCACCGGTAAAAGTGAATGTACGTTTTGTGCGCAAAGACTCTGTCATGTTAACACCTTCAAGAGGCAGTGCAACTTGAACACTGTACGGAGTCAATGAATCTTCGATAGTGAGATAAATCGGATCTGCGGGATTGCTATAAAGAGTAGTGTTATTTGCGGTTAAATAAATTTTTTCAATCGATATATTGTAATATGTCCAAGATGATGTAGGGATGCTAGCATCTCCGCTTGTACCGCCTAAAATTATTACATTGTGGTCTGCCGCTTGCCCGTATCTCACGTGTTCAAATGGCGCCTTTGATCCAGTAGACACAGCTTGATACGAGTGCCAAGTTGGCCCAGAATAATTATATCCTGTAAGGTTCACACTCCATGGTCCTTGAGAAGAGAGGCCAGAAGAATAGTCAAAACCTTGAATAATAATTTTCATCATTGTTGATGCATTACGAGCAGCCTTAGGTAAATGGATAATAAGTGCACCATTTGCTGTGCCAGCGGCTCGGATAGTAGCAACATCACGAATAATACGAGAATCTCCTGATGTTGTCAACACATTTTCTTTATAAAGTTTAGTTGAATCTTCAATAGTAATATCTCGTGTACCATCAAAAACCACATCATTAATTTTTCTTCCCGTAAGGAGTCTTGACGCAGTTGCAGCATTACCATTTAGGGCGCCATTGAATTGCGCAGCTGTGACTGCATTACCGCCTGTAACATTGATGGGGCCTGTTACAGTACCGCCTTTACCAAAGCCAAGTTCTACTACATTTGCACCATTCTTTGAAAATATTGTACGATCAACTAAGTTTACCGCTATTTCGCCTTCATCCAATAAAGACGCTGCAGGCACTGCACCGGCAGTGCTCGATCTTAGATGTTTAATTCTGTTAATATTTGGATCTAATGCCATCTGATAATTTCCTTAAAATGTTCCGTAATCTAGAATTATACCTCGCTGAACCACTTGTCCTAATTGAGGCACTTGTGCCGGCGCAGTAGCAACATTTTGCGATATAATGTTTGGTGCAGTCAATACACCTGTCATTGTATCCCCAGATCGTAAAACTCTATTATTTGCGTTATTTGTAACGGTATTTATTAAATTGTCAACGTAGTCTTTGCGTGTAGCATGTGACGCTATAGTAGGATTTAAGTCAATGTTAACCGCGTTGAATGTACCTGTACCATCAGTGTTAATAGACGCCACGTTCCTTGACTGTGTTCTAAAAATCCATCCGCCATTAGCAGCAACATTATAAACGGCCCAGTTACCAACAACAGAACCATGACGCCCTAATGATGCGTCTAGCGTACTACCAACAAAAAAACCATATGTTGGCATAGCGCCATTTGCAATGCCGCCATAGAGATTAATAGACGTCAAGTTACCAGTTGTGCCGCCACCTGCACGCAAAACAATATTCTGGTTAAATACAACTTGTGCGTTATATGTGCCGCCTTGCGCCTTAGAAACAAAGTCATTGTCAATAGCTTGTGGTTTGTCATTTTCTGAATATACTTTGTATGTTTTATATAGAAGTGTATCACCTGTTGGATACAGCGGGAAATTTCCCTGGGTCCAAACGAGTGTTCCACCAATCGTTGTACCTGCTTTTAAATCTGCCATAGTATGTCCTCTTATTTTAATATTTATACGCTAAAAGGCCCTAAAGGGCCTTTTATTATGGTGCAGGCGGTGGCCCACTAGAATCTCCTTCATATATTCCTACTACTGGCACTATATTTGTGAGAGCGCTTACTCTAATATCCATATCCATTAATCGTACGCCAGTTTGTTTTTCAACAAATTCACCGGCTTTAATACCATTAACACCAATCATAGCGTTAGTACTTTGTTTGCTTCCATCTCGTGTAACCTCAGAAAGTACTACATTTCTGACCATAGATGTACCAGATAGAGTATCATTTCTAGGATACCTTGAAACAACAATAGTGAAGCCGTCTGCACCGGCAGGAACAGTTGAATACACTGTTTTGTTGGCCCAATTTACACTCGAAGATTCTATTGACGCAGAAGCATCAAGCAACGTAGAACCCTTTAACCATCGTATGTCCATACGAGTTTTCATGCCAGCTGATTGCATCTGTGATGAATGAACTAAGTCAGCCTGTAATATAACTACTGAGCCTACTTTCAGTCCATAATCAGAAAGCTTATTGTATGTATTAGCAGTAGGGAACCTTTTGTATTCATACCCAGTTGTTGCGGCATATGTCTGCTGATCATACACTATACGTGTAGGAAATCCAAGAGCTCCAATATCTGCAAATGTATCGTAAACCGTGGTATAATTTGCATAGCCTTTGTCGATCCCATCAGTCGAGATCATAACTTCGCCTACGATTTTCTTTAAGGATGGACTATAAAAGCCTACATATCCGGCGGAATAGTTGTTGCAAAGAAATTGCCCAGGCCAATTAACTGAGCCTGCAGCAGAAAACCAAGCATCAATCGCAGGTGACGATCTTAAATTTCTACCAGAAAATATTACGATAATCTTATGAGTTGTAGCGTTCATATATTGTATGAACGTATTGTTAAGTGTGGAGTCCGTAGTTGTCAACTCAAACGCTTTAACTTCGCCTGTGTCTTCAGGATTATTCATACCACGAAGATTTAATCCATTCGAAGTAGCCCCTTCAATATTTTTCCCGTTACGTTTAAGATATGGTGCACCAGAATAATTAGTAGCGCCGCCAACTTCAAATTTATATGTGACCGCATCCGCTTCAGAAAAGACGTCAGATTCTACTGCGTCTTTTCTGAATGCTGCCATAAAGGTAGCAGTTGCCATATTATCTCCTTATTCTATCCAATCAAAGCGAACAGTTTTTGTCTCTGGATTCGCATAGATTCTTAAATTGCCAATTTGTATCCAATCTCTGATGCGCATAGAATCAAAGACTGAACCATTGTTACTCATAGCACCAATATCTTGTGGTAACGGCGGATGATTGTTTGTAAACATTCTACCCCAGCCATCCCAGCGATTTGTTGCAGGATTCCATTGACGGGACCACATAGTTCCTGCAATATGTCCAGGAAGATTTGCTTTATCTGCTGGCGGACGTGGCGCCCAAATTTGATATGTACCTGAGCCATTAGACGCAGATGATCCAAATTGAGACAACGTACCAGGTCCGTTGAATTCATCATACTTATCATACCATGGTAGTGTAGCACCAGTTTCTTCATTTTTGGCATAGACACCTACAAGATACGGGCGCATAGTATTATAAATTGCAGGATCAGTAATATCGATTGTCCATGTACCAAAGTTGTTAGAATTAGGTACAGCATTAGGCGTAGCCAAAGACTGTGGAATTGTAGCAGTAATAGGCTGGCTGACGTTTAATCTACCAGTCATAGTGTCACCAGACTTCTTGACATATAATGGATCTAAAATCCCTGCACGATTTTTTGTTGTCATTACAGTATATACTGTGCCTGAATCCAAAGCTCGGATAAATGCAGCATCAGTTGCAATCAAGTCTAGACCGCGTGTAGTAGTACCTACTTTAGTTTGTCCTGAGACTGCCGTCAACGCATCAAATCCAGCAATTCGGAATCCGACAGAGTCTGTACTTACGATACCTGAAACATTTAGTGTGTTGTTTATTGTCGTCGCACCAACTACATTTAAAGTATTGTTGAATTTAATTGCACCAGAATGATGAATTTCATATGCAACAATATCGATAGGAGCAGATTGAGCGGTAAGGTACTTATAGCCAAATTTAAGTGTAGATGACCCAACGCCATTAATGTTACCATCATGTATCGCAAATGTCCAAGCTCGAGGAGCTACAGCACCAGAGACCATACGCAGCTTGCCATTGTCTGTGTTAAGTGATTCACCTGAAGTTTTGCCTACTTCTAACATTTCACGTACGTCAACACGATCATTAAACAATGTAGGGCTAGTGAATGTTAAACTTCCTTCAACAGTCTGATTAATATCTCTACGGATGAACTGAGTAGAGTCAATTCCATCTAATTTATCGGAATCTACAGCCTTAGCTTTCAACGGCATGTAATTCACAAGAGTTTTATTCAACTCATATGGTGAAATCGCATATCCGGTCTTAGCATAAGTTTCAATATCTGCTGTTGATCCAACAGTATCATTTCCTACAAATGTAATCGAACCGCTAGAGATTTTTACCGGACCACGCAAAGAAGCTGAAGCCTCCCAAGACGTCTCGACTTGTATTACTTGCTTTAAGTTTACTGGACATACAGCGGTAGTGCCAGAAGTTCCAGCTATAGTCTCTGCAGTATTAGCAATTCTAATAATACCTTCTGCAGCAGTTGTAGCCTTTTTAGCATGTAACTTTTTAGGAGTAACAACAGTGTTGTCATCAGTGCCGGCATTAACTTCAGTTTGAGTAGCTAATCGTGTTGTACCACGTTGTGTTTCAGTAGGTGCAACAATATCAAATGTTGTTGTAGTCCAAAGGTTGCCGGCCTGTGTCAAACCAGATGCGGCAACTACCGCAGTACGTGAAGGTGTAGACAAATATGCTTTAATTTTATCCGGTCCAGAGATTAGTCCTGCTGTGCCAGCATTAAACTCAGTTTGAGTTGCAAGTTTAGCAATACCAGTCAAAGCTTCTGTAGCTTTACGATCATTTAATGTTTTTGGCGTAACATATTTAAAATAATCGGTGCCGGCATTAACTTCGGTTTGATTCGCAACCTGGGTAAAACCGATTCTACCATCTGTAGCAGTTTTTGTGTGCAATGTTTCTGGAGTAACAGCTAATGGGTACTTCGCTACTGATGCAGCACCAGAAATAACTTCAGCAGAATTTGCTAAGTACACTGTACCTAAAGCCATTTCTGTAGAATAAAATTCTCTTAATGTTTTTGGAGTTACAATGTTCACATAATCTGAATGGTCATAGATGCCAGTACCAGCAGTATCTCGTGTATTTGTGCCATTTTTAACTGGTGCTACACCGCCAGCAGCAACGAGTTTTGCTACGCCTGCAAGATCTGTTCTTGCTCTACGTCCATCCAATTTCTTAGATGTAATAATTCTTGTGTCGTCGGTGTTGCTATCTGTTTCAGCTTGAGTAGCAATTTCAGCAAGACCACGCATAGTTTCGGTGGCTTGTTTTTGATTCAACTTGAGAGGAGTAACTATATCAAAATCATTATAATTAGCGTCGTCGGTATTAAGTTGGTTCTGTGCCCTAGTTGAAATTTTAGCTATACCTTGACGAGTTTCGGTAGCAGTTCTATTTGATAAAGTTTCAGGCGTAATAGCTACTTCTTTAGCTTCGGCGGTTATAACAGATTTATCTAAATTCGCTTGAGCTTGGGTAGCTAATGCAATGACGCCTAATCTTCCACGTGTCGCATCCGATGAAGGGTCTACGCGTTCTAATGCAGGAATACAGTCGACCATTAGCCACTGCTTAATAGGCCCCATATCAATGTATGCAAACTTAATCACAGGTGGATAATCGCTATTGCCATTATATGACAAAATGTTGGTATTGACCCAATTGCCATCAGGTGGATAACTCGAACGTTTAGGGAACTGTGTAAGATTTTTATTAGTCAAAATCATATCAGTCCCTTTAGGGACGATATTAACTGTTTGAGCCTTGCGCATATAATTCAATGCAATAGTGATTTGGTCACCAGGTTGCACATTATCAGGCAAAGTCAATTTAATTGTTTGCGCAGTTACGTTATCTTTGCCGACTACTGTGACAGTTTCATTAGGGAACAAATCAGTATCAGTACTAACAGTTCGTAGTCGATCTACTGTATCTGTGTCAAAAAGTACCCAAGTAGATGATGAGCTATTGTAAATAAAATAACCACTTAGTGAACGATAGAATATCTCTTTGTGGATACCTGGAGACATTATGCTTGTATTAGAATCAAATGTGTTCAATTCTAGGTGGTAATACGGTACTGAATTTTTATTCATACCTACAAAATGAATAATATCACCATTGTTAGCGAATTTTGGGAATGTCAACACAATAGGCGCAAGGCGATCATAATTACGAATAATTGTTTCACCTGATTGGACACGAATTGGACCCCCTGGTACAACTGTGCGAGCCACAGGTGCCTCGTCACCGTCGAATAATGACCATTGCTTCTTCGTATAAACAAATGTCCACTCAGAAAATGGAATAGTCATACGTTTTTGTGGGATGCTTGCGCCTTTATCAATAATAGATTCAACAGGGGCAATAACAATAACAGAAGTATACCCGGTCAAGCCGCCAATATCTTTAATAGAAATAGTGTCGCCTTCTTGTGGTGCTGGGGATGTTGGTAAAGTTAATTCTACGTCTAAACCTGCACGTGTATCAACAGAAATATAATCACCAACTTTTAATTGATACTTGCCAGAATCAAATGGGTACCATTTAGGGTCGGTACGCAATGGCTTCCAGTAACCTTCAAAGAATGTTCCTGCTGGTTTAGCAATATTTTGTTCGGCCATCCAAAGGCGACCATTAAATTCTACAATAAATCCTTTCTCATATGCACGAGAAGGATCATATTGTTGGGTTGTGTTTTCTTGGATGAGGTATTCAACGTTTACACCATCAGTCATGACAGTTTTGTCAGCTTTTGCTACATTGATTACTTTTTCACCGGCTGCGTCCAACCCGTATGACGCACGGAAACTTGTTTTTACTTCAGACATGCGATTTCCTTTGATTATCTTATCATATATTTATTAAAAGCCGAGTATTGGTTCTTATGATTATTTATTAATCACATTAGTGTAAAGCATAGTTTACAACTGTATTTTTTGATGTTATAATGGTTCTACGGTTCACCGCTCTAAATTTATCTATTTGGTCGGAGAAGTATAGCTGCTGCGCAGTGTTTCTGAATAATCAGATTGCTTCATTATATTTTGTTTACAATATTTCTATCATTTAAGAAGGATAATAGTATGAGTTTAGACCACTTTTTTGAACCAGAAAAGCCTGGTGCACTACTTATCGATTTGTCACAAATCGCTTTAGCAACTGTTGCAGTTACACATGAACCCGGTATGAAATTCACTACCGATATTGTTCGTCAACTTGTACTCTCAACAATTAAACATAATGCATTAAAATTTAAAGCTGATGGCTATGAAAAAGTCATTATTACAATTGATAATGCACGTTATGGTTATTGGCGACGTCAAGAAGAAGATTATTATAAACGCAACCGTGCAATTGCACGTGCTGAAGCACAAGAATCTGATTCATTTGATTGGGAAGGCTATTTTGAAGCTCTTGGAATTGTTATTCAAGAATTAAAGGATAATATGCCTTGGATTATTATCGATGTCCGTCATTGTGAAGCCGATGATTGTATTGCAGTGCTATCTAAATATTTATCACTTAACGGCTATAAGGTTCGTGTTATTTCATCTGATGGTGACTTTACACAACTTCATAAAATTGAAGATTTAGATCAATATTCACCAGTTCAGAAAAAATTTGTAAAAGTCAAAACTGGCTCGCCACAAGAAGATTGTCTAACTAAAGTTTTAAAAGGCGATCGCAAAGACTGTGTTGCATCGATTAAAGTTCGTGGTGACTTCTGGTTAACATATGACCAAGACACTGAACGCACGCCAGCTACATCTGCAGATTTTGTTAAATCTCTTGTTGGCAAATCGGATGATGAAGTGTATAATGCATTTATGGCTGAAATTTCTAAAAAGGCATCAAGCAAAAAAGTAGGTGTTGAAAATTGCCATAAACTGCTAAAATTACAAGGCATTGATGTTGATCAATCTCCTGAATTATATACCGACACTACAGTTATGGCAACAAAAATCGCAGACTTGTGGATGCATCGTTTCAAACGCAATCGTGTATTAATTGACTTTGATTATATTCGTGATGATATTCGTGAATCAATTATTGATGCATATAAATCATACACACCTGCTCCACGCGGCAAAACATATTCATATATGGTCAAAAACAAGTTAACCAAACTTCTTAAAGATCTCAATTGCATTTGAGGTACATATGAAAAAGTTTATTAAACGATTATTATCAGGACTTGCTTGGTGGGTCCTGGAAGACGAAATTCGAGATAAATGGATTTAGCGTGGTTATTTCAATGACTACACTAAATGGATGTCTCGAGATTTTCCTGTAATGGAAGATATGTATGAACATTTTAAAGATGTGCCATACGGCGGCCCAATTAACAATTGCAAACGTCGTCAAGAACTTGAAGAAAAATATAAAGTTTAGTGCTTTATATTTTCTGTGTTAAAATATACTCATACCAAATACATAAGAGGTAATTGAAATGGCTAAAGAGAAAGTTGAATTTAATCCAGCCCTTCACGGTGAACAACTAGAACATTGCATCAAGCAGTGCTCAGATCACAAAGCAATTATCGAAGGCGCAAATGAAGCAATTCGTGAAATTCGCAAAACTGCATGTGAAGAGCTCGGTGTATCTGGTAAAGATTTTAACCAAATGCTTCGAATCTTCCATAAAGACGAACGCGAAAAACTCGAAACCGAAAATGAAGAACTATTAGAGAAGTATGATGCAGTCTTTAGAAAATAATCTTATGGAAGTCCTGCAGCAGAAAACTGCTGCAGCATATGACAAACAAACTACTTCTGCTGAAATTACTGCACTTGTCAACACCGAAGGCCTTAGTTATTTAGAAGCAGTGTCATGGTGGATGGAAGAACGAAGCATCCCTGAAAATCAGTTTGCCAAGTATATTCCTGAAACTATTATCGAACAGCTCAAGTCCGAGGCCCTAGATGACAACCTTTTGAAGCCTTCAATGGCAAAACAAAACAAGTATTCTACATTGGATTTTATGTATGGTTAAATTGTTATTGCCGCCAAACAATAACATTCGTATTGATGCAAAAAGTGTATATAACTTATACCTTCAGCTGAAAAACCATTTCAACGGCAGACGTTGTGTAATTAAATCTGATTGGCGAATGAAAGTCTCTGATGATTCATTCGCCAAACGTAAAGATAAATTCTTTTTCCAGAAGTTGTCTGAAAAATTTACTTTGAAGGAATTATGCTTGATCTTCATTAGTAACTTAGTGGCAAACCAAGACGCATGGATTGGTGAGATCAGTGATTCTGATGCAGTAAATTTTTACAAAACGTATCTTGCTAGGTTACGAATTGTTACTGCCAGGTATGAAGACGATGTGAAGAACATTTACTATTTTTCAAAAAAAGTAAATATCAAGTCGCTTAATGATATTTTTGTTTATAATGAATCTATCAAATCTTCGTATATCTTTAAACTCCTTCAAAGTGGAATAATTTCATTTGAAACATTTATTATGCTTGATAGCTTCCTCAATATAATTGAGGAACATGATAAACATGACAATATTATTTGGTCCTCATATTCAGTTCGCCTTAAGGCATATCGCAAACTTTTTACTGTAGATTCTGATAAATGTAAGTCAAAATTTATCAGTAGCATAAAAGCTGCAAAATTCTGAGTATAAATAAAAATATCAATTTGCTTAAATCATTTTGGTATTAAATTAATCTCTCTTATATTTTAGGTGTACAATTTATAAGAGTTTAATAAACACGGTACATCACCAACTGTTAAAAACTTAAAGGATAATATTATGTTTCAACGCAAAGACCCAGCTCAATTAGCCGCTCACCTTCAAGAACTTAAAGGTGGTTCAAGTTTCAATGAAGCTGATGGTAAAGAATGGAAATTGACGCTCGATACTGCTGGTAATGGCTCCGCTGTTATTCGTTTTCTTCCAGGCAAAACTCCAGATTCTATGCCATTTGTTAAATTGATTAACCATGGCTTTAAAATTGGATCAAAATGGTATATCGAAAATTGTACATCTACACATGGCAAATTCGATGAATGCCCAGTTTGTAAACATATTAGCGAAAACGATCTGTATAATACAGACAACGCAATGTATGGTAAACTTAAACGTAAATCTTCTTTCTGGGCTAACATCTTAGTTGTTAAAGATCCGGCTCACCCAGAAAATGATGGCAAAGTATTTAAATATCGTTTCGGTCAAAAAATCATGGATAAAATTAACTCTATGGTTGAAGTCGATACAGATATCGGTGAAGTTCCAGTCGATGTTACATGCCCATTCGATGGTGCAAACTTCATCATGAAAGTGAAAAAAGTTTCAGGTTTCAGCAACTATGATGATTGCAAATTCCAGAAACAATCAAAAATTCCTAATATTGACGATCCGGCGTTCCAAGCAAAATTAATTGAAGATATGTTTGATATTGATTCAATTATTGCAAAAGACAAGTTCAACAGTTATGAAAAGAACTTAGAATCGTTTAATCGTGTTATGGGTACAGCAGCTCTTGGTGGAGCAGCTGCAGAAGCATCAAAAAATGCAGAAGCAGTAGCAAATGAATTGGAAGATTTTGAAAAACAAATGTCACAATTCACAGCAGAACCTACATCAGTTACCCCTGATCCAGTTCAATCAGCTGAACCTGTTAAAGAAGATCCAGAATTAAATGACTTATTAAATGGCCTTTAATTCAAACAAATAAATTAAGAGAGCTTCGGCTCTCTTTTTTGTTGCACGCTATTTACGCATCAAAGGTTTTTGTATATAATAGGATCTATACTCAAAAGCGAGAAAACTATGCTTATTCAAATAACAGGTTTAAAAGTTCTCAGAGACGTCCTACGTAACAATGAATTAATTGTCCGTGATTTTAACGTAGATTTATCATACCTTAATAATGATAATCAGTGGGAGGGCTTATTTTGGTTTGTACAGCGTCTAGACTCTAATAGCAACTTTTATAAAGTTGAATCTCATATGATTTTAACTAAAGCTATATTTTTGATGAGTGTGTATGATGTAGCTATTGGGTTTGATCGTGACAACCAATCTGTTGTATTGAATATGTCAGATGATAATACATACTTTATCAAATGGCATCGCCCGGAAGATTTACTACGAATCCTTTGGGTAGTTTTAGAGATGTCATCATTTAGTCCAGAAAAATCATATGCTTATGAAGATTTTCGCCAAGCTACTAGATTGATAACTGATCATTTAGATGAATACCATGATCCACGAGACACTTGGGTACGAATTTTAAAATTATCTTCAGAGTATTTTGGAGGCTTTGATGCGCTTGTATAGGCTGATGTGTAAGGAAGAATTTGACGCGGTTTCGGAGGAATTCCCTTTGGCGTGGCGTGGAAACTTCAAATGGTTCACGGACAATTTAGATTTCTTAAAACGTGTTGCAGATGGCATGTTTAATAATTCTAAGTTTGCTCCAGGGAGATATGATTATCTAGTAGTATATGACGTTGTAGCATATGATAGGACGTTAAATGATTTGTGGGCATTTAGTAGAGTGTCAAATCATGAGTTGATGCTTCGACGTTCTAAACAGCCTTTGCATGTCATACAGGTTGCAGCGAAATTTGAGGTCGAAAATTTATTAAAAGATTTTGATAAATTAGTTTACAATGAACTTCAAACATGTTATAATAGTTTTAACAACTTGAATATGAAGGAATTATCATGAACGAACATGAAAAAGCTATTAGTGACGCAATTGCATCAATGCGCCCTACAGTACTTCCGACAGTTAAAGATGAATTGTACAAAGACTGTGTTAAATGGTTCGAAGAATTCCAATTAGCACTTAATCATGGTAGAATTCGCAAATTTATCTTGTTGAATCTAGTGCCTAAGTCATTGAAGGTCCTATGGAGTATTAAAATGTTCCCTAAAATCAAAGGACATGATTTTAACAAAAAATATTCATGTAAGTACACAACATGTGAATTTAGTGATAATTATGCTAAAGTAACTGTGCACAAACGTGGATCAAATTTAGTACCATGCCATGTCCATCTATCTAGGAAGTTCCTCTAATGATTGAAGTCGGAAACGTTTATGAAATTACACAAGAATGGCTTGATGAGCCATTAAATGCAAAAATATCTTTGCGTATGCCTGAGTTTAAACTCGGCGCAAAGTTCAAGGTAATTGAAACTGAATCTATCATTGGCAATAGCCCGGATGCAATCTCTATTCTCAATATGGATACAAATGAATATCATGAAATTGAAGATTGTCCTATTGCAGATTTAGTATGGAGTTTCTTTAGTGCAGCTGAAGAACGTAAAGGCTTTATCAAATTAGTTAACTAAGGAATAATGATGATTCAACTTGTATTTGCTCATGCTAAAACTGAATTTGGCTCACATGACGGAATGCCGTGGCCGCGAATTAGCCAAGATTTCAAGAATTTTAAAGCTCGAACTTCTGGTACAATATTAGTAATGGGCTCTAAAACATTTATGTCTTTGCCTGCTCCACTCGAAGATCGCAAACATATTGTTATTGCTGACAAAGCACGCCCTACGCCAAAATGCAAAAATGGCTCTTGGGCTGATGAATATATTGACCTGTCTGAATTAGATTCATATTTGCAGCATTGGAAGAAAAATGGATACTATTCTGTTATTGGCGGTGCTGACCTTTTAAAGCAAGCATTGCCATATGCAGCTAAAATCATACATACTGAAATTTCGTATGATCGTATGGAAGGCACAGAAGTTACTCAACATTTAGATCAAGAGTTTCTAAATGACGTATGGTACTTTGGCGAAAAGGTTGAGCGCCATTGGTACAAGATTGACCAAACAACCTCTATTACTGAAAATGTATTAATTAACTCGGAGAACGTTCATGTCTATTAAATTATCAAAAATTGTTACTGTAGTCGATATCAAACGCCGCACTACTGCAAAATTCTTTAATTCTGTTCGTAAAGGCGATCAGATTCGTATTGAGCACAATGCCGGTAATCACCCATATAAATCGACTTCACCTCGATACACTGTAACAAACATGTCGACGATGGAGCAACTTACAATCAATAATGCTTCTTTACTCAATGGATTAGACGTTTTTAATTTTCTAGAGAGCGCTTAAGCGCTCTTTGGTATATAATAGTCGTATATAGTTTAGGAGCAAAATATGAAAGCGTACCATGATTTATTGCAAAAAATTCTTGATGAAGGTGAAGAAGTTACCAATGAGCGCACAGGCGTAGGTACACTTTCAATATTCGCCGAACAAATTAAGTTTGACTTACGTGAAGGCTTTCCGGCAGTTACGACTAAAAAGCTTGCATTCAAATCGATGATCGCTGAATTATTATGGTTCATCCGCGGTTCATCAAATTTATATGATCTTCGTGCATTGACCCACGGTGAAGAGCATCGATTTAATGATGAAAAGAAAACAATTTGGGATGACAATTACAATGTTCAAGGCAAAGAACTTGGCTATTCTAATGGATATTGCGGATTAGTGTATGGTACTCAATGGCGTAACTTTGGGCCAACCGGTGTCAATGTTGAAGAAGATTTCGGCGGGACATATTATCATGATGTTCCTGGTGTAGATCAGCTTGCCGAGATGATCAAAGAAGCAAAAGCCAATCCTGGCTCACGACGCCTAATTGTCGAGGCATGGAACCCACAATTAATTTGGGAGCATAAAACTCTACCTGGTTATGAGTCACACTATGAAATCCAAAAGCCTATTTTGCCGCCGTGTCATACTGGGTTCCAAATTAATATTTCTGGTGAATTTATTGATATGATTTGGCAACAACGCAGTGTAGATACATTCTTAGGGCTGCCATTTAATATTGCATCTTATGCTGCATTGTTGAGAATTTTCGGACAGATTCTTGACAAAACACCACGTTATTTAACCGGGCAACTTGGTGATGTGCATATTTACAAAAATCATATCGAGCAAGTCAAAGAGCAATTGACACGTGAAGAATATGATTTGCCTATTCTTACAATTAATCCAAATCTTAAGACACTTGAAGATTTTGAAAAAGCTGTAGTAGGTGATTTCACTCTAATTGGATACAAACATCATGAAGCAATCAAAGCTCAAATGGCTGCTTAAAGTTTTATTTGCAATGACGGAATTCTGGTTCTTCGGAATTCCTATTGCAGGTGGATTTGCTGCATTGGTATACATCGCTACCTCTGACCAAACTTCTGCATTATTTACATTCTGTTGGGCGGCATTTATATATTTCTTGCTTGACTTTTCCGATACAAAGGAAAAGATTCAAAAATGATTTCTATATAAATTTGAATTCAGGAAATTTATCGCTATTACATCTAGATCTTACCACAGAGATACTAAGATCTAGTTTTTCTGCAGCCTCTCTGCAACAGCTATAGTGAATTCCATAAATTGACACAGGTTTTCTATTTCCTGGGTCTTTGCCTTTATGTATTTTTGATAGTTTTTGTTTAAACTCATCTGAATGATCTTTACCGTAAAACGGGTTGCGTGTACCGACCATATTACGTCTTAACTGGCCTTTGCTCATGTTTTCACGTATTACTTGCGCTTTATCCAAGGAGTATACCTCTTCCAGTTTTTTACCTTTAAGGCAATTAGGGCGTCCAAATTTCGACTTGCGTTCGTCGGGACTTAACTTACAATTATTTGTGTGAATTGATTTAGCAATTTTAGCTAAAATTTTCTCTTTATTTGGGTGAGCAGATAGTGTGTCACCAAATGATGCATCGGCAATATTATATCCATTTAGCTTACTGTTCATTTCAGAAATCCAGAAATTTTCTCGTTCTATGATTAAATCTTTAGAATATTCAAGCTCTTCAAGTATAGATGGAATAAATACCTTTTTGCCGTACTTATTATATGAACGTTGCAGTTTTATACTTGAATGAGTACCATTTTCCAAGTCTTTGAAATGACGCGCCCATCTTTTGCTAAAGTCTTTAGCACTACCGACATAGCATTTATTTGTAATAATGTTGGTGATTTTGTAGATTCCAGAAGCCATAATAGGTTATCCATTCAATTATATGCTATTTATATAATAGTATTACAATATACACATACAGTTTCAACGAGGAAATCAGTTAGTGAAAGTTATTAAGTCAAGTGGTATTGCACAAGAATTCGATTCATCTAAAATTATTCAAGTTTTAGAATGGTCCTGTGAAAGTACCCAAATCAACCCGTATGAATTATTTGAACGGTGCCGTCCATTTTTTAAAGATGGTATGTCGACGACAGAAATTCAACGTGCTATTGTAAAGGTTGCAGCAGATTCTATTAGTGCAGAAGAATCTGATTACCAATATGTTGCATCTAACCTGGCATTGTTTGGACTTCGTAAAGATGTCTTTGGACAATTTGATCCACCTAAATTATTTGATCATGTTAAAAGTGGTGTCGAGCAAGGAGTATATGATCCTGAATTGCTCACAAAATGGACAGCTGACGATTATGAAATTTTAGAAAGTATTCTTGATCATGACCGTGATTTTAATTTTACGTATGCAGGTGCAATGCAAGTAAAAGATAAGTATCTTGTAAAAGATCGATCTTCTGGTAAAATTTACGAAACGCCACAATTTATGTTCATGCTTATTGGCATGTGTTTGCATCAAGATGAGCCTCAATCTCTTCGTTTCAAATATGTAAAAGATTTTTATGATGCAGCGTCATTAAAACAAATTTCTTTGCCGACACCAATTCTTGCAGGTGTTCGTACACCGACACGCCAATTTAGTTCATGTGTATTAATTGAATCCGGAGATAGCCTAGACTCAATTACAGAAAGTACATCAGCTATTGTCAAATATGTTTCTAAACGTGCTGGCATTGGTATTGCTGGCGGTGCAATTCGTGCTGAAGGTTCTAAGATTGGACCAGGCGAAGTCAAGCATACCGGTGTAACTCCATTCTGGAAACTTAAAAATGCTGCTGTTCACTCATGTTCACAAGGTGGCATTCGTAAAGGTTCTGCTACTTGCTATTGGCCAATTTGGCACCTTGAATGCGAGAACTTGATGGTCCTCAAAAACAATAAGGGTATTGAAGAAAACCGTATCCGTCACATGGACTATGGCATTCAAATTAATAATCTTATGATTGAGCGTTATTTGAATAACGACTATGTTACGTTGTTTAGCCCAGATGTATTAGACGGCAAATTATATGATGCATATTTCAGAGATGAAGATCTATTCCGCGAACTATATGAAAATTTAGAAAAAGATTCTAATGTTCGTAAAAAACGTATTAAAGCAGCGGAATTGTTCATGGGGCTCTTCATGACTGAACGAGCAAACACTGCTCGTTTATATCCATCTCATGTTGACAACACAAACAATTACGGTCCTTGGATTCGTCAAATTGCACCTGTAAAAATGTCTAATCTGTGCGCAGAAATTGCTTTACACACTGTTGCATTAGGTACATACAAGGATCAACGTATTGCAGTTGCATCTGGAGACATTGTTAAGTTCATCGAAACATATGGAACCAACCAAGTTGTGCTGCCTACAAATTCTGAGCTGTTCAAACGAGTAGATCCAGATTATGAATCGTCTAAAGGTGAAATTGCATTCAATATTCAAGAGGACCTTGGTGAAATCGCTCTTTGTACTTTAAGTGCATGGGTCCTTGATAATTTCGACTGGAAAAATCAAGAAGAAGTCAACCGCATTGGCATGGTAATGGTACGTGCACTTGATAACTTATTAGATTATCAAGACTATCCTCATAAAAATGCATTGAAGGCAAAAGAATATCGTTCTTTAGGCATTGGTGTTACAAACTTTGCAGCATGGTTAGCTTCAAATGCATGTTCATATGAAGACGGCAATGAAATTACTCATGAGTTATTTGAACGTCTTCAATACGCACTAATCAAAGCCTCTATTGATTTAGCCAAAGAGAAAGGCCCTTCCCCACAATTATGGAAGACCAAATATGGGCGTGGTGAATTACCTATTGATTGGTATTGCAAAAATGTCGATGAATTAGTAGCGCCAAATTATGTTTTAGACTGGGAAGGCCTACGTATTGACCTTAAAGAATTTGGTATGCGTAACGTAACGTTATCTGCTCAGATGCCTTGTGAGTCTTCAAGTCAAGTGTCTAATTCTACCAATGGCATTGAAAAACCTCTTAAACCTGTTTCATATAAGCAGTCTAAAGATGGTTCATTTAACCAAGTAGTTCCAAACTATGAAGCCAATCAGCTGTTCTATGACTTCGCATGGGAATCTGCAGCTCGGGATGGCAACAAAGGTTACTTAACACAAATGGCTATTGAGCAAAAATGGACAGATCAAGCGATTTCGATCAATACATATTACGTGCCTGTTAGTTATGAAAACGGTAAAGTTCCTATGTCACAAATGATGGATGATATGTTATTCTGTTTCTATTACGGAAACAAAAACATGTATTATCACAACACAGACGATGGCTCTGGTGCAGATGATTCGAATTCTGCCGATTGTGATGCATGCAAACTCTAATTTGTGGTAAAATATTAACCTGGGCCTCGTAAGAGGTCCACATATTCAAGGAATTTTTAAATGAGCAATACTGTTTTTAATCAATTAGCAAATCATATGCTTCAGCCGATGTTCTTTGGTGAGGACACTGGCGTAGCACGCTACGAAGAAGTTAAACATGAAAAATTTGAAGAGCTAACAACAAAGCAACTCTCGTTTTTCTGGCGTCCTGAAGAGGTAAATCTAACCACCGACAAAGCCCAATTTGATAAACTCTGGGAGTCCGGCAGAGGTTACCTGCAAGAAATCTTTACAAACAATTTAGGTTATCAAATCCTTATGGATTCGGTACAAGGAAGAGCACCTGCGATTGTTTTAGCATCAATATGTTCTGATGTTGCATTAGAAACATGGATTATGACATGGACATTCAGTGAAACAATTCACTCTCGTTCATATACTCATATTATTCGTAATTTGTACTCTGATCCTTCTAAAATCTTTGACGGTGTTGTTGCTAATAAAGAAATTATGGCTCGTGCTACAGCAATTTGTGAACGATATGACAAATTACACGAATTAGTAATTTTATATCAAGCTGACAAAATTCGTGATCAAGTACGCCCAGGCCAGTTACGTGAAGTTAAGAAAGCATTATACATGTGTCTTCATGCAATCAATGCTCTTGAAGCTATTCGGTTTTATGTTTCATTCATCTCAACTTGGAACTTCTTTGAAAACATGAAAATCATGGAAGGTAACATGAAAATCATGCAATTCATTGCACGAGATGAGAACTTGCACCACCAAGGTACACGTTATATTCTTCAACAAATGAATAAAGGCATCGATGGTACAGAATGGCGCGAAATTGCGCTTGAATGTAAAGATGACGCAGAACAGTTATTCATTGAAGTTCGCAATCAAGAACGTGCTTGGGCTTCATATGTTTATCGTAATGGGTGCCCAGATGGCTTAACCGTTGAATTAGTTTGGGATTTCATTGACTACCAATTAGTGCCGGCGATGAATAATGTAGGACTAACTTGTCCTATCGAACGCCCTAAACGTCACCCTCTGCCTTGGGTAAACAAATACTTAATGGCATCGTCTGTCCAAGTTGCAAAACAAGAGGCAGAATTAAGTTCTTACTTAATTTCACAAATTGACAATGATGTTGATGATAATATTATTGCACAATTTAGAGAGAAATATTTACCTAAGCGTAAGTAATCCTAGTTACAAAAATATTAATAGATTTGTAACTATGGCACTCTAAGTTATTGATATTTGAAGTAATTTTCTAGAGTGCCACTTCAAAAAGTTATAAATAACAACGTTATTTGTTATTACGTTGGTTATCTGGTCCGGGAACCGGACCAGTCTGCTGCAGATGCATTTGATTATAAGGAGCTTAGTGCTCCTTTCTTTTTGATTAAAGAAAATAGAAACGTGGCTTTGCCACTACACAACAGTGCTTTTTATTTTCTAATAGTATAATGGCACTATAAACTAGGAGATTACCATGGACAAACTTTTCAAAAATCTAATGGCGTTAGTTGATCCAGAAGATTTCTCAAAATTCTTTTATAAAGACTTCGTTACGCCAATGGGCACTTCAGTGCGAATCTTTTCATATAACTATGCATCATACACCGATTGGCTAAACGAAGATGCACTAGAAGCACGTGGCATCATGTTTGAAATGGACGGTGAGACTCCGGTTCGTATTATGTCACGCCCAATGGAAAAATTCTTTAACTTAGATGAAACACCATTTACACAAAATCTTGATTTATCTAAAATTGCATATGGCATGGTAAAGGAAGACGGATCATTAGTATCAACATACACTGATCACGGATATCTACGTACTAAATCAAAGGCATCAATTTTCTCTACACAAGCAATTGAAGCACAAATGTTATTGTCTAATATTGACCATGTCGATTTGCATGATCGCTGTCTCGAACTTGCCAATGAAGGGTATACTTGTAATTTTGAATATGTTTCACCGGGCAATCGTATTGTAATTGCTTACCCTAAACGAGCGTTAGTACTACTAAACGTACGCAATAATGAAACAGGCAAATATGTCCCATATTCAGAATTGAAACGTGATCCTGTGCTTCGCAAATATTTAGTAGAAGGCTTCCCACTAGCCGAAGGTTCGGATCGTGCTGCAATGGTTGAAGAAATTCGTGCTTCTGAAAATATTGAAGGCTATGTGTTCGTAATGGAAGACGGACTCACATTTAAATTGAAGACTGCATGGTATTCAAATCTTCATCGTGTTAAAGATACAATCAATAACGATAAAGACTTATTTGGTGTAATTGTAGCCGGCGGTTCAGATGATTTGAAATCATTATTTGAAGATGACTACTCGCGATCAAAAATCGAAGCATATGAAAAAATATTCTTTGATTATTTGCGAGACTCTTTAAAGGAATTATTAGCGTATCATAAAGAATTTGCAGGTTCTGATCGTAAAACATTTGCAATTAATTCGCAAGCAAAATTCCAGGCGCTTGGGAAGCCAGAATTATTTGGAATTTCTATGGCAAACTTCAGTGGCACAATGTCACAAGACGATTTAGTCAAAGAAATTAATAAAGTCTTTATGAAAAATACCGATCGATATAAACTCAGCGAGTTTTCTACGGAGTCATAATGATTGGCATAGTAATACTACTCATTGTTTTATTAGGTGCTCTATTTCGTAGAAATCGCCAACAAGCTAGGGCGATTTCTAAATTGAAATATGATGTGTTCTGCGGGAAGCTTAAATTTTATCGAGCTAAAAATGAGTTAAATCGCATCAAAAACCCTTTGCCGGATTTGTCATCTCTTAAGAAATTAGAGTTCATAGGATTTGATAAAATCGCATTAAATTTTTTCAATAGGTAGTTTACTTTTGATAAGACTATTGATATAATGGTCTTATCAAAAATATTGTAGAATGAGGAAATTAATATGAAACACACCGTACATACATTAACTGAAGATGTCTTAGTTGAAATGTTTGGTGATTCCAAGGATTGGTGTAGTGTTTTTAAAGACGGCAAACGCGTTGGATATTTTGCTGATCTTCGCAAAGAAGTGTTAAAACGACAAACTCTTGCAGATAAAAAGGAACGTAAAAAATTCCATGACAGTTTAATGCTTAATGACAATATTAGTGAAACAAAACGCTTCTTAGAATCTCGTTTGAAAAACGCACATGTTTTCATCAATGAAACTCAGCCTAATGTACATTTAAATGGATCAAAATTTTACATTATTTGCGGAGCAACTCCTAAAATTCGCATGGGTGTAACTCACAAAGAATTAGACTTTGATCAAATTGTTCAACTAGCCGAACGTGAGGCTCGCCAATCGTCTTCTAAGCGTCATGCATTATTTAGTAACCTTGATCTTGAAGAAGCTGCACAATTGATCGAATTACTAGCAGGTAAATAACATGTATGTATTACTTTTGACTATTACTACATTTGGTTGGTTCACTGATGATAAGACTACTCTTACTATTGATGGATTCAAGAGCCAACAGATTTGCCAAATAGCAGGCGAACAATTTAAAGATGAACATACAAAGAAATTTGTATCTAAAGCCACTTATACCTGTGTGAGAAAATCATGAAAGTAAATCAAGTACTACGCACATATCAAGGATTCTGGAATCCTGTGAACAATCATTCAGTTGTAAGTGAAGATTATTCTGCGCTATATAAATTATGTGATGCAGCAGCATACAACGGGCGCTCATATTTAATTCTACGGCAATCTGAATTACCAATGTACATGTTTGGTGATGTAGAGACTTTAGTTACATTTACACAAACTGAACAGGAAATCTGTGACTTTAGACGACGTTTATTGATTAACATGTTTTCTAATAATGGCTTCAAAATTGCAGTCGATGATGAATACAAACAACTTAAAATATGGTGGGTGTAATGATTACTGCGGAAGAACGTGCTAAACTAACAAAAGATGCACAAACCTCTATTAAACTAGAACTAACTAAATTGACTAAACTTGTACTTGAAGAAATTGATAAGTCGATTACTCATCGCACTGAAAAAGGCGAATGGCATGTACGAGTCAATGCAATAATTATTGCACGAAATATCATCGAGCTTCATCGCTCAGCTCTGACCCCAAATGAAGTGCAAAATTCAGTAATTGCCGCACTTCGTGAAATCGGATATGATGCATACATAACTCAAGCCCTTTTACACATTGAATGGAGCCGATAATGGACAAGAAAGTAGTTTTAACTGTAGGCGCGCCTGGTTCTGGCAAATCAACTTGGGCCTTAGAACAAGTTGAAAAGTCTCGAAAGGGTAATAAAACTATCACATTAACGCGTGATGATATGCGAGCACTATTATTTGGTGGTAAATACAAATACTCACGTGAAAATGAAGCACTAGTAACTCAATCCTTAATGCACACTTTAAAACTTGCGTTAGCAGACAAAGTTACAGATCGCATTATTATCGCAGATACAAACCTAAATGAATCAACACGCAAGACAATCTATAATTTCTTGATTAAAGAACAAGAGCACCATGACGGCAAAATTACATATGAAGAAAAACCATTTGATGAATCATGGGTAGAACTCGAAAAACGTAACTTGACTCGTGGGAACAAAGCAGTTCCAAAACCAGTACTTCGTGACATGTATTTACGAATGCAAAAGTACTTAGGAAAGCATCGCCAATATGTGCCAAATCCTGAATTACCAAAGGCCGTCATTTTTGATCTTGATGGCACATTAGCTAATAATGATCATCGTGATGCATTTGCATACTGGAAACTCGATAAAGATACTCCAGTAGAATTCGTGGTTAATATTCTTAAAATGTACAAACAAAACGGCTATAAAATTCTCTGTGTATCTGGGCGTAATGCTGGTACTAAAGATGATAATCTAAAGTATTATAACATGACGGCAGATTGGTTGTCGTATAATGCAATCCCATGGGACAACTTGTACATGCGAGCTCACGATGATCGTCGCAAAGATGATATTACTAAGGAAGAAATCTTCTGGACTCATATTGCGGACAACTATAATGTTGAATGCGCTTTTGACGACCGCGATCGCGTCATTGAACTTTGGCGACGAATTGGTGTAAATGCAGCTCAAGTGCAATTCGGGGAGTTTTGATATGCGTTATGCAGCATGTATACTTATTGAAAATAATGGAAAATTCCTTGCGGTTAGTCGCAAGGATGACCTAACAGATTTTGGATTGCCTGGCGGCAAAATCGACTTAGGCGAAACAATTGTTGAAGGTGCAAAACGTGAATGCCTTGAAGAGACTGGCATCTGGCCTACAGTTCTTGACTTAAGTGATCCATATGTTGCAATTGATGGCGATTTCGAAGTTAGCACATTTCATGCAATTCCATCAAGCATGAAAGAACCTTACCAGCCTTTAGCTGAATCTGAAACAGGTTTAGTAGAATGGGTTACTGCTGATAAGCTAATGGAAGGCACATTTGGCAAATATAATCGCGATGCTTTAATTCATTTCGGGTATATTAAAAAATATCAAATTTGGTATACTCATGACACTAAACTAAAATATCCACCACAAGATGAATTTTATGCAACTTCAGCAGTTGAAGCAATCAAGAAATTTCTTGTAGCTTCTGCTGGACAATATTACGTACACCACGTTGAGGAAATACAATGAACCTTTATCAAAAAATCAAAGACATTCATGTTATGCATAACGCTATTATGCCAAAGGAAGAGGCAAGCAAAATTGAAGTGTTGCTTGAAGAAGACGGGCGATGTAAAAAATATATGCAAGAACATAATTGTAATGCATTTTTATTTGTGACACCAGGTTTTTCTTTCGGTGGACGAATCTTTTTTGATCGCGATGAACGATTTGCACCTGGTGATGTAGTTCGAACTTCATTAGTAAAATCAATTGATAGTATTGATGGCGAATTTAGCGTAGTACAAACTCGCAATACTCGATACATTTGTTTAGGCTAAACTGCTATAGGGATATTTGAAATATAATAACCTTATACTCGAGGTAATGATATGAAAGCTACTACGTTTATGCAAATCGCTTATTTAGTTTCACAAGAATCTAAATGTGTATCTTGGAAAGTTGGTGCAGTTATTGCCAAAAATGGACGTATTATTTCAACTGGATATAACGGCTCACCTGCCGGAGGAGTAAATTGCTGTGATCATGCCGAACAAGAAGGATGGACAACTAACCGATACAATCCGGTCCCTCCACACAACAACACAGTCTTACTTAAAAGTGAATGTCGTGTCTCGCACAGCACCTGGTCTGCAATTAATGAGATTCATGCAGAACTTAATGCAATCTTATACGCAGCAAAAAATGGAACGTCAATTGACGGTGCGACAATGTACGTCACTCTTAGCCCGTGTCCTGATTGCGCAAAAGCTATTGCCAACAGTGGCATTAAACAACTGGTCTACTCAGAGACATATGATCGCAACATCGAAGGTTGGGAAAAAATACTCGAAGCTGCAGGAATTAAAGTCTTTCAAATCAACAAGCAAGCGTTAAAGAATCTTGATTGGACAAATATCATAAATTACGGAGGTTTACAATGAGTTTAAATTTGACCCAACTTGGGTACAGAAAACTTCACTCTCACGTTGCAACAGTATTACATAGTGGAACACATCAAATCGTTTTTCAAAAGAAAAATGGTGACATCAGAGTTATTCAAGGTACTCTTGATCCAGGAGTATTAGCTCAAAAACTCGGTGATGCATTTGATGAAACTTCTGTTCGGGTTATTGATGAAAGTGTAAAAACATCTTTGCCTGTCTATGACGTTGAATTAAATGATTGGCGTTCATTCTCTCTTGATAACGTAATCGGTATTGATGGTATAAATATCAATACATTATTAAAACATGCTCAAATTAATCTTGAAGAGGAATAAAAATGTCTCAACATAAAATCGTTGCATTAGGTTCACATGTAATTCTTAAAGCTGTTGCAAAATCTGCTGGCGCTACAGAAAAAACTGCATCTGGGATTCTATTGCCTCCTAAAAAGGAAAGTGAAATCCCTAATATGTGTGAAATCTTTGCAATTGGGCCTACAGTTCCATTTGGTTTATTTGAAATTGGCGACAAGACTCCATTCCCGCTAGGTGAAAAATTAAATGTTCCACATCCGGATGTAGTTGCAGGTATTTGTGAAGCTAAAGATCGAGATGATAAATTTATCACTACACATTTTTCAAATATTGCTTGTGTATACAAATAACAATAGTAATTAAGGCGCTTCGGCGCCTTGTCTCGTTTATAAATATTTTCATACTACAACTTATAAACGAGAAATAGAATGGACATTCAAAATATCTTAGCAATACAACGCGAAGCTTGGAATAGAGGTCATGAAAATTATGGCACTGAGCTTGACATTTTAGGTGCAGCCAAAGTAATTTTAGATCGATTTAAACATTTAAATCCGGCACAAAAACGGTTATTTGACTCGATTGAATCTATTGATGCAGTTAAATTTGCAAAGCCTTTGTGTTCTCGTGCAAATAAAGAAGTTCGCCGTTTAGTGGTAACACTTAAATGAAATTATTTAGCTCAATATATGAAGATGCTCGCGATGCTGGTTATCCTCACGAGTTATATACTCCAAGACCATTAGGCGCCAAAGATTTAAATTTTGTTAAAATTAATTCAAATCGTGCGCCTGGTCAAACTGCTCTCAAATATGACGGAACAGAACTTATAGGAAGTTGTGTTTTGCAAAATACCGATAGAATTTTTCAGTATTCACACATAGAAAGTGAAGAAAATGAATATCATATTGAATCCGTCGAAATGTACAGAAATCTCTGGAACTCGATCCATATTCCTCTACAAAGCACTAAATTTATAGGAAATTAAAATGAAATCTTTTAAACAAGTATTATCGGAATCTACCCAACTTGATGAAGCAACGGCTCTTACCGCAAAAAGCACAAATCTTCGTAAACAAATCGAATTATTTTTGCGAGATGTAAGCGCAGAACAAAAAACCGTAAAAACACCTAACGAAAAACGTGTATACACTGAAATTGGCGTAATGGTGTCTCATATGTTAGCCAAACTTCAAGAAATTGATAATAAAATTCATATGGATCTATAAAATGAAAGCATTTTCTCAATTTGCAAGAGAAGTAAACTTTCCTTTGACAGAAAGCATAGACAAAAAATTTTATGTGTTAATAACACGTGTAGGAAAGGATGGTATTACACGTGTCCAGCATAGAGACGAGTGGTTTACTGCAGCGCAGTTAGCTAGATTTAAACGCAACCTTGAATCTGATGGCTATGAAAAAAGTAACAATTCCTCTATTACTGTAAAAGGATATGATAATTTTGCTAAATGGTACAAAGATGCCATTGCAGCAAAAGCTAACAAACAAATGAGTTGGGCTCACGATATTAAAATTCCGAGTTCCGAATCATATTTTGTACCGTATTAAAATAAATGGGCTCAATTGAGCCCATTTTGCTGTTTACATCTTGTCAAATTTGTGGTATAATATTCACATATCATTAATACTTAGGCACATGGTATGGATGTAATAGACATATATTTTAGGCATGCAGGACCAGCCGGTCAGCTAAGCAATTTAACTAAAAATCCATTCATAATGGATAAGATCTTCTTTGGCTCCACTGAAGGCTTTTTACAAGGGCTTCGAGAAAAGAATCCAGAAATCCAGAAAGAAATTTTTGCATTAGATGGCGTCAAAGCTAAAAAGTCAGGTGCTATTCGCCCTATCAAAAACCAAACACTTTATTGGCAAGGCCGCCCATTTGATAGACATTCAGAATTTTACCAAGAATTGTTGCATCGCATGTATATGAATTGCTTTGTGCAAAATGAAAAATACCAAAAGGCATTATATGAAACTCTTGGTAAAAAATTAATTCATAGCATAGGCAAATCCGATCCATTTGATACTATTCTTACTGAACAAGAATTTATTGGAAACCTTGATAGAATTCGCACTAAATATTCTCGTTATCTGGAATTAAAATACGGCTATAACCCTTTAACCTAATAAGGAAAATGAAATGAAATTTGCTCGTAATGATGGCGCACGCCCTGTAGTTGCAATCGATGTTGATGGTGTATGTGTTAAATGGCAATCTGGGCTACCTTACTTCATGGCAAAACATGCGATACCAACAGAAAAAGCTCTTGAATGTATTTTAACTGAAGAATTCATGTCGCCATCACAATTATTTGGCTGTGATCCTTCTATTGCAAAAACATTTGTTGAAGACTATAATAAATCAAACTTTATTAAATATCTTGCACCATATGATGATGCGCTTGAAATGATCAATACGATGAAAGAACACTGGGATTTTGTAGCAGTTACTGCTTTAGGTACAGACAAAGAAACTGTAATGAATAGATTATTCAACCTTAACGCATTATTTCCTGGCGCATTCAAAGACATTTTTGTATGTGATTTTGGTGAAAGTAAAGACAAAGTACTAGAGCGAGTAAGACAGAAACATCAAAATATTGTAATGTTTATTGACGATTTAGGATCAAATATTGAATCCGCCGCACGTGTACTGCCTGATATCCCGCGTTATTATATTCAACGTGGACCTCGTCCAGTAGTAAATGTACCGCATTTTGTTGCTAAGGATCTAAATGAAGTTCGGTTACATTATTTAGCAAAATTATTGCCATCTTATGTTAACATTATCGACGAAGTATGATATAATAGACTCATAAACTGGAGTATAGTATGAATATTTTAGACATTTTAAATTCAATTGCTGCAACTGATTCTACAAACGAAAAGCTGGCAATACTAAAAGCAAATGCTGAAAATGAAACACTCAAAACTGTGTATCGTATGGCATACCATCCACGCCTTCAATATGGCATCAAAAAAATTCCTGAATTTGATAATGCCACAAAACTTGTAAATGTTGAAATTGAATCTGTTCTTGAATTCCTTGAACGTGATTTAGCTACACGAGTTTTTACTGGTAATACTGCAATTCAAGCATTATCACAGAAATTATCTGCACTTCAACCGTGGGATTCGGAAGTTATTCGTCGAGTTATTAAACGTGATCTTGAATGCGGAGCATCAGCAACTCTAGCCAATAAAGTTTGGAAGGGTTTAATTCCATCTCAACCTCAAATGCTTGCTTCTTCAATGAGTGAAAAAGCATTAAGCTTTATCAAATTCCCTGCATTAGCTCAACTTAAAGCTGATGGTGCTCGATGCTTTGCTGAAATTCGTGGTGAATCAATTGCAGATGTAAAATTCTTGAGTCGTGCAGGTAACGAATATCAAGGTCTTGATAATTTAGCTCGAGAATTAATTGCAGCAACACGTGAATATCGTGCAGCAAATGGTCCATGTATGGTAGATGGCGAATTAGTTGCAGTTAGTCGTCCAGTAAAAAATAAAGTTTCAGTAGATGAAATGTTTTCTGCACCAATTGAAATTGATGAATCTCATAAAGCCGATCAAAAAAATGTAGTACTTCGTTCTGAATCAAATGGGCTAGCAAATAAATCACTTAAAGGTACAATTTCAGCTCAAGAAGCTAATGCAATGAGTTTCCAAGTTTGGGATTTAGTTCCACTTGATGTGATTTATGACGGCAAAACTAGTCTTCGATATGAAAACCGTTTTGAACAACTACAAGCATTATTCAAACATTCTGATCGTGTATTAGTAATCGAATCTACTGTAGTTAACAATCTTGATGAAGCTCGAGCAATCTACAAAAAATATGTTGAACAAGGACTCGAAGGTATTATTCTTAAAAATACCGATGGCCTTTGGGAAAATAAACGTTCTAAAAACCAAGTTAAATTTAAAGAAGAAATCATGGTGGATTTACGTATTGTTGCAGTTCAAGAACATAGTAAAGATCCAACAAAACTCGGTGCAGTATTCTTGCGTTCAGATGATAATTTAATTCGAGTTAAATGTGGTTCTGGATTCACTGATACAAATGCAGTTAAAGTTAAAGGCGAATGGGTTCCTATTCCATTTGAAGAGTTAGATGAACTAAATCGTTCTAAACTTTGGTTAACACAAGATGAACTTATTGGTACAGTCGTCGAAATCAAATGTAATGGTTGGATTGCCGCTGAAGGACGTACCGAATATGTTTCATTATTCCTGCCAGTAATCGAACGTCTACGTCATGACAAAAACGAGACAAATTCATTGGCTGATTTATTCCCTGAAGCATTAAATGTAATTGAGGCATAATATGTACAAAGTTCTTTTAGAAATCCATAGCAAAAGAGGCCCATCGCAAAATGTTGCTATATCATCATCTGCGGTTGTACTTGAATTCGATAGTACTTTCGCTCGTGACAGGTTTCTCGAAAACTTGATAGAGCATGAAAACGTTAATGGTATTGAAGTCAATAGAATTGCACGTACATTATAACAAAAAAGGAGCCAAATGGCTCCTTTTTGCGGTTTTAATCCAAGAACTTGTCAGGAAGTCCTTTAAGATTAATTAACGATAATAAAATTTCTGTAGCTTCGACTGAATTCGGAACAACTGCTTCATTCAGTTCTACATCATTTGTATAGAAATTTGCAAATGATGGTGAAATCTTTTCTAATTTCCCTTCAGATAAGAATAAATCGCCGTCATACAAATCTTCACTCTCATCAATTTGATCAGGTCCAACTACTACTGTTTCCATAAGTATTGTATTGTCAACATATTCATCAGCAGTTTCACCGACAATCTTATTGATTTTTAATATTGTCCCACGAGGCAAAATGACTTCACATTCATTAGGATATGAAGAAACCGCACCTGGCACAATGACATTAATTTTATCAGCACCTTTAATTACCAACGCAATTGATGCAGTCATACTAGTGTCACCAACATCACCAGAAGCAATAATATTGCGTTGAGAATCCGTAAATGCAGTAGATTTTACTAAATCAGCAGAAGTGAAGGTAGTTTGGTCTTGTGCAGTAGGTTCAATGTTTGCAGTTGCATTTGCAAAGGCACCATAAATTACCGGATAAAGTGAAGTAGAAACAAAATTACGGAAATACAACGTTTTGTTGTCCATAATTGATTTAAGCTGTCCAATAGCAACACGTTGCCCACGATACAAAATTGTGCCTTTTTCTAATGTTGTACCATTTGCAAATGCAGAATCTAACATATCAATTTTAGGCATTTCACCGTCTGATTCGCTGCGTCCTAGCAAGAATCCATTCATATCTGAATAGCTAAACCCTGTATATGCAACAATGGCATCAATTTGCTCTTTAGAATACTGTCGAATAATATCTCTTTCTGCAGTTTTAGACGTATATGCTTCACGCATTTTGCTACCGATAGGACCTGAAAGAAGAGCAGAGATGATGCCTCTAACAAACATGATTCTAGAATGTTTATCAATTGCGCCAAACTCTGTTGCAGAGATAAATTCAGAAATTTTTACCATCATTGATTGTAAATCTTTGATATTTGATTCTGCAACAATATTGCCAATGCCTTTAATAACATTTGCAGTAATGACTTTACCTTCAGCCGATGACGAACTATGTCCAAGCATTTCTTTGATATTAGACGTGATCATATCACGAACGTGTGTTATATGTTTTGCCGAAGTGAAATTTTCATCCCATGTTCTATGGTCATACTGTTTTAAGTAAGATCCTACTTCACTTAGATCAGCTTTACTAATCAATTGCTGAATTTCAGTTTTATTTCCTGTTGCTGCATAAACAGAATGTGTATTGTCATATTTTAGAACATCTGGGTCAACCTTACCGTGAGTTTTAAATTGTGAAGATGAATACATTGCAGCCATAGCTTCACGTCGGCTAATTTTTGATTTAGTAATAACCGATTGTGTAGTAATTTTACTTACAGCTGTCGAAATTGCTTGAGCTACAGCTTCAGCCTTAGAAGTTTCTTTACCTGTCTCGTTGTCAACATATACTTCGCCAACTTTAGTGTCCACACGTTTAAATCGTTCTTGATCAATTTTCCCGCCAGGGATATCAGTCAATTCGATATTTTTCTTATATGCTACTACATATGAATATTTTGCTGAATAACTAGCTAATTCTGAAAGTACAGAAAATTTACTTTTTCCGCGAATTTGAATCAAACGTTCCATAATTCGACGAACACTTTTCTCTTGTCCTGCCATTTTCTTTGCAGGAAATCTGAACATAACTGTTTGTACCATCGGCACATTGATTGCATGATAAACTGCATCAAAAATGCTCACAAGAGTTTTGAGTGGATTTGCGCCAAGGCCGCCTTTGAGTTCGCTTAAGTTACCTTTATCGTTGAGTGTCATAATAAATGCGACAACGTTTTTGTCAGTTGGCAACAAATTGCGCAAAGTATCGCCATTTTCCTTTTGTCCCATCAAACGGACAACTAGGTTGCTGATCCCTTCGCCTTTGAGCAGAAACATTTGTGGAGTTTTTGCCTTTGGCATAAGATCAATAACGTCATAAGTATCTTCACTTTCAAACGCTTCATTTAATTGTGATTCGGTTAACATATCTAACATAAGTATCTCCTAATGATTGTATTTATGCCAATCTTGATGTAAAGTTCATATTTGTATCCAATTGAGTTTTTTGCAAGCCTATTGCTGAATTTTCCATCCATTCTTTTGCGGCATTCAGACTAATTGCACCGACTTGCATAGTTCTATATGCATAAGTTACATCAAATGTAGTTATTTGGTTATTATCTTCATACGATAACTGTGGACCACCTACTACCATAGGGATACATCCAGTAAACATATATGCAGTGTGTGGATATCCGTCACGCCCGTGCAAATTGATTTGAATGTCAGCTTCTACATCAATTGGTAACCCACGAAGCCCAGTAATAGGATCTTCTACTGCATTAACCCAATCTATCATGGCACGATAGTTTGCAGACTTTGAATCCATTCTAAATGTAATTACAAGTGGCTCAAAGTCTCGGCCTGTGATTTTTACACTTGGAGCATTATGCTGGCGATCCATTTCATAATTTAGATGATTGTCAGGTATTTTACACGATTGAACTAATAAGCCTGATGTAGGAAAGGCCATATCAAAATATTCGAGTAAATATGTACCTACATTAAGTTCACCTAAAAGTGACTGAACTACACGATTTGTCATCGCACCCATAAGTACTTTAGATACACCTGCCTTTCGAATGACCTTTTGTGTCCCGATAGTTATGATTGAAGTGATAGCATTTTGTATATTTTCATTGGTGATTCCTAGTGCATCTAACGTAGAAGCAATACTATCGTCTCTTCGGTTTGCAATCTGTCCAAGATACTGTTGCGACTTAGATGAAGGTCTAGTCGCAAAATGCATAGAGAACATGTTGGTCCGCTGGAAATCATGATTTGCAATTTGACTATTAAACTCGTCTAATGTCAATGCAATAGCAGTATTTTTCATAGAACATCTTCTCCATAAATTGATGCACGGTTTTGAGTTAAGATTTCCCTGAAGGTAACTTCAAGAATGAATGTAGATGGCATATTTGGTGCAATCGATAGACCATTGAAATTCCCATCAGGGGCTTTATCAAAACGAATACTCGATATTTGAGCCGGGCCAAATATATCTGCGATGCCGTCATACTTTGATTGAGTGCCAAAGTTTTGTATAAACCATACTGTAGGATTTGATACAACAATCACGTTTGACAAAAACGAAGTAACCGATTCCATAAAGGTTTTCTGAGTCTTTGCTCCAACTTCTTCATTTACTTTATTGATAATTGTAGTTTTGTACCAATCATCAATTCGTTTTTTGACGTCTTTTGCAAATTGAGAATTTCCAGTAATACCATATGAGAAAAAGTTAAAAATCTCATATATTTTAAGAATTTGTGTCAAATCCTCTGGTGTACGTGGAGTAAATTCCCAGGTGTATGTTTTTGTTCTGTTTTCTGCACCGGCATACATAGAACGTGCTGTATTATAAATTTGCTCGCCACTGTCAGCCATAATACCTTGTGTGACGGATTCAATAGCCCCAAATACGGCAGTAGATGCCATGTTCGACAGAATGCCTGTAATTGAACCATTGCCACGTGTAACAAGCGATTCTCCTACATCATTAAACTTATGATTAGTCATATCTGAGTCGCTTTTTGAACGTGGCAACAATAAGTTTGCTACAGGTTTTTTTGCTAAATCTGATTCGGTTGATGTGGATCCACCACGGACACTCATTACTGCCGTGCTAATCTTTTCAATAGTTTTACTAATGTTATATTGTTTCTGCATAGCAGTACGCATATCTCGTAAGTTTGGTGTTACTCGTGAAGAATACTCGTATGCGGTAAACAATAATCCATTTTGATACAGTTGATCGAATTCTCTAGAATCCCCAGTGCTATCATATCCAGAAGAACGTTCAGCAGGATATTGTGCGGTTAATGTTTTTACTTGAGTCTCTTTAGACTTTTGGCTTTGGCCGGCCGAAATGATCGACCCAGCCTTTGCCAAAAAATTAGTATCTAATTCTTTAAAATTCATTTTAGTACCTTAATTGACGCCTGTAGCTCTAAATACGCCTGGAGCTCTAGTTCCAGTTATTGGAGTTTGGACGTTATAACTCTTATTGGTTTTAACAATGTTTGTTTGAACATTAGCAGTAGATGTTGAAGCTTTGGTTTGTGCTGCAGCCTTTTGAGCTTCTGCAACTTTAATGTTCTGGACAAGTTGAGTATCTTTAGTATTAGCAGATTTATCAGGTTTAACTGCAGTATTTGTGCTAGACTTCATTTTATAATTATCTAATTGTGACTGCAATTCAGCTTTGACACTTGGGACTAGCGCTAATCCTGGACTATTAATATACTGTTGTGCTTCTTTCTTGTATTTATCGGCTTCTGCAACTTGTTTTGCGTCATTTGGATTGACGTTATCTGCAATATTTTTAAATCTTGCTATAGATTCTCTTGCTTCATTTGATGCCGCAATTGCCTTTATCTGATCTTCATGGCTTAAACCTCTACGAGCCGCTTGATCTTTCTTTTCTGCTTGGATTTGCGAATACTCATCCTTTGAAATTAAACCTAAGCTTTTTCTCCAAGAGTCTGGTAAAAATGATGTCTTACCACGTTGAGTAGGAGTGAGCCCATCCGATTTTTCACGTCTGAGTTGCTCTTCGGCTAGTTTTCTCTGATTTTCAGGAGACAATCTATTATTTGTCATGTTTTGGTAATTTTGCAAGCCTTCAGCTTCAATAGCTTTTGCTGCTTTAGAGAACCCTAATTTATCCAAAATAGTTGAGATTAATTTTGTAATTACTCTATCAAGTATTCCACTAAGTGTCTTGATTCCATCTATGAACGCAGTGCCTATTGCTGAAGCTAATGCAGGCCAATCGCCGGATTCCCATGCATTTCTAATGCCGGTCAAATCGCCTTTCATGCCTTCAAATGAATCTTTCATGTCAGAGAAATATGATGACCATTCTTTAAACCCGTCCCACCATTTCGAAAAAGTTTCTGTCCACTCTTCGAATTTTTTCATGATTTTGTCGCCCCAGACCTGCCATGCAATTTTTAGCAAGTCGATACCAAGAATTATCGCAGCAATAGCTAGAGCAATCTTAGCCGCACCTACGGCTTGAGATACCGTAAATTTAAATAGCATCCCAGAAATTTTATCCGCGATACTTGTAGACTTTTTAAATCCTTCTACTATTGCACCCTTGACCGAACTTATAGCGTTTACTACTAATGCAGGCCCAGCATTAGGTGCACCATCTACTTTAGGGCCACCTGATAATAAATCTTCTGATGGTTTTTTCTCTTTTGGAGCAATTTCAATAGGCGCAGGTGCAACTTGTTCTTTGGCTTCAGGCTTTAATTTATTTGCTAACACCTCTGATGTTGAATCTGCATTTGCAATAGGAGCGTCAGCTACAGGTATGGATGCTTCATATTTCTGCTTAAGACGATCACTTAGTATGCTAAGTTTTGATGAAATTTCAACAGCTGAATTAGCTATTTCTTGTAGTTGTTGAGTTTGATAATCCTGAAGCCCTAATGATAGTTTTGATACTTCTACTTGAGCTGAAGTATTATTTTCAATTCCTGAAATACTCGCGCTATCAATTGCCTCTGGTTCAGGCACTGTATCAAAATTCTCATCATTTGCCGGAGCGTCTTCAGAAGGCTTAGGAGCTCGTCTGAGACTGGTTTGCTCAGACGGAAGTTTATTTTGAGAAAACGTATTATTCACTTAATAGCTCCACTATTTTATACAATCCCTTTATTTCAGTACCATTAGGGCCCCTTATTGCGACTGTATTTGTTATCATTTCTCCCCATCTATGCACAAACGCCGGCATTTGCATAAAATCCGGAGTATCAATTTTCTTGCCCTTGTGCTTCACACTTACACAACATTGATTTAGAAGAATATCTAATGGCCCTTTAAGCAATTCAAACGATGGCGATCTAAATTTAAATTCATACTCACCATAAGAAAACTTTAATTGTTGGCAAATATAAACATCATCAAGCTTATATACAAATCCATCTTTTTCAACAGATTGTTTTAATCTGCCATTGTACTCTAATAGATGAAGTGTTAATATATCTCGTTCAGCTAAAGACAAATTAGGCTGAATATAATTTAATAACACTTTCATAGTTTCTTCATGGTTTGAAGCGTCTTTTATGAGCATTCTATGTTTTAGTCCAAGCTTAGGTACTTTTATTTGCTTACCATTAACTTCAATAACTTTAGTTTTTGGAACTAAATCTAATTTAATATTTCCCATTTTTATCCTCCTGCACTATACCCATAGCGTGCTCTATATACTGTATATGTTAAATTATCACTTCTATTTGGCTGAACTCCTGATTGGATAAAATCAGAGACCCATTGTGTACCTGTGAAAATACAAACATGCCCATATTTCTGTCCAAGGCGTGTATTTGTTCTTTGGAAAACTGCGATATCGCCTTTCTTTACATTTTTTACGTTTTGACCGACTGCAATCCACCCCATTTGGACTAGACGCGGTGGCATTTCATTTGCATTCCCTAGGCCACCAGCAAAGAAATTTTCAAGTTGTGCAGCTTGGAGTGCTTTACGAACATATAACGCACATTCACCTGTGGATTTACGCCCTTGTGCGTTCTTTGTGACAACTTCGGCGAGTTTATCTAAATCCCATTGTGCACCTTTCTTGTCGGCAGATGCTTCAGGCTGAACGGTGTCTGAAGGAGGTGTAATTGTCTCAATTTCATTTTTTATTTTTTCGATATTTACTGGAACTAAATCCTTCCCGTTTGTAAAAACATAAAGATGAGTTTCAGATGAGTTGTTTGTAATAACATGAACTACTTCATCGATGTAGAATTCAGTTTTAAATTGTCCCTTCTTGTCACCGAATATGATTTTTTGGAGCGGCGTCAAAGTAAAATCACCAACAACCTTACATGTTGCATATCCATCATATTGAGCCATTGTTAGCAATCGAAATGCTTCTTCATATCCATTACGGTATGTCATTTCCGAATATCCGCCTGAACGAGATACAACAACAGAATTAGTTCCTTCACCGATTGAAATTCGTTGAATTTCTTTATCGTTAAATGAATGACTATACACTGTAACATTTTCTAATGGATTTCTGACATTTCTGTTAGTTTTAGCTAGCCATGTAAAGTCATAAGCCAATTGCTCTTTCATGTTTGCTATATACGCACCAATTTGTGCTGGATCACCGACTACCATGACTCTTGGCTTCTGATCAATCATGAATTTGTAATCAGAAATATTAATGCCTGTGAAATCTTCCCATACAAATGGATGAGTTTCAGATTCAACAGAAAGGCCAACTTCTCTTACATATTCGAAATAATCGGTAATCGTGCTTACCCAAGCCACTCGAGGAACATATACGTTAAGACCTTTAACTTTAGGCGCAAGCTGTGCTTTATTGTTATAAATCGATTTTATCATTGTCTCAATAGATTCAGTAGCATTAGCAAAAAATGCTCGACTAAATTTAACATCTTCGACAACATGCAATGGTCTTAAATTAAATGCAAGTATATTGTCTCCCTTTTCATCAACTGATACTGCAGTATCGTTGCAGCCATAGATACGTGTAATAACATCTTTGGAATTTGCATTTGATAGCGATATTTGAATTATTTGTTCACCATTGAGTTTAGCATGCAAATTCTTGGAGTCATAAAACTGGAGAACTCCTTCATTGATACCATATAACCCATCTCTTAATGTGAGAGTAGTAAATGTGGCAGCTAATTCAATAAATCTATTTTCTTTCCAAGCATCATAATCTTCATATAGTTTTATGCTTACGTTAGGATACCCGGGTTTTTGCATTGTCATTGTTTACTATCCTTTTCTATCATTGAAAGAGCAATACTTCTTTCAGCCGGCAGCATATTCATTATAGAATTCCAATCATAATTATTTTTGATCAAAATGTTGTTGATCTCATAAAACGGAAATACTTCATCTGGATTTATTAAAAGTCTAAAAATCGATGCCAAGTCGTCAAATACTATAACATGCTTTTCACAACACGATATATTCATTTCAAAGTGCAATGGCTTCAGCTTTTTGACGATATGCTCAAACTTTTCAAAATCTAACATCTCGATAATAGTGTCTTGAGTGTCAGTATCTAAGTCTTCCCATTTGTACTCTTCGCCGTTATATTTTACATTGTCTATATTTTCAAGAACAAGCTTTGCATTGTCAGAATAAACTTTGTCCGGAAATTTGAACTCTAATTCTGTAGTATCATCTAATTTAACTAAAGGCGCAACTAATTCATCTTGAGATAAATTAAATAATCGTTTTTGTGTTTTGCCGCAAGTCGGACACTCGAAAATAATAGGAACTTTAGTTTTGCCAACAGACCCAGTAAACACATTTAGAAATAAGTATTGTTGCCAGGATTTTGGATATTCACCGAAATAATCTTCAGCTAACTCGTTAACTATTTCTAATTGTTCTGATGCATCTTTTGTCATCATATCATTTCGAACTAATAAGAAATCTCTATAGTCAGCTACGTTAAACGGCTTGAATCGATGAATGCCATCAGGCAATCTACATCTGATAATATTAGCCATATAAGCCTCCTTTTTATTAAAAATATTTATAAATACCTTTAATAAAACTTTTGTAGGCTAAAAACATGTTTGAAAAAACTTTTGATGTTAAATTAAACGGCCAACTTGTCAAATGTAAATCATACACGCTACACGACTACACTAAACTAATTATTTCTAAGGATTCTCCGACATCTGATGCAATGAAATCTGTTTACACGGAAATAATTAATAAGTGTACTGGCTTAACAAACCTTCCTAAACATGATGCAGAATTGGTTCTCATAAATCTTATTGCAAATTCTGAACATTTTGGTGAAGTCAAACAAGATTATGTCTGTGAGTGCGGACATACGCAACCAGTCAATTTAGATGTGTCTAAAGTACAAATTGATTATGGCGAATCATCATTGGAAAAATTATACCCATTTAAAAAGTTTAAACTGGCATTTAAATGGCCTGAACTATGGGATGACGATGACATTCCTACAATGATTGCAAAGTCTATAGAATCAATTTACGTTGGCAATGAGAAAATTTTGATTGAAGACTTAAATGAATTAGAAATTGAAGACTTGTACAATGCAATAACAGAAGATGATATTAATTATATCAAAAAATTCTTATTAGCTCCTATGCCGGTTTTAGTAGTGCCAATAACTTGCGCACAATGCGGCAAGGCTCATGTACATGTTATTAAAGGCTTCAAAGAATTTGTCGAGATTTTATAATGCAAAATATTAATGACCTCTACACGGATATTTCTCCTGAACTTACTCGTGCGTGGAATATGGATGTCGCAGCGTCTGTAGGAGCAAGAGCAGTTAAAAACTCCTTATTAGGAATTATTACTACACCCAAAGGCTCTCGCCCATTTGACCCAGAATTTGGATGTGACATCGGCAATGCTCTTTTTGAAAATATGTCGCCATTGACTGTCAACACGGTAGAAAAAAGCATAACATCAGCTATTAGAACTTATGAACCACGTATAGTTAGACTCAATGTTATGGTGCAAGCACAATATGATAATAACGCAATAATTGTTACTGTTACATTTAGTATATTAGATAACCCTGATACCCTAGAACAAATTAAAATACAGTTAAGTGGAGATAGATCGCAGTGATTAAAATTTAATCATATAAATCGCCTTATTTATAAGCATAAAATGCTTTACGAAATTTGTATGTTATAATGGTTCTACGGTTCACCGCTCTAAATTTATCTATTTGGTCGGAGAAGATAGAGTTTCTGATGATTTAGATGTATTAGAGTCTATAAATATATCTAATACGATATTGGAGAATAATAATGGAAACACGTATTTGTTCGGTATGTAAGATGCCGATTGATGAAGCATTGGTAGTTGAGACTGATCAAGGACCTGTCCATCCTGGACACTGCTTGCAGCATATTCAGGACTTGCCTGTTTTAGAATCTAACGATGACATTTTATTAGAAACAGAGCTATTGCTATGAAATTAGTAAAATTAATTGGAAAGATCTTTAAAATTGGAAAACCTGTGCTAACAGCACAGCAAAATGAGGTTATTAAAAAATGTGGTTGCCCTTGTCATGAACAAGGTGTTTACATATCGCATTTTGTGCCTTGTTGCAAGTACACTGATAAAAAGCTAAAATAAATCGCAAAGGACTATTTACTATGGTCCTTTTGTGGTATATAATGCTTCTATCTTAAGCAATATGAGTAAAATATCATGGCTAAAGTATCATCTTTTCGTCCAGAACAAGTTACACTAACATGCGACGAACCAACAGTACGCAACTTATCTGAACGCTGGGTAGTCCAATTCATTGGCGCGCCTGGATTAGAGTTTGCTACAATGGGTGATAACGTTACATTGACAAACGTCCACTATGTTTGCCCATATCGTAAATTTTCATGGGGTTGGGGAATTGATCCGTGGAAAACACGTTTACTTGTTAAGGATTTTGACTTTGAACGTGGCATAGTCACTGTAGATGGTGTCACTAAAGAGTTAGAATTCTATGTTGATGAAAAGGAGTACAAATAATGATTACTATACCTACAACTGCAATGACTATTAATACAAATCACGGCATACTTAAACTTGAAGTACATAACTGGTGCCAAGAAATTACTTTGCGTAATAAAGCAGGAAAATGTTTAGCATTTTCTGATGGTACAAAGGAGTCAATGATTAAATTATTGGCATATTTTGATGAGGAAGATCATGATAAAATTTGTTCAGTCATCTTTAGTTTAGGTGACGACGAGCTATGTGGCAAAATTCTAACATTCTGGAGCAAACCTTATGAAATTTGATATGCCTACCGATGACCAATTTGAAGAACTTGCTGATATGTTAGATGGCATGGAAGAAACTTGGGGCAATACTCTAGTGAAGTCGCTTGAGGCTATGGATCTCAATCCAGATTTAAAACATTCAGTTAATTTTACTGATTTGTTAGAAGACCATATCTTTCATTGCGAAGAATGTGATTGTTGGAAACGTGTTGAGGTTCGTGTATATAATCCTATTGCAGAACGTAAAATGTGTGAAGACTGCGACGAAAATTACTAAACCACAATGGGACCATTAGGTCCCATCTTGTTTAAAAAAGTTAGCACACATTTTACCGAGGTGTCCTTCTGGTATGCCTTTAGCCGTAGCGATCTTTCTTAAAGATGCTACTTTAGGTTTATCATGGGCGTACCATATTTCTCGTATCTGGTCTTCATACTCCCAAATAGGGTACCTTTGTTTAAATGTCCGTTTCCAATTTTCACTATGCGACTCAGACCTAAATGATTTCTTGACACCTTTATTGGCTTTGCCAGCATTAGAACAAGTCTTAAAGTCTCCTGCTTTAACCGGGACAAACCCTGATAATTTCATACTATTTGAACGCTTAAAATTACTTTCAGGTGTTTGCTTGGACCCGGTATTTTTAGCCCACGCTTTCTCTAGAGCTTTACGTTTAGCATCAGTATACCCTACCAAGCTCATCGCTCGTTTGTGTATATTTTTGCGTTCAGGTGTCCAAATATAAGAGCCAAATGTATTTCCCTTCATTTGTTCCTTTCGTTGTTTTGAAAACTCACTTCGTATTGCTGCCAAGCCTCGTGACGATTTATATAAAGGGCGCCCCATATGCATTGCCATGGCGGCTCGTACTAATTTCCCGCCATGAATTTTAGCAAGCAAAAGATGCGCGATGATATGCTCTCTGGTGGTAAGATTAACTAAATTCGTAGTATCATTAGTGCCGCCAATGCATTTAGGCATGATGTGATGCGTTTCTAATTCTCCAGGAGCAGCTTTAGATTTGACGCTAGCACGATTTAGCGCATTATTAATAAGTTCATCGTATATTCTTTTGTAATTCATGAGCGGTTATTCTCTAAAAAGTAAACGTCTTTCATAATATAGTCAAACTGCTCGATAGCATACCGTTCAACACGGTCTATACCGTGTCTCAACAAATAATTAACATTTTTACGTTGTTTTGCTCCGTCTCGTTCGACAGTAATAGACATATCATCAATTAGATCCCAAATCTGTGCAACCTTTTTGCTAGAATGTTTTCGCAAAACACGCCCGATCGTCTGCAGGACTATAACCTTTGATTTTACTCCGTGTGCCAAAATTACATGATGCAGATTTCTAACGGAAATGCCTGTAGAGAATACTCCATAGGATGCGATGATTATTACACCTGTGTGTTCTTCGGCCATTTTCTTTAAATATGTCCGTTCATCTGAACTAACTTCACCTGAAACATAATACACATGTTCATGACCACTAGATTTTATGCTGTCATAGATCGCTTTACCATGCTCAATATTTTTGAACATAACAAAAACGTTCTCTTCTCTCTTTGCGAGACGTAACGATAAATTTGAAATCCATTGAGTTCGTTTAGGCAAAGCTGTAATGAACTTTATTTCTGTTGCATAATCATGTTTAGCCATTGCATTTGAAACAGTTTCAGGGTATTTCAAGAACAATGCGTTAATTCTGAGTTGTGAAACTTGTCCATCATCCATCAGGTCTTTAGTTTTGACTGGGCTATAGATTTCACCAAATAACCCAATATACTGCATTAGATTGGCTTTGCCGTCACGAAGTGAACCAGATAACCCGATTTTATATTCACAATAACATAGTTTATTAATGATTGCAGAGATCGATTTACCAATAGCTAAATGCATTTCATCGCATAACAACATGTCGAATTGGTTAAACCATTCTTTAGGTTTTTTGATAGCTGATTGCCATGTTGCAATAACGACACGTTCATGTTTTTGTTTATGTCCAGAACGAACTTCTGCAATTTCTGATGCTTCAAATAATCGATAATCAACAAAATCATCTTTCATCTGAGTCACAAGAGAAGTTGTTGGCACTAAAATGAGAACAGATTTATCTGAACGTTGTAATACATACTTTGTTAACAACGCTTGAATTAGCGATTTACCTGCAGATGTGGGCAAATTAAGAATTCTGCGTTTGTTGACCAAGGCTTCGTAGACTGCATCAAGTTGATACCAGTATGGAAAAATTTCTGTTGACCCTGAATAATATTTCATTGAACTAATCCAATGGTCAAATTCTGATCTAAGCATATTATTTTTATGTGAAACGTCCGACTGTATCGAAATTGACAACATATTGTTTTGTGCAAATTTGACAACTTGATTTATCAGCCCAAACGGCAATAGTCCATCAGTATCCATCAACTTCAATTTCCCATCCCACATGCCATAAACATATTTTGGAGAAAATTGGTATCCATCTACAAAGAAAGAAAAATATTCTCGTAATTCTCTAAAAATTGATTGTTGGGCACTGATCTTGACGTGGCTATAATCGTAAAAACTTACATTAATGTCACTCATGATTCTTACCTAAGCAATTGTATAAAGTTATTTATACGAAAGTATAAATAAAATAAATCATATTCCCATATTGGAGAAATTAACATGTTAGATCATGAATATATTAAAGAACTTCAAGAAATTTCACTTGAAGACAAACGCCTTGCAAAAGAAAAATTAGCAGAATATGCAGAAACGTTCGGCATTAAGATTAAGAAAACAAAGTCGTTTGATTCAATTGTTAATGACATTAAAGCTGGGCTAGCTGAATTGGCTGGTGAACCTTTGCCCGACCAAAATGAAGGATTGACAATTAGTGATTTAATCACGGCAGCAGACTCAAATGACGGTAAAGTTGTTTTTGAGGAAGTAAAAGAGCAAGCTCAAAAATTATTAGTTGATAGTCCTGTAGTTGAAGATTTCAAAATTTTAGATATTCGAACTGAAACTGATGAACTTGGTGAAAAACTTGTTGCAGACGTAGTAATCAAACCGTTAGCACCTGTCCAAGAAATAAAGTTTACTACAGAAATTGTAGGTGAAGTTTATGAACCTGAGCCTTTTGCACTTCCTGAAGGCTTTAGTCCTGCATTTACTTTGATTGGACCTGCGCCTGGCTATTACACGCTGTCATGGTGGATCTATGAATGGATTAGAGATACACCAAATTGGAAAACAGAAATTCACCGGTTTCAGCACGCTTCTGCCCATAACACATTATATACATTATTGTATTATATCGAGAAGAATGGATCTGTTTTGATTCGTGAAACACGTAATTCTAGTTTTATAACATTGGAATAAAATATGGCAACAACCTTACAAATTGCACCAGTTAATCCTTCTGTAGAAAAAGGTAAAACTCAAAAGTTTACAGCAACTGTTAGTGGAGCCCCGGAAGGTTCCACTATTGAGTATAAATGGGAAGTTGATGGTGTTGCTCAAGCGTCGACTACAAATACTTTAGATTATGTAACTACCAAAGTTGGAACAAATGTAATTAAAGTTACATCGACTACTAAAGTCCAAGATGTTGAAGATGATGTTCAAACAGCAACAACTAATTTGACTGTTAACAAAATTACTCAGACTACAACTGGTTCTATTGCTACATCGAAACCTACTATTAATTTTGGTGAATCTTATACAGCAACAGCAACTGTTGCAGGTCAACCAACTGGCGCAACAATTACATATCTTTGGTCTGATGGTTCTACTACAGCAACTACAACTAAGACTCCAACTGCACCAGGAACAATAAAACTTACATGTAAGATTACGGTCAAAGCAACTGATTATACAGATAAGATTATTGATTCAAATGAGTTGACAATTACGGTTAATAAAACTGCAATGTCTGGTGTCAATTTTAACGTGTTGGCGGATAGTTCTGATGTTAAAGTTGGTGATGTTTATTCTGTTGATGCTATTGCCTCAGGCGGTCCAGCTGGTGTTACTTATGCTTATGCTTGGAATACTGGAGAGACAACAGCAAAAATTGATGTAACAGCTTCAAGCGTTGGTACAGTTAACCATGAATGTACATTAACTGCAACCCATGCAAATTATTTGCCGTTCACTGTTAAGAAAAGTACATCGGTTAATGTTTTAGAAAAAGAAATCGTTATACCTGAAGATAAACGTCAATATGTTCATCCTCTTCCACATCGTAATTCTGCATATATTTGGGCTGGTTGGTGGGTAATGGATGAAATTGAAAGGATTACAAAGGCCGGCGGCAATTGGAAACAACCTCCAGAAGATAATCTATACTACTATCATTTATTGACTTTAGCTAAAATGATCAAAGATTTCCCGGAAGTGGATGTCCAAGAATCTAGACATGGGCGTATTGTTCATCGTTCTGCATTAGATGCCGGAATCATATATTAAAACAAAAAGGGAGCCATTTGGCTCCCTTTTGTATGTGTAATTTTATATTCAGTAAATGTTATTTTAATTTTGGCAATTTGACACCGAGAATGATCGACATATCACTTTGACCTGCGAAGTTATCTAAATTTGTAGAATCAACAACTTTTGCCTGTGCATCAGTGAGACCAACTGTATAAGGATTCACTGACAATGCGTAGCGAATAAGTAACATGATTTTTGGCTGCAAACTATTCGGATCATTAATGACCTTGTATGCACCGACATGGTCAGTTGGATCAGAACCTTCAGCGCGTCCTTCAACATATGGAGCGTAAAATAATGACCCAACATTTTCTTGTTCGCCAAATGATGATTTTACACCAACAATAATGTAATCTACTGGGCTGTTGTTATCTGAATATAGTGCAAGACCATTTTTAAGGACACCCATCGATGCATCAGGTGCTTCATCTGTATTTGCTTTAACCCATCCAGACGAACACAATAGAGCTGCAACACGAGCAGAAGCAAGTACAAATGTAGCGCTATACGCAGTAGTTTTTTGAATATTTGCATTCATTTCACATACATAGCGGTATAAATTACGAGCTTGATCAACTGAACTTCCTAATGCAGATAAATCTAAGATAGCTTTTTCTGCACCATCAATTTTGAATCTACGTGAAACTGTAATCAATGACTGCATGATGTCTTTGTTAATTTCTTCTGCCATTTGTGTAGCCAATAGATCTTCTAACAATTCAGCAGTATCAAAACCTGCGGCTTCTAAATCTTGTGCAAGCTCAACTGTCAATTCAGTTTTTAACTTACGAGACTTGACATCAGCCTGCCAACGATTGATCTCAAACCGAGAATCAGAAATTGATGAATCTTCTGCTTCAAATTTTGATGTTTCTGCTGCTTCAGATGCGAGTCTAATTGTCGATAGAATGACTGCTTCTGCAATAATGTCATCTAATTCTGTTTCAGTAATGCCTGCAAATGGATCGTCAACTAGTACTTTGTATACAATATTATTGTGCTTAAATTCGGTGCCTTTTAATGGAGTCATACCAACGGTTGCTTCTACCATAGATGCACGTTCTTTTTCTCCGTAAGCACCGCCATAGGTTGCGCCAGTAACGAATGTTAATTCTTTATTTGGATTAAGGTATTTTACACCAAATAGAGCGGCGATAGGCTTATCAGTGTATTGAGTTGCAACTAAGTCATGATAGACTAAATTTGTTGTAGCTCGTGTTAGTCCTAATAATGCTGGCTTGTCAATTAAGCTATCAACAGATTGAACAGATTCAATCATAAGCTTATCAATATGTTTTTGATTCATGGCTATTCTCTTTGTTATATTGAGTATTTATTTCGGTGAATAAAAAAGGGACCGAAGTCCCTTAATATTTTCCAAGAATGGAAAGGGATTAAATCCCTTTCACATATACCTTTCTAAAGTAGCCATTTTTACCAGCTGAATTTTCGATAGTTGGCATACCATTGCTGATACGACGATTACCTGCAGGAGCTTGAGCTACTGTGTCTGCAAATGGGTTGATACCAACTGCATAACGAGTTTTGAAGCCCATCACTGGTTGGAAGTTTTTCGGGTCAGAACCACGTAATGGAGTCAATGGAACATATGGGCTGTAGTAAATACCAGCATCTAATTCGCTTGAACCTTTAAAACCAACTGTGAAGTAGTCTTGACGTGCATATTGGTCAATATATACGCGGTAACGACCACCAAGTACACCAGCAAATGTTGCTTTAGTAGTGTCATAGTTCATGCCAGAAGCAAGACCTTGAGCGGCAGGGCTAACACGTTCATCAACTTGAGCAAGAGCCATTACAACGTTACGAGAAGCAATAATGAAGTTACCAATACCACGGCCAGTTTGACGAGCAATTTCTGAAGCTTCTTTGTCAATTTGGATTAACAATGCTTTGTAAGCTTCACCAGCCCAACGTGCACCTTTAACATCAATCGGATCTTGGAAGTCAAATACACCTGCTTTAGAGCCATTTGTTTGAGTAAAGCCAGTTTTACCAATTTGTGCTGAGAAATTGATCCAATCAACAATTTCACGGTTGATTTCAAGCATAATTTCTGTAGCAAGGATACCTGCTAATTCAGCGTCAGCGTCCATACCGTGAACAGCTTTCAAATCTTGTGCAAGTTCAATTGAGTATTGAGCTTTTAATTGACGAGATTTAACTTCAACTGATTGTTTGTCGATACGGAAGCCCATTTCATTCCAAGGGTTATTTTGTGACCCATTGAAACCTTCTTGAAGTTCAGCAACCGAAGTAGCCATACCTTCACCAATTTCGGCAACTGTACCTGCTTCCATTAGTTTTTTAACTTCGATGTCTAACAATTCAGGAGTCGTTGCAGCTGCATCAACTGTTACTGCTTTAACTGCTTGAATGTATACACGGCCGGTATCAGCAAAGTCATGACGACGAATGTCACCGATTGCAAGTACATCACCTGCTGCAGCAACTGGGAATGCTTCAGCAGCGCCTTGACCTGAATGCATTGTATCCGGAGATAGCATTGGGTGGAAAGCTTCTTTAGCACCAGCAGCTAATGGATCTTTACCATATACTGAGCGTAACGAGAAGATTTGGCCTGTAGGACCGTTTAAAGGCTGTACACCACAAATATCAAATGCGATTAAGTTAGGAATTGCACGACGTACCATACCCATTACAGCAGGCCCAATTTGAGTTACAGCACCTGATGTTTGACCAGCAGCGATATTTGTTGCATCGTAACCATGGTCACCACCAATTTCTGCTTCAGTCAAGAACCCAGAGAATGCTTTAACGATTTCAGGATCACGATATTCTGTGCCAGTAAGGAAATCTTGCTCTTGGTTTTCAAAGATCTTTGCCATTACTACGTGGCGGCTTTCGTCAATTACCGGAAGGCCTTCAGCTGTGAGGAAATCTCCCCAAGTTTCTAGTAATTGTTCTTTAGTTTTTTGTTTGAATTGAGACATGTTTTATTACCTTTGTGGAAATTTTATTAGAAGCGTTTTGCAGCTGCTACATAAGAGTTGATTTTTGCATTTGGTGCAGGTTCTTCGGCTGTGTGTTCTTCAGCAATGTAATTCAAACCAGATGCATCATTGTTAGTATTATTTATTTCGGGTTCTGAACGTCCTTCAACGCTTTCAACAATCGGAGCAGGAGTCTTAGTAGCAGTAGCCATTTCAACAATAGCGGCTAATTTACTTTCGAATGTATCGCCATATTCAAGACCTTCGATTAGGCTATGAACTTTTTCTTTTTGGCTTTCAGTCAATTCGCTAGTAGCTTCATTTACTGCAACTTCACGTTTTAATGATTTTAATTCATCTTGTGTTTCGGTCAAAGCAGTAAACAACTTAGAATTTTCTTCTTTGTGTTCTTGAAGTTCTTCTTCCATTTCAGTAACAACGTCAACAGATTCTTCAGGAAGTACAACGTTATGTTCTACAACTAGTGATTTAAGGCCTTCGAACATTGATTCGAATAGGTCGGCTTTAATACCACGACTAACTTCAAGTTTGTTTTCAGCTAACCATTCTTTTGCTGTATGTTCAAACAATTTGTCAGCGGCTTCAACTAGTTTTGTTTCAACTGCTTTAACTTGTGCTTCAACTTCTTCGTTAACACGTTCATCAGCCTTTTCAGCAATGGCTAAGATGTGAGATTCAGCTAGCGCAGAAGCATTCTTTTTAACGGCTGTTTCGAATACAGTTTTAAAATTCTGTTGCATTTCTTCAGAAAGTTCTACTGATTCAAAAATACCGTCTAATTCTACAGAAACTTCAATTTCTTGAGCTTCCTTGAGTAATTGATCTTTCAGCATTTTGATTTCCTGTTTTAATATAATTTTATTTATAACGCACTCAAGTTACTAATTAATTTCTTGAATGCTGAATCAGCGTTCTGATTTGTTGCTACAGTTGCATCCTCATTTACGCTTTCAGTAATTTCCATCGGTTTTACCCATGCATCTGGCGCACTAGGGCCCCAAACAACATCAACACCTACTGTTAGACGGAATCCTTCTTGGACGATATTATATCCACGTCCAGAATCTTTGACATTACCAAGTCCTCGACTTGATACTCCAGGCTTCCAACCTGATCTGATGAGTGCTGCCAATTTATCTCCGGCTCCATTGTCGCCTTCAATAATTCTAGCGCGTCCCATCACATTTTTGCCTTTCCACCACATATCTTCGATAATAATAGCGGCCTGCATTGGGTCGACATTTGCTCTTGGCGGATGATTTAATTCGCCTAATGCCTGGTTTGTATTGACCTGTTCTTTAATATACTTATCGACGGCCTTTTCAAGAACAGCCTTAGGATAGTATCTTCTATTTCTGTTGACAACATCTGCCTGAAGAAATATACCTTCAATATACAAACCTGGCGGCAATCCTTTGCCTAAAGACTCGTCCAGCTGATTAGTTAAAACATCTGTAACTTCTGCTGCCTGGCCCCAATGCTCAATTAACAATTGAGGTTCATTAGTCATGGTTTAAGTCCATACATACTCTTGCGTTTAGCACGAGCTTTTTTAATTTTCTTTTGAGCTCGAATCTGACCGGAAGGATTCGCTTTTTTTGTTTTTACTGCCTTGCGAGCAATACGACGGCGTTCAGATTTTGATAGCCCAGTAGTTTGATACGCATTACGTTCACGTGTTTTGCGATCTTTAGTTTTTGTGAGTTCGCCTTTTGCACTTACATGTTTTACCATGAATTCATTTAAAGGTACATCTTCTACAAGAGAGCCAATTGCAACTGCAAGTTCCGGCTCTGTTTTACCTAAATTTTCAACAATTTTAACAATTTCGTCTTTCTCAAAAAGTTTTGAGAACTGTTCATATTGTTTTGTTGCTTCAGGAAGGAGATTTGAAACATCATCAAAAACTAATTCGTTTTCAACAATAATCAACATTAGTCGTCCTCATCTGGCTCAGGATTGTCATCGCCTTCATCTTCATCGTCTTCATCATCAAGGGCAGCTTCTTCGCCTTCAATCATGACAGATTTAGCAATTTGTAGTTTTTCTTCTTGTAAGACTTTTCCAACTTTTGTTGCCATAGCTTCATTAAAGCAACGCTTAAATTTTACTAGGTCGTTGGAAGCAATGGCTTGAATAATATCGTCCATTATAATTCCTCGTCTGGTGGGTTATATACTTTATCTTTAAGCTCTTTGTCAATAATTTTACGCTCAGCCGCAATTTCTTCATCAGTCATATGCAAGAATTGTTTCATTGCAGTTTGATTAGAAATATATTTGCCAACATAAGGTTCAACTAAATTAAGTGCATTGACACGTCGTTCCATAATTTCCATTTCTTTCATTTCAGTGAAATAGGAATTTTTGTGGAATACAACTTTAATATTATTTATTTCGTTCTCCCACTCGTCTTCGCTAATAATGCGTTTTAAAAGCAAATTACTTTTGAGTGGATTAAGGAAAATTTCTTCAAATTTATGTTGAAGTTCCATAATGAACTTATCAAATCTAAGCTCATCACGTGATATGGCTGTGCTCATATCAAACACATTTTGAGACTGTTCATCAGGTATTCGAGATAATGGTACCCGAAGTGCCATGTACAGTGCTTTACGGAAGTATAAAATGTCATCCATTTCATTCATACCAGACATGCCTGGCAATGTATCAACTTCAGTAACTGCTTTACCATCACGACGTTGTAGCCAATAGTCCTCGGTGAGGGCCATCATATTCGCCTGATTTTTAATTTTTCCTGTAGATGCATCATATGAAATTCTATTTCGATGAGAATTCATAATGTGTTGCATATGTTGTGCTGCTTTGCGAGCCGGCATGTTACCTGTATCGATATAAAAAACACGACGATCAGGCGCGCGAGTAAGACGATAAATCATCATTGCATCTTCAAGCAATTTCAGCTGGTTGGCTGGTTTAACTGCTCTATGCAAATAGCCGATAATGTTTTTGCCACAGCAATCCACAAGCCCTGAATGAGCATAAACCATTGCAGAATACGGGATTCTAACTTTAGAACCTGCGGCAAATTGTCTACCATTGCAGTTGTATGTGTCATTTTGCGTGTCATAAATGAAATATTCTTTATAACCTTTTACTACTTTGACCCCTTTTTCCGTAACAGTTTCAATTTCACGTATAAACTGAACTTGACGTGGATCTAAACGTCTTAACTCTATGATGCCATCCTTTGGGCGAGCCGGATTAATAATCTTATGATAAAATATACGTGAATCTACATACCAACGTCTAAAATGATCAGAACCTTTACGTTGGAAATTAAGCATATTGAGAATTTCTGAAAATTCTTCAAATATTTTTTCACGAATATTAGGCGAAAATTTTGTTTGTTCTAAATCAAGAGATACTACATCATAGCCATCTTCATACACGATTGCATCTGAAACAATTTCTTGTACGGCATTATCGACCTCATAGTTATTAAGCATGCTTCGATAAGTGTTAATCAATTCCTTTGTCGAAGTAACATTAGGGTCCTGATTACCGTATAATTGTCTAAATACACCATTGTATGATGCGTCAGATGATTCAATCTCTGTAGCGCCATCATCAAATTTTGGAGCGGTGATAGACTCTGCTTTATCGTTAATAATCTGATCGTATTCTGTGGTGTCAACTTTTTGCCAAAAAGCGAACATTTTCAAATCGTTCACATCTTGCATAAATCCTCCTACAGAGTGGTTCCGATTGATATAAAGTTATTTATACCAATCGGATTTTCACTTATAGCCAATAATCTAATGCAAATGTAGTTTCAAATGTTTCTACTTCTGAGTTTGTATCCCAGTCAAGTTGCACTTCACCTACAATAGTAGGCCACAGACCATAAATGGTATGCTCCTTTGTAATGGTTTTGCCATCACGTCCAAATTGGCGAATAATTGCCGTCTTTTTGTAATCGGCAGGTGTTGCACCGCTAATTTCTGCACCTTGTCCATGACATAGATTTTGCCAATCAAGGATGGCCTGGCGAGTTTCATGCTTGTCATCTGAATAAATCGTTACCGACCAGTCATCAAATGTTCTATCACCGGCAACGTGCAATTTTCTATTTTGGAAGCCGACTGCAATTTTATCTACGTTTGCAGGAGGCATTGCTGCTGCTTTACATTTAAAGCTAAAATTCTTGCCTAAGAAAGGAATTTCAACTTCAAATAAGTTAGGGCGTGCAAAGTCACCAGATTCAAATGCTCTGAGTAAATCTGTAAGTTCCATTATATTTCCTTAAATTATTTTGTCTCTTTTTGCATTATTTTCTTCCCAAGGGATAAACCTTAGGTTGTCAATATGCCCAATTATTTCTGGAGAGATATTATTGTCAAATCCGTATTGGATAGGAATGATATGATCTAATTGATATGCGCCTTCTACCCCACACAATCCGCGAGGTTTATCTGAATTTTCAAGTGTACTTAAATCAAATCGTGCAGTAACCTTATTGCACTCATTTACATACTTTCGTTTTTCAGATTTATTAGGATTCCATCTAGGGTGTTTTTCACCTTGCATTGAAGGGATGGTGTAACCGCCGCCCGCACCGTGTTTGTTTCCAAGCAAACTTAGATGTTTTCTACAAGGATAACAAATGTCGGTGTCTCGACAGACCCGTTGTGTGTATATTTCAGAGCATCTATCACATTTACATGAGACTCTAACATTAGAGCCCGGTTTTAAATGCTCAATTTTAACATCAATGATTTGCGGATTTGCATTACGACGTTCAAGTTTCTTCAACTTGTACCCAAGTTCAGAAAAATATTTGAAATTGCTTGCAACAATTTTAACTTTAACAGTTTTATCAATAATCATCTCTATCTCAATATTGGCTCTCTATATTTTTATTTATAGAGAGCCATAAGATTATTGTTGTTTGCCAATCAATTCATCAAAATCTGCAGATGTAGCAGTAGCTACAAAATTCAATTGAATAAAATTTATCGACCGCGCCGGTTTGATGTAGAATGTTGCAACAAATTCATTTCGATCAATAACCGCCGGTGTGTTATTAGTCTCATTACAAACTACTCGGAAATCATATACACCGCCTAAAGATCGAATGCCTGAAAGATATTGCGAAGTTTCCATGCGGAATGCACTACGTGTGAATGCATCATTAATTTCAAACAAACGGAATTTAGAAGCATCACCAATATTCTTTTTAAGCATATTGAATAAACGACGAACGTTTACTCGGTCAAACGGTGAAGGAACTTTTGTTGCAGTTTTGTCACCAAACAACACGAATCCGTCTCCGCCATTTGCACCAATAACTGGATTGATTGCATCTTGATACATACGGTCGCGTTGTGCTTTACGAGGTTCGATAGCCAACTTAACAACATTCAACAATTGACCACGTTGATAGCCTGCTGGAGACATCCACGGTTGAGAAATATCATCAGTACGAGCACATAATCCAGCGATATCACCGGCTAATGGCACCCAGCGGTTAACATCATTGTATTTGTCATATTGATATTTGTAGTTGCCATCAATAAATGCATATGTTGAACTGATGTTCATGTTTGCAGTGTCATATTCGCCAGTACCTTCACGCCATGCAATAAGATTATCTACTGCGCGAGTTGGACCAACGTCTACAATTGTTTCACGAGGCGGAGAAATAAGCACTAAGCAGTCACGACGTTCATCTGCCAATGACACTACATGTTTTTGTACAGTAGAAGCGATTTCAGGGGATTCACCTGCGCATGATCCGGCAATCATTAGGTTGACATGAAGTGCTTCAGCGTCAGCAAATTTATCCCATGCAAGCATTAAATCTCCAGCGGTTACTGCTTCATTTGCAGAAAGACCACCATTAAGTTTAATGATACCTGAGAAGCCTGTAGGAAATCCAGTAGAAGTTGCAAAGATATAATTGCTTGAGCCACGAGCAAAATAATCGTCAAGGAAAATATTGCTTCCGTAGATGTCTTTGTCACCTTGTTTTGTAGAAAGAATATAATTTTCTACGACTTCTCCGTTACGTCTTACAATGAAAGCGTACTGGTCATCAGTTTGCGGACCATACCCAAATACACCTTTAGCAACAGATACTCGAGTACCGCCTGAAGGATATACATTTAAAATTGGTGAGCCTTTGTCGTAATCAGCTTTAGAAACAATTTCAATTTCAAGTTGATCACCAGTTTCACCTGGGTATAAAGCAACTACACCAGGCATACCATATTTTTTCAACGACTCTTGGAATGATGTTGATGTCATGCGAGGTACAGCATTGTCTGGATCAGTGAGAATGATACCAGAGTCAGTTTCAATTGATCCTAGATTGATTGCACCTTGTATACCTGTCACCGAAGTTACTTCAGTAACCCATGCATCACTAAGTGCAGGATATTGACCGATTGATTTTGCATACGCGATAATTTTTTCTGTAGGAATAAAAATTCCAGTAATTTTACCATCTGCATCTACTTTAGTTACTCGCCCATCAGATTCAATTGTAGTAGATGTATACTTAACAGTAATTTTGTCCCCGACTTTATAGTTGTTACCAGCAGAGGAAATTGTGAATTTAACGTTGCCTGCAATAGGACTCGAGTTTTTAGCCACAGCTTCATTAACTGCTCGTACAACTCGCAGGTCATTACCATACTGTAAGAAATTCGCAGCAGACATAAAATATTCTGATGTGAGGTTGTTAGGGCGACCAAATAAATCTACTAATTCTACTTCATTTGTAACTTGAATTACTTGATATGCAGGCCCCCATTGGAACTTGCCAGCCATTGCAGCACGTCCAGTGGCATTTTGTACTACTGTACTTTGTGTGGTATTCTCTTTTAGTTCAATACCAGGTGATAATAAAGCCATTTTGACTCCTGTTTATTTTATTTTTCAATATTTATATAAATGAAATACCTGCTGAATATTCTACAGTTTCTCCTGAATCAACTATTACTACTGGAGCATAGTCATCATTCATATCTTCTAGTTCTCTTCTGAAAATATCAGATGCAAGGCGCATATCGTCTTTGTCGATATATTCAGAAAATTTTTGTTGTGTTGTCAACCAAGCAAAGATAACTAAACTCATTACACAGTCATCGTGAAATCCATCTTCAGCTGCCCATGATACGCCCTTTTCTATGAATGTACGTAATTCTTGGATAGTTTGTTTGTGATTTAGGATAAGCTTATCTTTTTCGACTAAGTCTTTAAGAGTAGAACAGCCTATGGCCTTTGTTCGTTTTGTTTGCTTCATACCTAAGTCAGTAAATGAATCACAAATTACACCTTCATATTCTAAGTCAGAATAGAGGGTCTTTGCGATGCCGCCACCTGTAGCGTTTAATTCAATGTAGATTGGTGCTTCATTATAATCAATAAGGTGTTTTAAGATTATGTCAGGTAAAATCAAATGTGAAATGGTGTTACTATGTAACACTGCCACTTGTTCCCATACATCATCTGTTACATCTATGATATTCAAACAATGATAATCTTGTCCTCGACCTTCTGCTGAATCTAATGTTGCTATGTATTTTCTTGCTGGGTCTGGTTCTTTATATTTATAAAATGTTGAATCTCCAACATTGATTTGTGCTTTCCAGTCAAGAATAGCTAATTTCATACCGGAAATCAATGTACCTGAACCACCTGCAAATACACCAACGTGTTCTTGTCGAAATTGTTCAATTGATGAACCACCAATTGTGGTGTATGAAAAATGCCATCCATCATCAAAAATGTCATCATCATTGTACAAACGTTCTTTAACAGCATTCCATTCAGCTTCATAAGGAATAAAGCCAGATTTGCCGTCAATTGCTGCAGTCCAAATGTCATAAAAATGGTTCATACCATTTGGAGTTGTTGTAATGATAATTTTAGAATGGCGTCCTGATGAGATTACAGGCTGAATAGCTAACCAAGAATCATGGAAATTAGGAATAAACGCACATTCATCAATGTAAATAAGAGAGAACGAGTTACCACGTACTGCATCCGGAGATGATGCATATGCTGAAATTGCAGAGCCATTATCAAGCTCAATTGAACCTTTGTTCCATTCAACAATACCTGGCTGCAAAAAGTCTGGCAATAATTCAATTGCCTGTTTAGTACGATCTAAAACTTCTGCAGACATTGATCCTTTATGCGCAAGGATACCGATATTTTTATCTTTATTGAAACAAGCAAACCATGCCAAGAAAATTGCAACTACAGTTGTTTTACCTAACTGGCGTGACAACTTTGAAACTGACATACGATTGTCAGCCATGATTTTAAGCATGTCCTTTTGATAGTCACGAAGTTGAACTTTGATAGTACCATAATCGATATGTGTGATGGCACAATATGTTTCAGCAAAATATACGATGTCATCTCGACATTTAATCCATTCATTGACCATTTCTTGGGTCCATTGAATTTTGATGTTTGCGCGCTTTAAGTTTGGTAAACCTAAATATCGAGATCGTTTATTATTTTTATCTTTAAATGTTTTGAAATTGTGTGGATGTTCGCCTTGAAGACGAATTTTGACAATTTGATTATGTTTTAAATAGTCTTCAAATCTTTCTGGGTACCATTTACCGTCCCATTGAGATTTGATGTATGTGATGTCATCTTTGACCATGCGCTCAAGCATCGAAGGATGCTTGATTGCTATGGTGTGCCCATTAAGTGGATGGCTATTTAATAGCTCTTCTTGTATAGTCATTTTAGTTTCTTACATATAGGTTCGGGATGTCATTATCAGGTAACAATGACATCGGTGCAACGGCTTGTGCAACAATGTCTAAGTTAGTAGTATACACGAGGTCAGTTGATCGACCTTTGAGGTTCAAAACATTTTCTGCAAAAATATACATCATTGAGCCATTAACTTCAATGTATGACGAGCACAGCCTTTTAGATACAATAAACTCTTCAGGAATTTTATCTAAAATTGAAATTATCTCGTCTCTTACACCATTTCTAATGACTCTATTTGCAAGTATTGCACATGATGCGTATTGGTTAAAAATAATACGATGAGCAAAACGCGCTGCAACATATGACTGATTTTTTGCATACATCTCTTTGAAATTATCAAAGTTGGCTTTACAGTCCTTCCAGATTTCTACTAACTCTTGTGTAATCATTGTTCATCTACCACTTGCATATTACGGGTTCTAGTTTCAAATCCATCGCCAAATTTGTCCATCATATCTGTTGGACCACCGACGAAGACATGTGCATTTTCAATGTTGACATTGGCCCTTTCTTCGCCTTTGCCAGCAGTTGTAGTCTCGTTTGTAATATCCTTCATCTCTTTGTGAAGTTTAAGGATTTTTTCGTTGGTTGTAGTCATTTGCCCCATAAGTGTAGCAAAAACTTCCATATGTCTTGGGCTGTCTGCATTTTTTGCAGTTTCTAAGAATATTTTTGCTGCGTCCATTAACATTTGTTGCTGGAAGTGCATATTTTTTCTTACAATAGAATAATCAGTTTCTAGATCAGGAGTCCGGTTAGTCGGATTGCTTATTACTTCTTCAAGTTCCAAGGGCTTATAAACTACTAACTCTTCTCCTTCCATTCCAGGCAAATCAGTACAATCCATGATTTGCGCCATGATGTCTTGCATTAATTTCTCCTTATATGGGGCTCTTCTGGTGCAGTAGGAATAGGTATACCAACTGATTGTCCTTGAGCAAACTCGCCATCCCAATTGTCTTTTGTTGCATCAATAGGTCTAATTTGAGTGTCCACTGATTCAAATACACCGTCATGTGTTAGAGTCTTTTCATTGGCAAACAAATCTAAATAGATCGTTTTAATTTCACCTTTTATTTCTGCTACAGGTGGATATAACCATCCATTGACCTCAAAGATAAAATCTGTTTGAAGGCGTCGTCGAGTAGTTTTATCTGTGTCAATTTGATTATCAAATGATAATGACTGGAGCACAACTCGGATATTTCTGTCAAATGTGATGTCATTTCCAAATAGTTCTTTCATTTGAGTTGAAAAATGCGGTTGGAAATATGGCCAAATTTGTTCAATTATTTGGAACATGTCATCTTGATGACGAGTGTATATGCCGAGTTCAAAAATAAATTTAACTGGGACTGGGTTATATTGAGATACTAAATTTGGAGCCTTTGCCGGCGTTTTAACTGTTCTGTTAGTAACGCTTGTTTTATACTGCCCGTTGTAAAGTATATCAACTAAATTTAAACACATTCTAGGCAAAATAGTTTCTACTTTTGCTACAGGTCCATTATTGTTAACAGAAGTCACTGTATCTAATTTTTCTATGAATCGTTCCTTTGACGAAAACGTAATAGGAACTTTGATCAAGTCAATCTTGTCATTATCTCGTTGTCTCATGACTTGAACGTGGGAAAATAAATCTCCCATCAAGACGCAGTAGCGCCTAATAGACGAGTTGTACCAATAACCAAAAATTTTGATTCTCCTTATTCCGTGAGAGGGCAATGCCCTCTATGATAAATGTATTTATGAGTCCATAAAATCGTCAAAAGGCGTTCCGTCTCCCATAATCCCTTTGTTGTTTATGACAACATAAGGTTCTATGATTTCTTTACCTTCATTATTGATTTCATCCGATTCTATATACTGGTCAGTCTTAATATCATGAATGCCATTAAGCGCATGAATAGGATCTAAATCAAGCTCACTAAATTCGGGGATGTTGATGCCTTCATTAACCTGTAGGACAGGTTTGATCTCTTCTCCGGAATAAACAAATTTCTGTGCAGTAATCCGACGCATTGCATTAGAGCCTACCTGATAAAATGGAGTGTATGGCTCAACCCATGTAATTTCAAACAATGATTTGTCCATTGCAAAATAGAACAAATCGCCTTCTTTAGGCTCTGCACCATTGACTTGATGTTTGAATAAATTTGGATTGACAGTTATTGTAACTTCATCATTAACGGTCATACCAAATTTGCTGAAGAATGTATTGCTTCCTGAATATCCTTCAAATGAATCCAAGTATGCCGCAAATTTCCAAGCTTTGTTGAATTTTCTTGATGGGTCTTCACCAAATAGTTCATCTTTATTGACAAATTCTGATGGCAAATAGTAGCACTCAACTCCTCGCATTTGAATGCTTTCTGCAACAAGTACGTCTTGGAGAGTTTGTGTATTTTCATGATGATAGAAATTTACATATGGGTTAAGTACTTCAGACGTATTTGTTTTATCATATCCTGTACCGTCTTCTAGCTTAGCAAACAAGCTACTATCGAATGTAGTCATATCTTACCCCATTAAAATTCCAGGTGGAGCTGCTAATAAATCTAATTCGTCACGTAAGCGTTCTTTTTCTATTCGTGATTCTTCGATAAGACGCAATCCATCTACTGTGGTACCACCAGCTAATTGCATGCCTTGGTGCTTGGCTAAAATTTGGCCATTGAGTTCTTTGACTAATGCCGTTGCATAATCTTTTACCCAGCGATTATTAAATGCACCTTGTTTGACACCTGCATTTTCACCTGCTCTATATCCCGCAACTCGTCGATTTGCATTATTATATGTTTCAGATAATGTCCACGGGTCTTGTTCAGGTTGAGCATATGCATATCCTGCATATGTGCCAACGGATGGACCTGTGTCAACAAATGATTTTGTCCATACTTCAAGGAACATAAAATCGCCCTTTTTAAAATTTCCGGATAATTTCAATTGCCCGGTGTCATCATTAAACCAATAGTCTGGCACAGGATTAAGCATATTCTGAAGTATTGTCCAGTATTGCATAACCGATGTGTAGTAACTAAGATTTGCGCCATATGCATTTGGACCAAATGATTGTGCAGAAGAACATCCGTTTACACCAGCTAATCCTAGAATAAAGTCAGTTACCCATGGATAAGTAGCAGAACCATCCATTGTTAATAATGCACCAGTATTGCCTCTAATGACTTGTGTTATAGCAAAAATATTTTCATTTGATAAATCAAAAACTCCATTTTTGTATTGTTCATCATCTCCTACATAAACCCACATAAAGGTTTTGTTCAGTCCGTTGTAATGATACTCGCCATATAACTCTAATGCTCGTTGAATACAGTGCATTATCTGCTGTTCTGTTACTTCTATTTTAATAATTGGTGCACCTAAACGCATCAAAATGTGATCTTTAAGTTGTTTAGGTGTTTTAGGTTCTGTAAACATGTAATACCTCAAAAGGCCCGAAGGCCTTATTTTTATTTAGAATTTATTTGGCCAACAACAAGGTTAACAAATCTTTGTGAGCCAGCATTTGTAAATCCAGATGCAGTTAAAAATAACGCAGAGTTCTTATGATAAAGACCAAATTCGTTATTAGTATCTATAACAGGAATCCCGAACATTTTAGCGACTTCACTAATAGCTATAGAGTAGTCATCTAATGTATGTGATTCAGTGTTAGCCTCTGGATACTTGACTCCATCAGTAAATAATGTAGATCTATATCCATTAGTAACAAATACACGGGTTTTTGATGTTGCAGTCAAGATTTTATCAAAAAGTTTGAATACTTCATTATAGAATGACACTGATCCGCTATATTCACTTGATGCATCAGCTTTAGAACCTAATGGCGTGTTGAACGCATAGTCCCATGTGCCAATATTGACTAATACAACATCTGACTTAATCGCATCGGCAAAATCGTTTTGTTGTGAAATATTAGCAATACCATTTGGAGATTTAACAGATTTTGCAAGAGTCATATTGAGCATAGATGATATTGTGATGTCATTTGCATCTACTGTAGCATCAGATAAACTAGAGTATTTCAGTCCGTTATATTTCATCCTATCATATAAACCTTTGATTGCAACATTTGCATCATTAAGGCCTGTATAAACGCCTTTAGTTGCACTGACGACGCCAGCTTTATCTACAGGATCGGTTGCAGTAGAATCACCATATAATGATTTGTCGTGCTTACTTGAATCTGCGACAAGTCCTGTAGTTGTATTGCCTACAACTAATTGTAAATCTTGGACAGCACTGGCAGTACCAGACGAGTTGTCTTCTAGAATATTCAGACGCCCTAGGACACTTGTAGAATTTGCATTATCAACCCCTATTGTATCTCGCAAAAAGATATTTGCTTGAACTAATCCAGTAGTTGGATCATTTACTGCCTTATCTAAATTTGTGACTTTGAGATCAATTGCATCAACCCTATCGGCAATACCTGTACCTTGTACAAACACCGCAGTATTAAGAGCTTCGATTTTGGCGTCAACACCATTTGCACCGGAAATATGATTGCTAAGTGTGAGTATATCTCTTGAGTTTGTGTCTACGGCATCAATGATTTTGCCCGGACCTCCTATCGAAAGTTCAATCTTATCTAGGCGAGCATCTGTATCTACTTCGTTGCTCTCGATTCTATCAAGGCGTTCATAAACCGTTGTTGACCCTGGAGACGAGCCTAGTTCTGTTCTAATGTTGAGAACCTTAGTTTCTAATTCATCAAAATTGGCAGAGTCTAATGATTCTTCAATTTGTTGAATCTTATCACGATTTTGTACAGCTTGTGCCAAAACCGCGCTTATTCTAGAAATTAGGCCAGATTCAGGGTTATTAGGAGCTGAGTTACCGTTAATATCAAATTCTGCTTCATTACCTACAACCGTCTTTATGAAATGCAAATTTTCAAATACAGACATCGTTCCATCTTCTAATGGATTACGACTTCCTACTAAATCACTTAACGATGTTAAATTTGTAGTGGTCTCTTGTACTTCATTATTTAACGTATTAATAATTGTGTCAATAGTTTTAATGTCGTCGCTATTTTTATTTACTTGAGTAATTAAATCTGCATTGCCGACATCAGCTAAAATCGCTTTAATTTTCTCGATATCTTCTGTGTGGAGGCTATATAAAGCACCAATGTCATCAATAATACCACAAATTACTGTGATGTTTTCTTGAAGCTCTTTGTCGACTTTATTCAAATTGCCTTCACTACCGAATCGAGTTTTAGCGCCCTCTAGCAATTCGCCGTCTTTAATCCAAGAAAGGCGAGATTGCCCTTCTTGTGGAATCCCATCTATAAATGGGAGTTTATTGATACTATTCATTAAGCCACCTTAATAATATAATTTACTGACATGTTCCATGGTCTAGATTCTCCGCCTATCAAATCTTTACTATTCACTGTAGTGTATGATGTTCTAATTGCAGCGTCTTCAATTTCTCGTCCATTATTACTGAATGGATAATAGTTATCCCAATCTTCTCCGCCGTTAGAACCAAATTTTCCTGCCAATGTAGTTCTTCCCCAAGGCCAACGTGATCCACCAGTATACGCTTCACCAAATGGAGTCACGTGTTGGTGTTCACGGATCTGTTGAGGTTGCACTTCGCCGACACCAGCTCCAAATGCGTTATTCCCTAATTTTGGCTTGCCAAATTCATCAGTACCAGTAGCATTTTGAATATCTTTGCCGACACCTGCTCCTCGAACAAATAATCCACGCATATCAGGGCGATAGAATACGTCACCAGAGCCACCAAATCTATATCCAATTACTGCAAATAGATCCGGACGTGCTGCTCTTGACTCTGCACCACCGTCACAGATTGCCCATAGGCCTCCAGCAGGCGCTGTAGTTCCTAACCACATTTGTACTGATCCGATAGGAATAGAATCTCTAACAAATTGTTCAGATGAAACAGGTGATGACTTATATTTTAGTGTGCCGGTGAAATTCACTTCACCTGTCACAGTTTGAACACCTGTAGAAATAGTACTTAGAACTTTGGCAGTTGAACTTAAAACTAGCCCCGGCCCAATTGCGCCAGGAGTATCTGTTAATTTAACAGTACCATAATTTGATGCATTAGCATTATACGTTTTGAAGCCTTTTGCGGAAATGTATAATGAATCGTCCGTACCAACATTAGCTTGAGCAAGAGTAGCCGCTTGAACCATACCCCTAGTTGTCAGACTCCCTGTTATACGTTGCAAAGTATACGGAGAGACCGCGTACCCATCACGCAATGTACCTGCTTGGGCTTGTCCAATAGTTGCTAATTGTACAAGTCCTGGTGCAGTTTCTGTTGCTGTAGTAGGCTGCGGAATATTAGCAGTTGCAGCTGCAATGGCTTGTTTTACCTTAAGTGGAGTCATTGCTGTAGAATCATCTACACCGGCTTGAGCAGCTTGTTGTGTAGATAATTTTATAACGCCATAGGCAGTTTCAGAAGAGAATTTCTTCCACCATTGATCTAATGTGTATTTTAAACTTGCCGGGTTTATTGCTTTATTTATTGTTAATGTACCTGTATTGGCCTCATCATTTGTTGCCAATGTTACTAGACCTTTAACAGTAGTAGTAGCATCAGGAAATTTGAGACGCTCACTCAATGTATAAGGTGTAACAACCTTTTTATTGTCTGTGCCAGCGAGAACTTCATCGCGAGTAGCCAATGTGACCACACCAGATTGTGTGGTCGTGGCATATGCAGTAGGTGATGTCAGTTTGAGTGCAGATTGGACATCTTTTACTGTTGATGGGAAATTTGTCCCAACAGGGTCGAATGATATATACTTTGCATCATCTGCAATATGTTTATATGTATTGTTTAACGGTGTAAATGCCATTAGCTTACTCTCTTATAGTAATATAACACTGAATCGCCAGTAGCACCGTCCAATTTAATTGTCTGTGTTCCGAGGCGCGACCAAACTCCATACCCTGTTCGAGCGGGTGTAAGTACTGTCTGTGTAATGCGTATACCACATTCAACAAATTCCTCAATAACATGCTTTTGGCAATCATTGTAAACTATTTGTAAGATGTCGTTTGACGCACCGAAATTGACTCGATTTATAACAAGTTTATTAGCCATTGCGATTTGAAGCTCTCTAAGGACTTTAGCAGCGACCATTTCACCCGTTTCACCGACTAGTACAGTTACGGCAAATCCTAAAAAGTTAAATTGGACTGGATCATTAGTACTTTTGCCTGGATAAGATACAATTCCTGCGAATTTGAACTCATCTTGTTGAGGACGACCTCCCGGCGCAATACCGTCATCTGTTATAATGACGGTATTAAGTGGAAGTTCATACAATGAAGCTACATCGTCAATTGCAGCTTGAACGTTAGGGTACGTAACACCTTTTGCAGTACTTCTAATTGTTGGCGATCCGACGGGCTGATTGTTACCTACTAAAATACTACCTTCTTGAACATCAAATTCATGATGAGTAGCATCTCTTGAGGTGTTATGTGTTAATGATAAATTTTTGCTATCCATTATGCAATCCTCATCCAACGATATACTGTGATATATGGATCTAATGTTTCAATAGGTTTAGGCGGCGCATGTGAAATATTTGTCGTTGCTTTCTCTTGACGATACTTATGATATGCAGGACCACTATCGTCTGGATCAAATTGACAACCACCGATTACAACAGAACCATCATTATCCGCAACTAATACTTCTTTATCTGTAGCGGTTGCAGGAAGGTTATCATTGTCAATTGACACGGTTCTCGAACCACCGGTACCACCAGCAGTGTGCGTAGGCTGCCCGTTGATGTCCAAGTCATTATTATTTAATCCAAATTGGGTATCTTGAATATCATCATTCCAACCGACTAAAACTTTAGCCATACCCCAGAGCTTCCAAACACCAAAGCCCATGTAAGTAACAGGATTTGCTTTGTTTATTGCATTTTCATAAATGGTGCCAATTGGATACAATAAATCAAACATATCACCAGGGACTTGGATACGAACTGATTTGGGAGCTTCTGGTTCAACATTTGGGAGAACAGGATTTGAGTAGTCTGTAACTCGAACTGCATTAGTAATATCATACTCACCGCCACGAGCTATATACATATCATCTGTAATAACAGTGATATCGTCAATTTCCATTGTTGTGCCAATATTATTATTGTACCATTTTATTGTGAGAATGTCGCCATGCTCAAATTTTCTTCCAAATTCAATACTTGTGATTGCGCCGTTGTCATTAACACTAATTGTATAATCTTTATGAGATTGAGTCCAATTACCACCCATAAGTTGGCAATCTGTTAAATTATTGGCATCTGCGCCTTCACAATACATCATTGGAAGACCTGCACGCCCGGCCATATTTAAAATAACACCATTCAAATAAACTTCAAGTGTTTCAGTATTGATAAGACCGCTATTACTATTAAAGACATAGCCCATTTGCTCTACTGTAATAGATGTCAAAGAACTTAAATCTGTTACCAGTCTAGCACCAGGAGCAGTTTCTTCATTTGTTAATTTACTATCAAGTAAAGATAAATCTAAACGATTATATGTTGATCTAAATTGCGCAATACCATCAAGGTAGGTAACAACCATGAGTGAATCGCCTTTGGCTGCAGGTACTCTAAGTCTAATGCTTCTTGCGTCTAAAGGAACAAGTTGCCCTGCAGCTGCACCTGGTGACCCATAATCGGAATCTGCGCTAAAGTCATCACCGTAATACAATAGGTTACCTCGAAGATAAACATGAGTATTGACTAAATTATAATCACTGTTGCCAAAGATATTAATAAAGTCTGTTTGTCCTTCAGTACATAAAAATTCCTTTTTCATCACAGTGGCGATGTCGCCATTTGAAATTTTATTAAGGAGTTTATTAGGAAGGTATTCCCAGCGGTTTGGACGACAATACACAAGTTCAAGGTCAGTTAAATTTGTAGTGAATACTCTTGCACCACCACCTTTAAGTGTGTCGCCACTAGCAGGCTCAATTGTAACAGAGTTTGCTTGCCATGTCGAAAATGTATCTCGAATTCGAATTACTTTGTTGTAGTCCGCAGGTGTACCTTTAGGCAATTTTATAACAGCACGAGATGTACCAGTATCAACTGCGTAAGATTTTCCGAACACTGCATTTAACGTGTTATTTGGTAATTTATGAGCTTCGATAGTCTGCCAAGCTCCAGCAGGGTGAAGATTTTTACCATCGCCTAATTGATCGTAGGTTTCAGTAAAGTTATTATTAATCTTTATTCCACCTTCTCTCAAATAGTCTCCAGTGCCATCATCAACCATTTGTCCGATATTTACTAATTCTTTCATTATGCTGACCCGAGTCTTTGCGTCGCTATGCTCTTGATTGCAATACGCATGTTATTCACTTTAGTAGTTACTGTACAATTAAGTATGCCAGTAGATGATATATCGTATTTAATATCTACAATTTCATCTTCTTCAGACTTATTGCCTATTCTAATAACACCAAATTCAGTATGATGTACATTTCTAAGATATCTGTCAATAAGTAAATTAACTTCGGATTGTCTAGAAATTTCACCATTAGAAGTCTGAGCAGTAATTAACAACTTCAATGAGTTATATTCACTAAAGTGTGCAATAGGGATGACAGTAGGTGCGGTAGTTGTCACAGCTTTAGTTATTTGGATAGGAGTTTCAAATGACCCGAACATAGATCGAATAGAATAATTCCAAATTGGCACGTTGTTGGAAAAGCCAATGCACCAGCAATCGACCATGCAATAAGGCTGAGTGATCTTAAGACTGCCTTGGACTCCTACAAACGAGCCATCGATGACTTGAATATCAATAGGTTGCGTAACTGAGCAACTTCCATTGGAATTAATGAATTTTACACATTCGCCTATTTTTCCTTTAGGCAAAATAGGGTTAGCTCCACCGGTAGGATTTGTATCAATATCCCACATTGAACCTAGAGTTAGTGCTGTACGTAAGTCTAGCCCCGATACCTTTTGATAATACCCAGTCGCATGAATCGTCTGGTTGCCTACTTGTGTACCAGCATTAAACATTCGCTGATCGCCAAACTGGTTGTAAATTGCAGTAAAGTTACTATTGATCTTTTCTCCACCGTCAAAAAGAATATCTCCAGTAGATGCATTACCAATTTCGCCAACATCAATTTCCATTTTAGGTTGTTGTATGAACATACGTAATCCTCTTATAATTTTAATATTTATACAACTTTGGGACCGTTCGGTCCCAAATGTTAAAATTCAAAAAATATGCTGACTTCTTCCGTCTGGTCGAGTGCTCGAATAATAGGTTGTCGATTCTCGATATAGACCATTTCACCTGAATGTCTAAACAGCCCAGTTTTGCCATAATAGTTTTTTGTTGCCTTTTTATTAGGCTCAGTAGGGTCAGTTTTTGCTTCAATTGGATTCATGATCATAGAAATCTGCCTAAATCCTTTATTTCCTAAGATAGATGCCTCTGGGAAATATACTGAATCAAGATACGCCTTAAATCTCATAATAACTGCTTTGATTCTGAACAATAGCCCATAATCATCTTGTTGCCAAGTCAAATTATTTTGATAGCCCCAGCGTTTTGGATCAGCTGCGATTTCGTCTGGCCATGGAACTACAATATACTCGTTTGTACATCTATTAATTGAAACATCAGGCGGAATCTCATATAGGTATTCCCATAAGTATCCATCACCGGTATCAACCAAACCTTCAGTATCACCTCGTCCTGTAGGCGGAAAGAAGCTTTCTACGCCAGAAGTCCATTTGCCGCCAAGTTTTAGACATTCATCCTTGTTAGTAATAGAGCTTATAGAACATGTCCCATCATCAGGAACATCGACCACTTTATATACCATCCAGCCTTCAGCAGATGGAGCTCTGTTATTAGGCATAGTGTTTGTTACAACAATATCGCCAATATGAAATGTTAGAGGATTAGGATAACGTATATCACCCCAATCTTTACGTGGCACGACTGCATCTAGATAAGATTGCTGTACTTTTACTGCACCTAAAATATTTGTCCATACATCAGTAACGCCGGCAGGACTATCGACCGGATAAGGCGGAGCAAATCCAGGCTCATTTTCTGAAGGAGACCAGGGCGTATCACGCCCAAAGGTCAAATAAATCGTATTGTCATTTGCGGAATCGCCAATAGATTTATAAAAATTTAACATTTTTTCCGTACGAAATTTTGATGTTATTATCGCACGGTAAACCATAGAACTATCATTCATTTACTTGCACCTGTGTAGGGAATTCTGGGTCACGTGGATTGCCTATATTGTCTTTAAGGCGTTCATCTACTAGATTTCTAAACCTAGAAAATGTAACAGCAGATTGATCGAATAATGGGCTCATAGGGCGTCTCAATTGCATAGCATTAAATCCATAGAACTTTCCAGGATTTTTTGCAAGATAGTCTGCTTGTTGTTGTGCAGTCAGCACATACTCCTGGCCTTTATTCGGGTGATCGAGATAAATTGGTTCACCAGTAACTGGGTCTCTGTCAATTTTGCCGGTAGGACCAAGTTTTGCAACTCTGTCAGGCCACATTGTCGGAATACCAGAATCCCATCTATATACTTTTAATTTATTTATCACAGTTTCAGTATGCTTCATACTAAGTCCTGAATTGATAAACATTGTAATCAGTGTAATACCGATAAAGCCAAAACCTACTGGATGTACAAATCGTAGAACGTCATCACGGTAACGAGATGATGGCAAAGCAGATTTGATTTTCATGACATAATATGCTCTTCCTCTATTGATATATTCAATAGTGTTAGATGTCATATCCTTGCCACGAACGCCTTGAACAATCATACCTTTAAAATTAGTTCGTTCAGATAAAATTTCCTGCCCAGCGATAAATCGCCCTAATAAGTTATGAATTGTTAATTTCCATTGCAATTTACCTTTAGCGTAGTGACGCTCAATATATGTAACATTGGAACGCCCGGTAGCGGTGTAAACAGTACGCCCGGCTAAATCCTCGCTAATGTTGTCTGACTCAACAATGATGTCATATTCAAGACCATTAAGTGACTCGATGTCGACTTCAACGTCTTCATTATACAAAACTTTAAACAGAAATTTATATGATGCTTCGATGCCTTTAGTAGAATAAAAGTCATTTTTACGAGTTTCAAATAAACGAGCTACCATATCACGTTTATCTCTATTCAGATAAATGTTTCGCTTATAGATCTCCGACCACATATACTCCCAAGAATGTTTCTCTTTAGGATACTTATCTCGGATGAGATTAACTAAGTTGTTATACGGCGTTCCGTATCCATCTGAAATGTATTGAATGTAGTACTCACAGAATTTTTCAAAGTTTGAATCTTGCATTAAGTAACTATCTGGAATCATTCGAGTCAAAAATGGTCTTAAATCAGGGTTATTGTAACCACCTTCATCATCAGGAGTCCATGGATCTTCACGTGTCTGATTCTGCATGTATGCTTTAAGAAATACGTTAGTAGGTTTCCAAACTATTCTGACGTTATCTTTGACGCGATAATTGAATTCAAAATAGCCTATTAATTCGCCAGATTGTTTAAAGAAAATAACACCATTTGAATATTGTGTAAAATTTTTAAATTCAATATTAGGGAAAATGACAGTACAATCCCCTGTGTGCCATACCTCTTTCATAAATCTACTAGGCGATGTTGCCGGGAATGGATCAATAGCATACTCATGCTGAATATCTGAATACACCATTACAACTTTGTTAGAGTTATTAACCCAACATCTTGTACCAGAATTAGTACATTTAGAGAAATATGGCTCAGCGTAATATCTCATGCGTCCTGGTGCCCACTTATCCCATCCATCTTCTCCATTAGCTCTAAATGACATCATCATTAAGTGCTTATCATGGATCCATTGTGGTACATACAAATTCTTAACAGCTTTGTTAACTAATTCAGGATATTTAGCAACAGTAGCAGGATCATCTACAATATCATTAGGTAGAACTTTGTAATTACTAGATGAAATGAAAATTTCTTTATTATCGCATGACATATTTGTGTAGCCAGGTTCAATACGTCTACGTTCTTCTTCTGTATTGCCAAAAACTCGAACCCATGTGCCCGCATCGTGATCTTTCAACCAGTACACGCCTTTAGATAACGAATCCTTAATCGGGACTTTACGTGGGTCATCGCCATAGTTTGCAACTTCACCTATTACTAATGCAAAAATCTGCCCATCTACTGAATCCATCTTCCATGTAACAGCCTTATTATTGCCTGTTATGTTGTGAAAATCTTTTTCAAAGATTTTTTGGCCTTCGGTAGGAGACCCTGGAACATCATCAACCGGTGGATTCTTTGCTTTAATAAATCGCACTTTGTCGCGTGCAACAATGTAAATAAATTCATCATTACATGTTATTGCTTCGCCTATTTTAGCTACATCACCAGGTAGCATTGCATAATTACCAAAAATGTTAACGTCAAAGCCTAGATTTAATGTATCACCAATTTTAGCAAAGGTTACATCATCGCTAGAGAATCTTACTTCATCTGATGACCATCTAACGTCGGTCGATTTGCGCCCGTAGAATAAGTAATCCCAGCCTAATACAAAATTTGTAGTAGAATTTTGATAGAACACGGTCTTTGAAAGTGGCCATCCTACACGGTCATTCATTAATGCTACAGCTTGCCAATTTTGGCCTTTGTCATTAGATACTTTAACGAGATTCTGCCAACGTTCGAAAAGATATAGCACGCCATCGTCTTCCATTAAATACATGCGATCTAAATCACGACAAATAGACGTAATATCACCTTGAATTTCATGGTATTCATTTTCTTTAATAATAAATGGGCGAATTTGTGAAATGTCGGTATATGCATCAGAATATGTAAAGGATTCATTTGTCAATGCTGCATGAATGACATCGGTGTTGAAATCAACAAATGAGTTGTTACCTTTGACAAACTTTTCGTTAATGAATTGTTTGTTCAAAGTTAATTCATTCATTACTTCAAATGTATACGCATTTTGTTCAAATGTTTGAAACTCTTCAGTCTCTACCCAATCAGATTGATCGAATCCTGCTGAAGCAACTGCTACTCTAAATTTATAAAAGACTGAGGCTATTAGATCGGCTGAGAACCATCTATTTTCTGCTGTGTAGCCGAGCGGTGACCAAGTAATTTGGTCACCTTCTCCCATTCTTGCTACTTCAACTAGATAATAAAAATTCTCACCCACATCGTCCCAAGTTAGCTGTACTGCAGTAGCAGATAGCTTAGCTATTGTCAAACTTGTGATTGTCGGTGCCTTTATTGTCATTGTGTGATTGCCTCTAAAGTAATTTTTGTATATTGCGGACGTAAGTCATTTTCAAATACAATTAATGAACCATCTCTTGTAAAAATATTATCTGCTGACGGATCCGAATATAATTCGATCTGTTGAACTTCAAACTTATCTGATGTCACATCCAATGCACCCATATTCCAATACACATAATCTGTGGTATAATTGGCTTCACCTATTTTATAATAGACATATTGTGCGCCACTGACCTCTCTATTAAAATCATTGGCAGTGTATGGAGTGATATGAGCAGGGATGTCACCTGGAATAAAAGGACCTACTAAAATACTTCCTTTGTTATTCGCATCTGCATCAGTAGAAATTATTTTAACGTTGTATGCATCAGAATCACCACCTGGAATAAATGGAAATTCATTTGATTCAATTGATCTAGGTTTAACTGTGTTATAGTATTTAATCCCAGATTCTGGTGTTACATAAAAGTTCTGAATTTCTCGCACAAGTTGTATTGAAGCAGAAGAACCTACAATAGAATGATCGGCGTTATCAATGAATGTTAACATTTTTGATTTCGCAAATGATTTATTGAATAATTCGACGTCTTCTATGTAGTATCGATCGATTTGGTCTAAAATTCTAGATTCTAACCATTGCTCGGATTCTTGCAATTTGTTTATTGCATACGTTACACGAATGTTGTGCTTAATGAATAAGTAATTTGGTGAAATCACTGAAGGAGTAATTGGTGCCAAATTATACTCTTTAAGATACGTCTGAATGTCTTCGCGCTGAACAGCAGTCAAGTATAGCCCAGATTTAGGTTTAATAGCAATGAAAGCATATCCAGGTTTATCAGAATCGGTAAATGTTTGAATGGCCTGAACGATTGAGCCAAATCTCTCTGATACAAATGCATCATAATCTGACGCGGTTACGCAGCGCATTTGTGCTTCACGCTTAACTGCAGCCATTTCTCTAATACGTTCTTTGTCTTCTGGATCACCGCCGCCATCTGCGCCTACATAATCAGGATCATCATTAAAGTTTTCAATGACTTCATTGATGGTAATGTATTGTAGTGTATCAGCATAAGTAAAATCTCGTGCACCATTTGCCTTTGCGCCATCTGTTCGGATGTATTCAATAGCTATTGAAGCATTCTGAGTAGGCTTCAAACCACCAATATAATTTGCTTCTAATGCACCACTTGATGTAGATATTGATGATTCACCTTCACCAAAATAGATTTCGGTAAAACCATCAATAGTCTCACGGACATAATAAATTGTAGATGTTGACCCAGCAGTGATCATTGATTTATGTGTCCAGTTTGTCCATAACGCACCATCAACAAATACTTGTATGTGATTACGGTCAATAAACTGATCACGTATAATAATAGGTTCCTTTCTATCAAATAATAACTCAGTACGAACAATACGCCCTTGAGCTAGTTTAACAATAGGCCAATACTCACTTTGGAAATCTTTGACGGCTACAACGTCTTCGGTAACTACAAATGGATATGGATCGGCAGAAGTTTCACGAGCGTAAGCTAAGAATTTAGTGCCACGCGGTATTGTAATTTTGTTAGGATTCGTTGGATTAGAAACACGAAGTTGAATTGTGTTTTCTGCAGCAGACATGCCGCTAGGCAAATATGAATTGTCTTGGGCTGCTTGTACAACTGAACTTCTTAAGTTTGCTGTTCGTAAGAAAGACTCATAAATTGCAGTATTAGAAAATTGTTGTATATAAAGTGTATTATACGCTAATAGATCCAGAAGCACGTTTATACGTGAACCAGTAAAATCATAGTCTTTGAATTCTTTTTGGCCAGCAAGCCAGTTAATTAATGAATTTTTTATTTCTTGGAATGTTGCGCCGACAAATACATCTGGAATAGCATTGACTGTTCGTTGCAATTGCCCATGCGAATAATTTGGTAAATCTGCCATAGTAGCCTCTTAAATTATAAAGAACTTTGAACTGCCTTGTGCAACAGCATCGCCATCTGTCAATGGGTCACCTATTTGAACTGCAGCCTTACCACCAATAAAGAATTTTGAAGAAGTTGCAATACATGCTCCTACCGGCGTGTGTCCATGGTTGTTTGCCAAGTCGCCAGTTACAAGAGCTGCTTTACTTTCTATAAAAAATTTAGTTTGTGATGAGTTTATTTGTGTTGGTGGATATGGTCCGTGACCTGTTGTCATGGCCTTATCATATGATATTGCTGACATACTATCTCACATATTCTAAAAATTGTTGTTTAAATGTATCCCAATTGCCTTGGACAGGCTGGACATACGTATTAGTTATATTTAATTCGGTTGTAGGATTTGATTCATCCGTATAAACAAGTTCAACCCTAATGTTAAAATTCTTTAGCATAACCGCGGGTGCGGTGAATGAGTATAAGTCTGCCGTGCCTTTAGGTGGTAATTCACCAAACGTTGAAGCTTGTCCATATTCAAGGCCCTTACGATATTTTAGTGAATTAATTGGCAATTGGAATAAATTTATAAACTTTCCGCTAAATGATGCTCCATTTATAGTTATATATGATGGAAAATCAGTTTGAATAATTTTTAAACTGACCAATTTTTCTGTTGGTGCTAACGCAGCGGTGAAGGCGAAACTTACGTTTGCGCCTTCTATAACTGTTGCCAACATTGAATTTGAAGGTAATATTGATGCCATAGTTAGTTATACCATATTGTATCTAGGTGCTGTCCAATTAACTGTGCCTGAATTAATTGTATATGTTCCACCAACAGTCATGTTGTAATTTCCGCTAACATTTGTGGTCAAGTTTCCTGAAACTTTTATATTGGCATTACCACCAACCTCAATTGATGCATCTGCAGCAACAATTATTTTTAAGTTACCTGAAACTTCAATCGTGCCGTCACCAGTGATTTTACGTGTTTCGTTACCTGCAACCTCAATAGTGTTATTTGCCGCGATCTTTGTAGTATTAGATCCTTCTATTTGACGCATGACATCTGCAAAATTAATATACGTTTCATTACCGCCAACGTTTACCTTTCGTTCACCTGATGTCAATTCATTACGATCTCCTTCGGTTAAATGATACAAATCGCCTGTGCATTTATCAGTTTTTCTTCCATCTGGCGCAACTTCAACATAAGAACCGGATGGATGTCTAATACGATATCGTTCTTGCCCTGGAGTATTATCAAACTCCTGAGAATGACCGCCTTCAGTTGTCAATGCTTGTACATATGGATAATTGCCTTGATATGAACTATTAGGTTCTACAAATAGCGTTGCAGATGGTTCTCTAACATATGGCACGCTTAGATCTTCATCAATTCCATCTTTAACTTCAGTGGTGTCATAGTTAGGGTATATTTCAGTATCACTAGGATCATATGGGTCAAATGAATCTTCTACTAATGGAGTTGCCGTTGCTGCTATAGGAGCTATCAAAGACTTTGATCCGGGTGCTGGTAATTTAGGAACTACACCGTATGCACCTAAATTACCATTTTTGATAACCAAGCAAATTCTGTTTGCTCGCCCAGGTGTTTGTTGTGCCCAAAGTGATTGTTTTAGTTGTTTTGATGCACCTTCCCAGTCTCCTGCAGCCATTAATGCTAATGAATTTTTGAACTTAGCAAGGCCACCAGTACCCATTTGAAAGGCCATATTTTCTAATGCCATTTGACGTGATCTATTACATTTTGCATAGACAGGTCCAATAATTCTATTCTTCTTTATTTCGGCCTGAGTTTTGCCTAAATCAGAAATGAATAGCTTGGTTATATCAGCTTGTGCAATAGTTGATCCGACTGAATGCCCTAAATCACTAGATAGTTTCTTGAGAATTGCACTCATGTCTCTGGTTTTACGATAAAGAATCAAATGTCCGATACCAATTGTAGGGTATCCTAGATGATCCCAGTACACAGTATTTTTTACACCTTCGTCGCCACGTAGCATTTTCTCGATTGTAAAATCTGGATTGTCATCAGGACCAGAAATATCTGCTCCGCCCGGCCATAGCCCAGTAGAAGAGTTAGCATTTTGGCTACCATTAGCACTTGCGGCATCGCCATAGGCTCCACCAGCATTTAATGCAGATCCATCAGGGCCGGCATAATCAGGATATTGCCCTGATGGATCACTAAATCCTTCTTCGGAATTTGGAATATTGACTTGATTACCAGAATATGATCCTAAAACGAGACCATTGGTTTTATACTTATCCAACCAGATACCAAAAACACCAGAACCAGGAAGTAGACCAGTAACTGCGCCAGATACGCCTGCTACAGCAGGTGTTGTTACTGGAAGTAAGACACTCATCCATGGCAAATCTTCGACAGGTAGCCCGGAGAATTCACCTTGGATTCTAGAAAATGGATGAACTCCTACTACTCGTACACGAACACGTCCTTGTTGCAATGGGTCAAGACGATCCTCAACTACACCGACCCACCATTTTACATCATCCGATTGTAGTCTCATTTAGGCTCTTCTCCATTTCTTTAATTAAATCTGCAATAAAATTGTCGATGTCAGTTGGTGAAATAATTTTGATTTCTCGTTTCTTTTCATTTTCGGTTAATGCATCTTCGTATGCATTAACTGGTGCCAGAGTACCCTTAAATTGCGGATATTTTCTATTTCTATCGCCTTTGTCATACCAGACTCCAGGCTCATCATCATATTCTACTAAATTGTAATAACGTTCGCCACGTATGTCTACATGATATACAATAACTTCTTCAGGGCGATCATATATTTGAGCAACAGATTCATAACATGCTTCTTGTGTTTTTATCCAATCATGATAAGGGTCATAACAATCGTTTGCCATAGTTAATGCCCAGTACAACTGGGTGTTATTGTAAAGCTCATATGACAATGCTTCTGGCCTTGGAGCACCTTGAATATAATATGTAATGAGATTGTATTTTGACGCTACATTTTTGAAGTATGCTGTGTAGTTCTTAAAAATGTTTGTCATTAGACGCTCTGGAGCGTTAGAATTGACAGTTTTAGCTGCATAAGTGACCGGATCAAAGTAAGAATTAATCACAACGATCTCCATTTATAAATAAAATTTTAATAAAAGTATTTATAAGTAAGGAGATGTAGATGTGGCATATAGTGGCAAATACATTGTAAAGAATAAAGATAAATATAGAGGACATGTAGACAAAGTTACGTATAGATCCACATGGGAAAAGTGGTATTTTGAATGGCTAGATAAAGATCCACGTGTCAAATATTGGTCATCAGAAGAAGTAGTAATTCAATATTTTTCTAACGCAGATGGCAAGAAACGCAGATATTTTATGGATGTTTGGTTCAAAACTCATGAAGGCCAAGAGTTCTTTATTGAAATAAAACCTAAAAAGGAAACTGCTCCGCCTAAGCCACCTGCGAAAATGACAGCCGGCGCTAAACGTAGATATATTGACGAGTGCTACACATGGCAGGTGAACTGCGACAAATGGAAAGCTGCACAAGCTCTTGCAGAAAAACGAAATGTAAAATTCAGAGTACTAACGGAAGAAGGTCTCAGAAAACTTGGTATGCGAATATAGGAGTTAACCATGAGCATTTTTCAAATTGATGAAGCTGAAGTACCAAAAAAACTTCAGCCAAAGATAACACGTCAAGAATTAACATGGGTTAATATCGGTGTTGAATGGTATAAAGCCAAGGCGAAAGGTGCACAGGCAAAAAAATTCGCTGAAGAAAAAAATATTCCTTATACAACTTTTACTAGAAGCATGATACGTTATCGGGAAAAAATCAAGTTAGCGTATGCAGCAGAAGTAGCAAAAGACAAGCCAAACAACAAATTGACTCCTAAAGATCGTGAAGCTATTCTCATTAATAGCTTTAGACAATCAATGAGAGAAAGAATCAAAAACGACGGTGCTGCTGTCAACAATAAATCTGAAAAATGGTTCAAAGAGACACTAGCAAAAGGTGTAAGAGGTCACTCTGTTGTTAGACCACAGCCTGGTAAACTTTATGCATTTATATATGATGCTAAGCATAAAGACAAACTACCATTTTGGGATAAATATCCATTGATTATATTTTTAGGAACGTCCCGTTCCAAAGTTGCTGGCACAACTTTATTTCATGGGCTTAACTTGCATTATATTCCACCTAAAGCACGCCAACAATTTTTAGAAGAACTACTTAAAAGTTACTCATCAACAAAAACCATCACAAATAATACGGTGCTAAAAGTTGATTGGTCAAAGGTTAAAGGCTTCAATGGAGCAGACTTGATGATTAAAGCATATTTGCCTGCTCATGTAAAAGGCAGATTCGTTGAAATTAAACCTGCTGATTGGGGTAATGTCGTGTTAATGCCACTTCAACAATTTGTATCACAAGGTAAACGTTTTGCAGCCTCAAAGGTATGGAAGAAATAAATTAGATGCTGCGCATCATTGTGCGCAGCACAATATTCTGTATTTTTCGGCGCAGATATATCAATATACATCTATATCATCTGAAACTCTATCTTCTCCGACCAAATAGATAAATTTAGAGCGGTGAACCGTAGAACCATTATAACATCAACTTTTTAGATAGCACTTGCAATATAAATTTAGATGATCAATTTTTAAACAGGCGTAATTATGACACTGCAATTCAACCAAACTAATATAACTAACTTTTTGTTAGATGTACCTGATGCCGGCATAACAGACGCATTTAGACTCAATGTGCAAACCGCTTTAATCCCAGGCATTAGTATCCCTACAATCAATACACCACTTGGCAAAAAAGGGCTCGGACGTGCTAACCGCCCAGGAACTACATTTGAATTTGAACCTCTAGTTTGTCGTGTGCTAATAGATGAGAAATTAGATGCATGGACAGACATTTATACCTGGATGCTGTCTCTTAATAATTATTTGACACATGATAATAATGGTGTTCTGCCTGGAGTATTGCCAGATTTTATTTCGCTACATATATTATCAAATGATAAAGTCACGCCATTAATGACAATTCATTATCATAATGCATGGCCACAGTTGATCGGAGACCTTGAATTTAACTATACTGAAGAAGCTGATCCTGCAATATTTGCAAATGTAACCTTTCAATATAGCCACTTCACGGTAGAGAAAAATGGTGTTATAATAGAAACACGGAAAAGTATATCCGATATGTTAACTAATGGCAGCAGAGAGGTAATATGACAATTGTTTCTATTGTAGGCAAGAAGCGTAGTGGCAAAGACACTATGGCTGATTTTATGGTGACTAAATTAAACGCAAGGAAATATGCATTGGCAACGCCAATTAAGCTTGTTTTGGCGCGAGCATATGAAGAATTGCATTTAGTTGATCAAACCGGTGTAGGCTTAACCTTTGCCGACTTTAATGGCGAAACCGATTATGATCGTGAAACTCCATTAATGTTATCTAATGCAAATGTTGTAGATTTAATGACCAAATCTATAGAAATTTTGCAAGATGAATATGGGCTAAAAACTGTTGAGCCCAATGAATTTTTAGACAAACTCAATGCAATAAATGCAATACGTAAAAATAGTTTAAGTTGGTCAGTTCGTAGATTGATGCAAACTCTAGGTACAGATATTGTTGTCAACACACATGATAAACATTTCTGGCTGAAGCTCATGATGATTGAATACATTAACGCATTTGCATCCGGAAGTAAATTATTCATTGTTTCTGATATTCGCCAAAAACATGAAATTGACTTTATGCGTCATATTAAAGCAATGACAGTTTTTGTAGAACGTGATATAATAAATACTACCACAACAGATCAGCATATTACAGAAGCTGGTCTTGGACGACGACTTGGAGATGCAGTCATTGAAAATAATGGCACAATTGAAGAGTTCTACGAAAAGATTTCAAATTTGTTTCACACAGAGGTATTACAAAATGTCAGACGTTAATCAAACACTGCTCGAAACCAAAGCTAAATTATTGGATGCAATTGAAGCAAATCAATCGCTTCATCAGCACAATCAACAATTATCACAAACATTACAATCGATCTGCCAAGTAATTGGTCTTGAACCTGATGAAACTGGTAACCTTGAATTAGATCGAATTGTTCAAACTGTTGCAGCATTAGTTGCAGACAATGCACCAGTTGAAGCTGTTGATGAGCCTATCGAATAATGAAATTTAGTGAAGTTGGCCGTGGTACATATGCTGCGGTCAAATTCAACGATAAGACATTAGATGCCCTTTGTGATATGCAAGAACGCCTCAGGCTATTTGATCCAACACCACGAGATAAATTGCATTCTACAATTTGTTATTCACGTGTTCATATTCCATATAAACCTATGCAAAATTTAGGCATCATTGCTTATGCATTGGGTTATGAAGTATTTGAAACACGAGATGGCAAACGAGCTCTAGTATTATTGTTGGATTCTCCTTACTTGCAATCACGTTTTGATTATGCAATGGCATTAGGTGCCACTTATGATTTTCCGGACTACAAACCACATATCACTTTGGCATATGACATAGGCGCAATGGCAGTACCTGAACTTGAATTCAAAATTGGCATAGGCGCAACACACGAATATGTTGAAGATCTTGATTTAGATTGGACAACGGAAAAATAATTCAAAAAGCAGTTTACAACTATAATAACTTATGTTATTATAGTCTTATCAAATAAAACATTGAGTAAATTATCATGAAAGCCAAAGTTATTGAATTATTTGAAACTACTGCGTATTGGGTTTTCTTTGTAGGAATCCTAGTATCTTTATGTACAGCAATCTTTGGTATTTTCATGACTAATGCCGAAATTAAAACGATGGGAATGATTTCCTTGAAATTTATTTTCATCTCAATGGTATTCGCATTGATCTCAGCAATTATTGCGAATCGTTCAAAATCTGCTGAATAAATATATTTTTAATTTATTGAACCTAACAAAGGAAAACATCATGGCTACTCGCATTGCTCTTACTGTATCTCGCGCTGTTGAACAAAACACAAATGTTAGCCGTTTTGTTCTTGATGCTGCAAAAATTATTGGTCTTGTCGAATATTCAAACGGCTTAGTAGGTGTAACTTTTGAAGCTCGCAATGGCAGTATCATTCAAACATTTGTTGACGAATCATTTGAAACTATTGCTGATGCAATTGAACAATCTGATTACGAAGCAGCCGTTCAAGCAGGTTTAGTTCAATAATTGAATTACCTCGGGTTACCTCTTCATTGAGGTAACTTTTTAATAACATTGGTAGTAGCTAATTGGTTAAGCTTGCGCCTGATACTGGAGCATAACCGGCCTGTTAAACCCGGTTGATATGTGGTTCGAGTCCCATCATCTAATGTTATTAAAAAGTTACTTTAACGTCGATTAGGTTAGTGGTTAGACCAACAGACTCTAAATCTGGGTGCCGGAGTTCGAATCTCCGATCGACGACCAATTATGGGTACTGATAGCTTAAATAGTAAAGCAGCGCAATAGGTGAAACTTCTAGAGTTGATGATCCTCGTTGATTTGGAGGTGCAAGCACTCCCAGTATCCACCAAGATTTATTAGAGCAAGTATAGCATATAAAAACGAAGTGAATAAGGTCGCTCCTGAAAATGTAGTTTTGAATAAGTTTATTGAATGTGTCGGTCACTGCAGGGACTGCCAAGCTAGATAAATGAAACTTTAATGCACTTGACGCGGAGTCAAGAGAAACTGAAGAAGTTGCTTGCATCTAATAAATTTGGGAAAGTGGTGAAACAAAGTGAACGCCTTAGAATAAACTCTGAGATATGTCGGTGCAATTCCGACCTTTTCCACCAAATTATTTTTGTTGAACTTTTATGAGGAATTATTATGAAACATTAGATTTGTCGCAAATGTATAGATAAAACTTCAGCACGAAGTATCTATGGGATTTTTAATGGTGAAGGCAAAATTATGCGTTTCACTTTTTCTAAAAACTTAGCACAATTTCTGTGTAAGTATGATGATAAATATACTTATAGAAAAGTTCGGTTTAAAGTTGGCGAAATCGCTAATGAAAACTCGAAAAATTGTGTATTTGCTATTGTTTCATATAACGGTGCTGTTTTAAGAATGGCAACCACTTATGAACGAGCTAAAATTTTAACAGACGATAATTATCGATTTGTTTTTGAAGCTCAGATTAAGTTAAAATAATTAAGGGCCTATAGCTCAGTTGGTTAGAGCAGTGGACTCATAATCCATTGGTCACAGGTTCGAGTCCTGTTGGGCCCACCATATACTTGAGGATATTGTTATGAACTATGTCTTTACTCCTTCTGAAATAATTGTTCAAGAATTTAGAGCTAAAGGTGCAAGTAATTGGATAAATCGTCCCTTCAATGGTGTACGTGTTTCTCATATTGTTACTGGCATAGTTGTCGAAGTTTCAAATAAACGATCTCAATTTTTGAATCGTAATGAAGCATATAGACGCCTCAACGAAAAATTAATTGAACAGGAATTTTATATTGCAACAAAAACTTATTCATAAGTTACTTGCTTTACGAAATTTGTTATATAATTACTTCATACACTTAAAGCTTATATGATTAGAGGAAATTTAAATGACTACCATCGCTCGTGCATTAGTAACACTTAAACGTAATCGTGCAGTATTCGCAGATGATCTCCGTGAAATGCGATTCTGTGGTGTATTTCGTAATGGTTTAGAAACTTCTACCGGCATTAAAACCGCTGAATTTGTAGAACAATCACGCAAAAATGTACAATCTGTGAAAGATAAACTCACAGCAGAATTTGACCTTCGTGTTAAAATCAACAAGGCAAATTTTGAAACAATGGTAGACGTTGGCGATAAACGTATGTCAATTAACGACGCACTTACTTATCGTACTCATATCTTGCCACAATTAAAGGCGCTCCATTCACGCCTAGTAAAAGAATTAGCTGCTGCTCGTTCATCATTTATTAATATTGAACGAGATTATGATGCAAAAGTTGCAAAGTTTGCAAATGATGATGAGTTCAAGCAATTATTGGAACAACGAGAAAAACCATCGATTATGGATATTCAAAAAGAAATTGATGAACTCAAAACTACTATCGACTTCTTTGATTTAGAATTCGATGCAATTTTAACAGAAACAAACCCTACAGTTGTTCTCGACTGATAGGTTAAAGTTATAATCGCCATGATCAAAAACTGTAGAGGGTTCTAGCTGATTTTCCTAAAATCAGCTAACTTCTAAGATTATAGAACTTTGATGGTGATACAGATTCATTGCGAATACTGTACATTATCCCAAAGCTAAAGTTCAAAGTTTAAATCTCAACGTTTAAAGCTTTTATTTAGCAGAGTTCAAATGTTTTCGATTAAATTTTATTAATCTCATCATAAAGAGTTTTAACTCACTGTGTTCTCGATGAGTGGTCATGGCGGTGCCCTTTGGGTTGTATAAATAATATTATCAAGTTTTTAAAGTTCTGGCATCATATAGAGGTATTATGCTGGTTTTGTACTCCAGTCACCGAGGTTCGATTCCTCGTGCCAGAACTTTAAGAATTTATCGGTCTGTAGTTCAGTTGGATAGAACATCTGCCTTCTAAGCAGTAGGTCACAGGTTCGAGTCCTGTCAGATCGGCCATATAAATAAACGTATAATTCCCACGAATCCGAGCTAGGTGCATGGACCGGACTGTTAATCCGAGGTTAGGTGAGTTCGAATCTCACGGTGGGAGCCAAATTTGCATGAATATAAATATCCTTGTAACGTTACAAATTATTGAGGATATTCATGCACTTTTATACGTACAAGATTACTAACTTGTTAAATGGTAAATTTTATATCGGTGTTCATAAAACTGAAAATCTCAATGACGGTTATATGGGTTCTGGTAAAGTTCTTAAAAGATCGATTGCTAAAAATGGTATTGAAAATTTTAAGAAAGATATTTTGATGTTTCATGAATCAGAAGATGAAATGTTTGAAATGGAAGCCTTGATTGTTGATCAAGAATTTGTAGATCGTAAAGATACATACAATTTAAAACTCGGCGGCCATGGTGGATGGGATCATATTACATTATCAAAAGAAGAGCGTGTTAAACTAAGTTCATTAGGTGGAAATGGTTTAGCACAAAAACGTACGAATCATATTATAGATGTACAATATAGATTTAATGTAAGTCAATCTATTAAATTAGCTTGGGCCAATGGTAAATATGACGGTAAGATGGATCATCTATCAACATTATGGATAGGCCGAAACCATAAGCCCGAAACTATTGAAAAAGTTAAAAATACATTTGCTGAAATTAAACATCAGCAAGGCGAAAAGAATTCTCAATTTGGTAAAATGTGGATTCACTCATTAGAATTACGTAAATCAACAAGAATTAATAAAGACGAACCTATTCCAGAAGGTTGGAATAAAGGTCGTAAAATGTTTAAAGAATGACGTAAAAGTCCTAGGCATTCTAATGATGTAAGTTACCTAGGTTGTCATGTTAGTTAAATGGAAGAGTAAGCCAAGTCGGTCTATGGGTCGCTGTCTTGAAAACAGTTGGGTGTAACAGCCGTGTGAGTTCAAGTCTCACCTCTTCCGCCCGGATATTAGCTCAGTCTGGTAGAGCATTCGCTTTGGGAGCGAAAGGTCAAACGTTCGAATCGTTTATATCCGACCAAATTTTGGAAAGTAAACTGGTAAGGTGACCAGCACCGCCTGCTAAGCGAGTGGACTGTTAATTCGGTTGTGGATCGAGACCACTGCTTTCCGCCATATTTCTTTTGGAGAAGATTATGAGTATTTCTAAATATGTCAATTTTGCAAAACGTATGAATGAAATGGCAAAGCAAAATGATAAACATGTTGCTTCATATGAGAATGGGCTGCCTCGTATTGGTGGTTATCGAGCACGTGATGCATATCGAGAAGAACTCAAACGCCTATCAAAAGGACAAACTTCTGTGTTTGAAGATCGACAAAGAGAAAATGAACGTCGTAGACGTGAAACTGAAGAACGTGATCGCAGAGCTTCAGCGAATTTACAACGCCAAAATCAATGGCTAATTACAACATGTTGTCTTCTATAGGCATTTCGTATAGTGGTTATTACAGTGGGCTCCAACCCCATTAACGAGCGTTCGATTCGTTCAGTGCCTGCCAAATAAGTTCCTTTTAAGGGCTTGTAAGACCTGATGAACTTACCATCAGGCAAAATAGGACTCAATTGAGTCCTATTTTTTTGTCAAAACTATTTACAGCGATAATCAGATTTGATATAATAGTTTTATCAAATCAAATATCCTAAAGAGATAGATATGAAAAAGTTATTAATTGCAGCATCGATTATTGGATTAGTTAGTTTAACTGCATGTTCACAGTCAAATGTAGCCAAAGATTCTGGCACAGTTCCACTGCCAAGTACTGAGCAAAATAAACCATATTTGAATTTATCAAAATTGAAAGACAATATTGAAGGATTTGATCTTGAATTTGATTGGGAGTACGATTTAGCAGAACAGTATGGCACAGTTGGATTCAAGGCAATATACTACTGTGGCAAGAAATATGACAATATGCTAGTAAATATCGATACTTCAACTGATTACGGTTCAACTGTTTTATCTGAATACCACGCAAATGTTAAAGAATGCGCAACAAATTCATTAAGAGGATATTCAGTTATCCCTGAAGCACAACGCCATAAAATTCCGCGTGCAGATGAACCAGGATATGGATTAGAATTGTCTGCTGAAGAAGAGGCAAACTTTAATTCAGAAGATCGATTTAACACAGTTTACCCTAAAATGGCAGAAAACTATGAAGGTACCGAGTATCGCGATGATCCACGATTTCAAAAATTGCTACCAGTATGTGCAGCCAATAATATGTCAATCAAAGACGATAAAGAATTTGTAGAAGCTGTAGATTTCTGTGCACTTAAAGGAATGTAAAATGTTTGATGCCTTTCCAGTTATTGTAGGTATGTTCGTTGGATTATTTTTAATAATCGATGCATGTCTTCAACTCAAAAATGCAAAAACAGTAGCGGTAGAATTAATTGTCGGTACAATACTTTTAATACTTGCGAGTACATTATTATGGCTAAAATAGTTTTATCATTTGACCCTAAAACGTCATCATATGAAATTAAGGAATTGTACAATAAACGCCCAAAAAATAATTTACGTGCAGTTTTTGCAGTTAAAGGCGATAAACGTACTTTGGTAGTGATAGACGATAGTTCTTCATACTCGTTCAATTATATTGATGTGGCCAATCATGAGCCAATTTATAGTTGGGATATTGATAGCATCGAAATCGAATTTGAAGTTGACTTAGAAATACCAGAGCACCAAATTGATATAGTATTTCCACCAGGTACAAAATTTGCTCGCGGTGATATGGGATTGCCTGATGGTAAGTACTTAGCCAAGGCAATAGATACACGAACGATGTTAACATCTTACGGGATACTAGATCTACACAAAAAGATCAGTTCATTTCAAGGAATGTTTTTCTTTGACATACAGCATTATAATATTTTATCAGTAAAATCGTTAACATTGGAGTAATATCATGTTTGCAGCAATTCACCTAGTAACCGAATCATCCGATCATTACAACTACCTCATTGAGTATACCACTGTTGAGGATGTGATTAACGAGCTAAAAGGACTTGACACAGAACTGGGTTGTGTCAGTGATTATTACGTAGATTGCCAGGAATCATTTAAAGATGATGAGCGTAAAATCGAAGAACTTCTTCGAGACGCAATTGATTCACAAAGCGCAGCCAATGAAGCTGCATATTTTGAGGCATATGCATAACTCTTATTCCACTTTATTAAATATTACTATCATGGTATTTTGTAAAGTGGAAAGATGTTTTATTACACCTACAAGATCACTAACACTGTTAATGGTCACTTCTATATCGGAGCCCACAAAACCTCAAACTTAAATGACGGCTATATGGGCTCCGGAACTGTGCTCAAAAAAGCTTTTAAAAAATATGGTCGAGATAAATTTACAAAAGAAATCATTAAATTTCACCCTGACCAAAATTCAATGTATGAACATGAAAAGGAGTTAGTAGATGCCGATTTGGTGCTAGACAAAAATTCGTACAATATAAAACTTGGAGGCCAAGGTGGTTTTGATTATGTCAACGCTACTAATACTGAAGAGTTTATTTTAGAACGAAATAAAAAAGCTTCTGCAATCTTCCAAGAGAAGTTAAAAAATCCAGAATTCTATGAGTTCTGGCATTCTCGCATGATTGAAGGCAAAAGAAGAGCACAAATTAAAAAATAAAGGACATTTTGATGTCCTTTTTGTGTAATGTATGATATAATAGTCAAAAGTTGATCATGTTATAAATATTTTTATCAACTAACCAGAAGGATGCGCATAGCGTAAATGAAACAAAGCTGATTACAGCGGGAGTACCCTATGAAATATTTGAAGTTACTTTTAATTTCAATCACACTAATGTTATCACCCACGATATTCGCTGAACATAATTTTAGCGATACTCAAATCAAAAACATGCAAAAGGCTTACAAATACGGCCACTCACAACCTTTAAAGTTTAACGGTTCACGAGTTGATTTTGGATACATTATGGCTGCCATTATTTGGCAAGAGACTAGTGCAGGAATCAACTGCGGAACAGGCAAACATGCAGCAGGCCAATATCAAAATTTGGTCACAACTGTTAAGTCACGTATGGCTCAAAATGGAGTCCAAAAGAGTCGAGCTCAAATAACTAAAGAGCTCCAAAATCCAAATGTCTCCGCTCATTGGGCGAGAATTGAGATGCAATCTTGGTTAAAAGTACATAACGGGAGTATCGACCGTGCATTAGCCTCATATAATGCAGGTTGGAAACATCAAAGAGGAGCTTCATACTCACGAAGTGTTATCAAGAAGGCCAATTACCTTAAGGACAATAATGTATTAAAGGTTGAATAATGAAGTTATTAAAACTCATTGTTATTTTAGGTGCAGTTTTTGCACCTATTGTGACATCCGCTTCTATAGAAGAAAGACGTACTGATAAAGCTGCAGGAATGGTATGTTCATCTAACGCAGAATGCATAGATGTTGTTTCTATGCAATTAGATGGAATGTACTTCATGGGACTAAATGAAAGAGATAAAGTGTCAATTGGCGCTCTTATAAATCGCAAGGCAAAGGAGCTTGCATCATTTTGTTCTCATGCAGAAGACAGAGTAGTATGTGAAAATTACAAAAATCAGTTAATGCTAAAATATATAACAGGATTATTAGATAGATGAAATTAAAGGCTATGTTATTGAGCCTACTTTTAGTAAGTCCTTTTGCATCAGCATGGGAACAAATAACTCCATCTATTTTCACAATTTATGGTACAAGGATTGACCAATCTGCCGCGCCTATACTTAAACCCTTTGCAGAAATAAGTTATGACAAAGAGACTGATTTATTTGGTATATCCTTTATAGGAAGTGACGGTCAACGACACATCATGCCGTATGGTGTATTCACTATGCGGACCTGTGGAATAAACACTTTAGGTGCAATTGCTGGACCTACATTGGTGGATATTCCATCAAAGGATCAACTAGATAGTATATTTTTAGACTGCAAACGTCCTATATTTTTCAGAGTGTGGAACACTTCTAATGAATATGTTACTTACAAATTTGAAAATGCAGGACCATTACCAGAGACAAAATAATGAAAAAGCTGGTGTTAATCGCATCATCTTTAATTTTAATAGGACTTGGGATTCACTACGCACCTATTATACAGGTTAAATCATATGAACGAGAGGTAGATTCACTCGCCTTTTCGTATCGTGTGTATAAATCTAGCATTTGCCCAAATAGAGCAATACTCAAAGAAATTAGAGATGACTATGTGTCAACAATAAATAAAAACAATGTAACAAAACTCGGATGGACCAACGATAACTTTGATCGTAGGTTTATGGGAACATGCTTAGAATTGAATCCTCACAGAGGAGAATATCGATGAAAGCAATTTTAATTTCAGCTATGCTACTAGGCATATCGTTCCAGCAGTGTCAAGCTGCAGATGATAAAGATTTTAATCGATTTGTAGAAGGAGCACTCACAGTATATTCTCAATTTAAGAAACCTTCCAAAGCAGAATCTGAACGGTTTTATGACTTTGTTCAAGCAAAATGGAGTAAAGCAGATTGCAAGCATGATTGTTCAGATGTCGGTTATGCTATAGGACAACAGTATGCCAAAGAGAAAAATATTGAAATTAAACCTAAATCTAGTTTACAACCTTCAAAAAGGAGTATATAATAGCTTTCATATCATACATCATGAGTAAAATACTATGAATGGCTGGGGACCTAACGATCCTGTATTTGAAACAAACAAAGCAACAATAGATGATGCTATAGACTGGGCTAGACTAGAATTAGAACTCCAATCTAAACGAGAATCAAATGAATTCTGTGATGATTGTGGAGATGAAATTCCACAAAAGCGCCGAGAAGTCGTCAAAGGTGTCAAATATTGTATAGGTTGCCAGCCGGCTCATGATGCTGAACACAAATCTTACTACAACCGTCGTGGTAGTAAAGACTCACAATTGAGGTAACAAAAATGGAAATTAAGAAATCATCATGGCATTATCGATTTATCAAATGGTCTTCAGATGGCAAAACACCACCAAAAAATTTATGTGCGTATGTTAGAACGCTGTTAATTCGTTTGATCATCTTTGGAGCAATTTTAGCAATTGCTACATTTATTTGTTTTGCCATAGGCATATCATTATTCATCATGTGCAATCCATACACTGGGCTAGATATAGTTGCAGCCGGCGCAGTATTTGAAAATCCACTTTGGGTTAATATTATAGCAGTACCTATCGGGTTTGCGACATTTATTACAATCGTGGTCGCAAGCTTTGGAGCGGTGTTTGGCATAGGTCATGGGACAGGTTATGTGTATAAGCGCATAAAACGTGCAAATAATGCATCTGGCCAAAAATCAATTTTCACCACATATATTAGTGACAAACATAAAAAGATATGTCGTCATCTAGAATTTAAGGACTAATATGTATCTCAAACACACAAATTATTACTGGGTTGGCTCTGATCGAGTCCAATTCAAGGCAGAAATAGGTATATCATCATTTTTTAAAGTACCTATTGCAAAATTCATTTGGCCAAATGGTGAAACTATCCAAGTTTCAGTAGAGCCATTTACAAATGAATTAAAATTTTCTGCTCCATTACCGTTTGATTTAATTTACGATAATGGCACATGGCAAGCTGATCTACGCGAATCGATTTAATTAAAAAGGCGAACATTGTTCGCCTTTTGTGCATTTAATGGTTTACTTTACACAGAAACGATAATATAATTGACATATCTTCAAAATGAGATGTATAACATGACTGAAAGACTAGTAATGAAATCATTGTTTGGATCAAAACTTTACGGAACATCTACTCCAGAAAGCGACCTAGACATTAAAGGCATCTATATTCCGGATGCAAAACAACTCATCCTGGGAAATGCGACTACACATTATAGCCGCAACACAGGCACTCATACTACTAAAAACACTGCAGATGATGTCGATGAAGAGATGTATTCACTACAATACTTTATTGAATTGGCCATTAAAGGTGAAACTATTGCTTTAGACATGTTGCATACTCCTAAAGAGTTAATCACAGAATTGGGTGATTCAGAAGTGTGGAGCTTTATCCGTCAAAATCGATATCGTTTCTACACTACAGATATGAAAGCATATCTTGGGTATGTAAAGAAACAAGCCGCAAAATATGGTATCAAAGGTACACGAATGGCAGCGCTTCGTCAGGTAAATGATGCTATAAAGGATTTGCCTGAGTATCATATTGTAGATATAATGGATGTCACTATTGAGCCGTCTAAACATATTTCTCGACGCCGTGATTACAAAGTTTCACAATTTGTGCATAAACTACCAATTAATGAATATTGCAAAATCGAAACTGATCCTAAAACCGGTGCAACGTTCTATAATGTTATGGGTGTCAAACATCAATTGACAATCAAAATGTCTGAACTCAAACAGAAAATTGCAAAGGAATGGGAGAAGTATGGTGAACGTGCTCGTCAAGCAGAATTAAATAATGGCATTGATTGGAAAGCAATGCATCATGCCATTCGAGGTGGTTTACAATTACAAGAAATCTATGATACTGGCGATTTAGAATATCCTTTAAAGGACGCTGAATTGCTTTTAAAAATCAAGAAAGGCGAGCTTTCATTTAAAGAAGTCTCTACAATTCTTGAAGACGTCATTGCAGATGTTGATGCATTATCAATTCAGGCTGCTAAAAATGGGATGCCGCAAAAAGTTGATCGTTCGTTCTGGGACAACTTTGTCTATAACGTATATTCTGCACATATCTACTCACATTTGGAGAAGTAACATGGAAAAATTATCTGAAACATCTTGGATCATTCGTCAAACACCTGAAGAAATTGCAGAAGGAAATGTCGATACTCTATTTTCACTCATTGGCGAAGAAAAACACTTAGAGATTGACGCAGATGATGAATATGAAGGTGTAGTACTAACTGTTCGAGAACAGATCATGTTACGTGATTTGTTATTAGAACTTCATCCATTGGAGGCTCCTCATGAAGTTTAAAGAAGGCGAAAATATAATCATTATGCCCTTTATGATCCCAGCAAAAGTCGTGTCATTTCGCCAAACTAATACTGTTGATAGTGTGTGGGCTAAGAACCTTGACGGGCATGAGTTCCCTATGAATGCTATTCGCGGTACGAATAAGTACGCACTAGAAACTTATTGGCCACATCGTGCAATGCAAGATGTATACATAGTTAAGGTGTCTCACTTAGTCTCATTTTTTGGATGGATAGCTTTAGCAATTCTTGCACTTGGTCTTTATGTAAAATAAATCTTAGACAGGTGTAAATATTTTCAAATAAATGTTTACACCTGTTATCTTTAATGGTATAATAGTCATATTAAATCAAACATCATATTGAGTAAAATATTATGGCTACAGTTACTATCAACAAAGGAATTTATCGTGGAAATGAATTTCATGGTACTTTCGAACTAATTAATACATGGTTCCCTACAGAATTGAATCAGTATGATAGTCAATTTGGGGATGGTAAAGTCATTATTAACTTCAATGGCAAACAACGTGGAATTTGGGTTTTCCATGGTGATTATACAATCGATGGGCAACTTCCTAAATCAATAAAAGTTGAATCTCCTGTAGCTTCATTAGTTCCAACTGAAACTCTTGAAGAAATGAAAGCTCGAATTAATCGTCGTTTTTCAGTTATGGATATTATGACAAACGGCTTAATTAACAAATCAATACGTTCTCTCATTATTTCAGGTGCTCCAGGCATTGGAAAGACATACACGTTAAATCGTGATTTAGAAAAGGCTGATGCTGAAGGTAAAATTGAGTACACTATCTTAAATGGCAAAATGTCTCCAATTGGAATGTTCTGTAAACTATATGAATGTTCTGGACCAAACAACGTATTAGTACTTGATGACGTAGATGTTTTCTCATCTGAAGATTCTCTTAATCTTTTAAAAGCAGCATTAGATACTTCCGAAACTCGTAAAGTCTGTTGGTCTACTGCATCATCATATCTTGAGGAAAAAGAAATTCCGCAAGAATTTGAGTTTGAAGGTACAATCGTTTTCATCACTAACACTGATATTGATCGCGAAATTGATCGTGGTTCAAAATTAGCACCACATCTTGACGCTCTAGTATCTCGCTCAGTTTACCTCGATCTTGGCGTTCATACAAATGAAGAAATTATGGTTCGTGTTGAAGACGTAATTTTAAACACAGATATGATGTTTAAAGCCGGATTACTTGAATCTGAAACACAAGAAATTTTAGCATGGATGAAAGAAAATATTTCACGCCTTCGTAATGTTTCATTACGAACAGCACTTTATCTAGCTAGTTTTGTTAAGACTGATGAGCACAACTGGAAAGAAATTGCAGAAGTTACACAACTTCGTTAATAAATTCAAGCCTGATCATTTGATCAGGCTTTACTAATTTGAGGAGATTAAAATGAAACAATTTATGCAAGGTGTAGATAGACGAATTCGTACTTCTCCAAAGAGTGTATCTGAGATGTATAAATGGGGAATGATTTCATTTCCAATGTATAACAAAGTAAAACATCTACCATTAGAAACTGCAATTGCGACTATAGAAGAGGAAGCAGGATGGCAAACTTATACTGTCCATGCAGATCAAATCATAGAATATTGCACAAATTGGAAAGATATTCCTGGCAACTATGAACGAAATGATTGGATTCGCCATTGCCTTAAATTATGTGGTGGCAAAATTAATTTCGAAAGTTGTTTACATGCATACTACCATTTTGTATAATAATTCTTATTAAACATGGAGGCTATATGACTTATCGTGATTATGACGAATATGACGCTGTATGCGATATGGACCCTTATGATATGTGGGATGACGATTGGCCTGAACCTACTGCTCAAGACTATCAAGAGTGGGAAGATGAATGGCGCGAGCAGTATGAAGAACAACCGTGGATAGGTATCTGGTGCGGTAATCAGGTTAATAAGTTAGCTAAGATGATGGATAGTACATCATATAAGTCTTATGATCCAAAGCACATACATCCTGACGTAGCATACAAACACGTGTATTATGATCCTATTCATACTTATGCTCATAATCATGGCTACAAAATTGCAGTTAATGCGTTAGATAAAATGCTCAAAAAGCATGTAGGCTCTAAGGTATGTGTAGTATTATGGAAAATTAAAAATCACATCAGGTATCAAAAGGAATGGACATTCAGGTCTCATGCAGATCAAGTTATTGATGCACTACTTGAAAGAGAAATGCAATATAACGACTATCCAGGATATCTTGAAAATATCGGCTTGAAAATTGAAAATGGTTATTTGAGGAAAATTTAATGAATTCACTAGTTGGTAAATATGTTATTGTGGCATATAATTCTACACCACATTTTATGCTTGAGAAGGCGCATCAAGTTGTATCAGAAGACACAGATTCAATTGAAATTGAAATAGGATCACGCTGTTCAAAGTATTGGAAATCCGCTATACTTGGTGTATATGAATCAGAAAAGGATGCAGCTCAAGTCATGTCGATGAATCACGAATATTTGAAATTATGCGCAGAAAATCGCGAAAAAGAAAAAGAAATGCGTCGAACAATTCAGGGATTTATTAAACATTTCAGTTTACAATCGCGGCACTAATGTGGTATAATTTATTTTGAATTCGGAGAAACAATATGAAAGACTTGATTAAAACGCCTACTCACATTCTCAAAATTTCTGGTGATACAAATGACGCAGATTATATTGACATTGAGCATAAAGTAAACCCTAAATATCCAAATCGGGTATTTGAACCTGGCGAACTTTTTAAAGGAAGTCGTTCTGTTAATTTCATGGAACTTATTCAAGCCCTTTGTAATGCATTACATTTGCCACGTAAAACACGCCATACATGGTCTCGCGATGAATACGATGATGTTAGCGCAGCAATGGAAACTTCAGAGTGGGTCTTTACAATTTTAGCAGGGTTCCACCCAGATGATGAAGAAATTTCTGCTAAAATTGGCGAAGAGGAAGTGTACGACGCGGTTCGCAAAATTAAAGAAGCTTTAAGTGATAATCTCCCTTATGGTGAGATTGGAATTCACACGATTGAAAGTATCACACTTCGTCCTATTACTAGCGACAAAACACTTTATTCAAATCCAGGCTATTGGAAGAATCAAAATATTGCAAAAGAGCACAAACGTGCAACTATTGCAGTTCATTTTATGGACGAAAATGAACCGGCTAAAGACGACATTGCATTGTATGATACAACATCGTCACCATTTAAACACTGGAATGTCAAAAATTCAACTTGGGACGACAACGCTTATGAAAGTGTAGATCAATTTGCGTTATACGGCGGAAAAATTGTGAAGGAGTTCAAATAATGGCAGGGTACCATGTTGCTGACATAAAGAAAAGTATGCACTCAAGTGCATACAAACTAATTGAAGAAGCTCAAGAGTTTATTGACGCCCTTGCCTCAGACAACCGCATAATGGCACAAGTTGAGTTATCAGATTTGTATGGTGCAATAAAACATCAGGCAAACCAGTTAGGTGTCTCATTAAAAGATTTAGACATAATGTCTGAAACTACTAAAGGCGCATTTGAAGCTAATGGTAGACCATCATTTGGCTCAACCGCTGGGTGGAAGAAATATTTACTCGAAAATGCAACAAGTTTTGTTGATGGCATTGACCAAGTAAAGATTTGGGTCGACTACAACACTTACTACATTATTTTCACTGAAAACTCTACCAGCTTGCCTATGGTATCCGAAAGTGATATTAAAGGATTCACTACAGTAGGCGAAGTCATTCGTGGTGAAATCTATGTACCACAAACGAAAATGCACAAGAAGCCCGGCCAGTTATTTCATCGTAATGATTCATATCATTGGGTGGCAACAAAGGGCACACTTGTCAAATTCACACGAACTGAACGTCCTACTAAGTTAAGTAACACCGACAAAATTGCAGAGGCTCTCGAATGCTTGAATCTCATTTAACAATTGATCCACGATTTGAAATTAACTTGCCACAATTGTTGCGAGCAATTGAATTCTACAAGAAATTAGGATATAAGGCTATTTCTGCCGCACAATGTGTTCCTATTGCAGCTATTAATAAAACCATCCCAGATGGCGCAGTTCCTAAAGCTCATGATGAGGATAATTTTTATGTAGGCAGTGCTGAACAATCATTTTATGATTTGATGTCTAAATATGCAACAATAGGCAATCCTATATCTCCTACTGGCAAGTATATGATGTTGACTCCATGTCAGCGAAATGAATCCGTTATTGACGATTCGCATTTAGAGATATTTTTGAAACTAGAGCTAATTTCGTTTGAACGTACCTGTGTTCTTGATGCTTTAGCATTTTTTCGATCTGAAGGACTCAAAGATGCAATGGTAATTGAAACTGACAAAGGCTTAGACATCGAATATAAAGGTATCGAACTTGGCTCTTATGGCAAAACTACGCATGAAGACGAAATTGTATATTTTGGTACAGGTATTGCCATGCCACGAATTTCATACGCAATTGCAAAGGCTGTAAATTTAATTTAAAAGTGTTTTACATATTATGAGAGTATTGTTATAATAGTCTCATAATATCCTAAAGGTTATATGGCATGAATAAATCTACATTTAAATCTATTATTAGTGACATCGTTCACCGTCAATTTGAAGACACAATCAATGCTAATGCATGTCGTCATAAAATCTCATCAAATGAAGGTTTGCCGCATGTTATAGCAAACACTATACAACGAAATATCCACTTTGAATTGAGTCGTGTTTTTGACAGCGCACCATCTGATGAAATCGAAAAGATTCTTAGACGAATTCTTACACATTACTCCGCATTAAGTGCTTCTCAAGCACCAAATTTAATTGCAAAATTAATCAAAACCAACTGGGCCTCACGTATATTAATTACCCATCGCATACGAAATTTTTGTACTGTTAAGGGCTCTGGCGAAGAATTTTACATAACAGATTATAATTCCAATGTTAAGGCTGCAAATCGAACTTCATTTTCATTAAGTAAATTTGTTGACGATCAGTTGGCATCAATTATTTCTGGTATGCTACGTTTAGAACGAACTAATAATCGAAGTATTCAAAATCTGGCAAACATCGGGCACCGAACTCAGAATGGTGCGACAATTCCAGGTGTTAAGCTTGAGCATACCATAATTAGTGTAGATTCAGGTGTAAATAATTCTACGTGCACTATTCGATTCCATCCTACATTTGATCATCCGACTGCACGTTCAAATGCCCTTGCGATTGCGGAAAAGATGTACAAGTTATTATCGCAGTGCACTAATTTAAAAATTGAACAAGGTGTTAATGCATATTCATTAAAAGTCACACTACGTGAACAGGCACCACAAGTTACAGTAATGAGCAAGTCACCACTGTTCATGGTGTCAAATCCAGGAGAAAAGCTTGGCACAACTGTTGCAATAGAACTAGTTCAGGCTAATATAGATGCACTGAAAAAACAGGATAGCGAGGCTGATGATACTATCACTGAACTACTTTCACGAATTCAAACACTTCGTGATGCAAAGGTAGAATTTGCACGAAAAGTTTCTGCACTCGAAGAAACAATTAAAATTCTTTCAAAATAAAGTATTTACATATATGAGGTTATTGTATATAATAGCCTCATATAAATATGATAGATCATATTTAAATTAGAGGAATTAAGATGTACACAATATATGGCTATCTACCAGAAGTTCAAAAATGTATCAATTGCGACAGTGCAAAACGTTTATGTACAGCTAAAGGCAAAGAATACGAATTTGTTAGCATTGCAAGTGGCACAGATGAAAATGGCCCTATTTGGACTAAAGAATTTCATGGCATGTTAGCTAAACTAGGAAAAACTAACCCAGTTGGAATCTCGTTGCCGGTTATCTTTAAAGGTGATGTGCATATTGGTGGTTTTGCTGAACTTCGCAAAGACATTGCTTTATCCAAATAAGTTTTAAAATATTTTTGAGTTTAATTGAAGGAAATTGAAATGAATACTACTTACTTAAATCCTGTTGACTTCCGTACTGGCGATATCATTGAATTCACCGCTGAAGGTCTACGTAGCATTAAGCCACTACTAAAATTATTTCCAGAAATGAAAAACTCAAAACAATTCTTTATTGTAGGTGCTCGAGAAACTCAGGCAGAAGATGAATTTACTGAGCTTCTCGAGACAACTAAAGGATGTACTGCACTTAAATGTGTATCAACTGGCAAAGTTTTTGAAATTGATCCAGAAGATGAATTATTCTGGGCCTTCTTTACAAACTTCACTTCACATTTTTTCAACAAGGTGTAATATGCAAATCGGAACAATCGTTAAATTGACCGATTGTTTCTTTAACACCTCTGATGATTTTTTATTACATTATCCTGAGTTATCTCGGGATAATTCATATAGGATTACCGCAATCAGAGAGTTACGAGAAATGATAGGTGCAATCGAATTAGTATGTGTCGAAACTTCTGAGAAATTCAACGTCAATGAAGTATATCATTTGCCTGAAACTGAACAACCTAAAGCAAAATGGTGGGCCTTTCTTTCATCATCAAATCCATCAGAATATGAGGTGATAAATGCCAATACGAATAATGCCTAGTGTTGGGAACACTATTATCATCAATAAGAAGTTTTTTGATGATAATGCATTCATTACACAATATTTTCCTGAATTAAAGCCAGGTACTCCATACCTTATAGAAAATGTCACAATATTAATTAATGACATTTGGGGTATTGATAAGTTAAAAAATCCTGAAACAGGCGAAATCATTGATATTGCAGCTGAGCCAAAACTAGCAGACTATTGGTGTATTTTAGATGCAAATGATTCATATCGTGTAATACCGTAAGCAATAAATACTATCATCTACAGAGGTGATAGTATGTTATTAATCGGTAAAAAATTTGAAGAAGAAAAAATTAGATTGTTTCATTTACAAAATGGAATTTGCCCTTTATGTCAAAGAGAATTATCATCTGATATAAAATCTAATCACCTAGACCATGATCACTCATTGCATGGTCCTAATGCTGGCAAAGTTAGAGCGTTATTGTGCGGGTATTGTAATGCTTTAGAAGGGCAATTAAAGCATAAATTTGATAGTTCAGGATTAAAAAGCAAAGGCGTCGATATCTCAGAATATTTTATGAGATTATCTGAATACTACCGTGTAGACTTAACCGAACACAATACCCATCCGGCATATGTTAATGATTTGACAAAGCACTTTTCTCGTTTAGATTTATCCGCAATGGACGAACTTGCAAGCACATTCGGTATTGAATTTCCGCCTAAGTGTACAAAGGCTAAACGTGTTCCAATCTTCAAAAAGGCTCTAAAATTATTTTTAAAGGATAAATCATGAAAGTTATAGCTCAATCTATACGTTATGAAACATGTACCGGTGACATATTGTATGTTGTATGTCAAGGCGACATGATTCACTTTGAAACATGGAGCAATGGATATAAACAAACTGCTGAATTGCCGACTACCGCAAGAGTTTCAAATCGATTACTCGAAGCAACAATCAACGAGTTGCAAATCTCTGGTATCGATTTTGTAGAACTTGAAAATTTTATTCATTATAGTGGATTTATCAAAGATGAATATTGAAATTTATGGTATTGAAGAAGAGACATTTAAGTGCGCAGGTTGTGAGAGCGCAAGAAAAACCTTTAACGAGGCCGGGCTACCATTCACATTTAAACGAATTGTCAAATTGGTAGATGGATACCCAAAAATTGATGATAAGTTATATGCAGAGTTAAAAACAAAGATCGCAGTTTCAAAATTATTTCTGCCATATATTTTTATAGATGGTGAACGTGTTAGAGTAAAAGAGCTTAAAGATCATCTTTTGACATTAGGCTATGATACATTTTAAGGGACCCTAAGGGTCCCTTTGCTATATCACTGAGTGTAGTATAATAATTCTAAATGAAATTTTATAGGCATAGGTATGAAAGTTCTTAAAAACGTTTTTCACTTATTTCCAAAAATAAGCGGGATGTATACTGTCAATGGAACTCGTTTAGTAGAGCGAGGTTTTTGGATTTTCGGACGTGTAAAAGTAGAAACATATCCATTAGGATACATTGACTTAGACTTGTCAAACGGTTATGTTCGAGCACTAATATTTGATGCCAATGGCGAAAAAATCGGTTCTATTTTGCATGACAAAAACGAAATTTTAGATGTATATGTGTTTGATAATGATTCAAATGAATTAATACATGCAACTGGCAAAGACCATGACCGCATTGTCAAATATTTTGAAGACTTGTTATTTCGCGTTGTGGAATTTTCGCCATTAGACACTTTACCGAGTTGATAAATATTAAAGTATGCTTCATCAAATATTTGAGCTTACTTAGGAGAGATTTTAATGAGTAATACACAAGTTAAGCACAACTATGTGAATAACAAAGAATTGTATGAAGCTATATGTTCTTGGAAGGAAGAGTGTAGAGCCGCTGGTACAATTGTCAAACAAAATGATACTATTGGAAGAGCAATACTTCTTATTTCAAGAGGTCTATCAAAACGTTTTAACTTTTCTGGCTATACACCAGCCTGGAAAGAAGAAATGATTGGTGATGGTGTAGAGGCTGCAATTAAAGGACTCATCAATTTTGATGAGACAAAATACGATAATCCTCATGCATATATCACTATGGCTTGTTTTAATGCATTTATTCAGCGTATCAAAAAAGAACGCAAACAAACTGCGGTAAAGTACAGCTACTTTATTAACAACGTGTATGATTCTAGAGATCCTGAAATGACTTCTATTGCAGATGAAGCATTTATTCAAGACATCTATGATAAAATGACACAATATGAAGCTTCGACTAAAGCACAACCTAAAGAAAAACCTGCGGTTGAAGCTACAAATGCACTGGACTTTTTATATGGAGAAAGTACTTGATTTAACTCATTTATTGAACGAAGAGAAAGATTTTTTCGCCTCTGAAACTGAATTACTTGAATTTGATCCTGAACTTGAATTTTCACTGAATGTTCAAGATTCAGGACTTTACTTAACACTCAATCAAGGATAATGCAATGCAAGCAAATATTGAACACTTATTTACCGAGAGTGAATCAAGAACCGAAGAACTCGAAGAAATCGATGCAACATTTGACACTCAAGCAATTCAATCTCGTATTGAAGCCCAAGCTCGCCAAAAGGCAGAAAAGCTAATTAAGAAAAACAAACGTGAATTAGATCGCCTTAAACGCCATGCGGCTGAATGTCTAGAAAAGAATAACAAAACTGGTTATATCTACGCAATCAAAAAGCTTCGTGATTTTTATCGACAACCATACACAGATGAACTCGTAGAATCTATGTGGAAATCTTCTCGTCAAGCATTGTTTGATATTGCTCATGCAGCGTCAAAACAAAAATAAATTACAGGGACTTTGGTCCCTGTGTTGTTTACTAACATACCAACATGGTATATAATAGTTTTATTACCTTATAGGACCCCTAGAATGAAATTTTTAAAATTAGGAGATTGGCATTTGGGCGTCAAACAAGATGATCCATGGATCCAAAACATCCAGATGTTAGGAATTCGCCAAGCAATTGAATATTCTAAAGCAAATGGCATCAACACTTGGTTACAAGCAGGTGACGTATTTGATGTTCGTAAAGCAATTACCCATAAGACTATTGAATTTGCCAGAAAATTATTTGATGAAATTCAAGCAGCTGGTATCAAGGTCATAATTGTCGTAGGCAATCATGATATGCACTTCAAGGAGAAAATTCATCCTAATGCATGCACCGAGTTGTTAGGACATTTAGATCACGTTGTAGTAATTGATACACCTCAAACTATTAATTTAGGCTTAGATATTGATTTTATTCCGTGGATTTGCGATGAAAATCGTGAAGATATAATGACATTCATCAAAGCATCAAAATCAAAATTTTGTATGGGGCACTTTGAGTTAAATGGGTTCTATTTTTATAAAGGCATGCAATCACATGGATCTGAACCAGATTTTTTAAAGTCATATAAACGTGTGTGGTCAGGACATTTTCATACAATTTCAAAAAATAAAAATGTTACATACATTGGTACTCCTTGGTCATTGACTGCTGGTGATGAAAATGACCCACGTGGATTTTGGGTATTTGATACTGACACTGAAGAATCTTCATTTATCCAAAATGATACTATGTGGCACAGACGCATTGACTATCCAACTCAAATTAATCCAGAAAATTATCGTGATCTTTCTGTACGTTTATATGTAACTAAGGTTGATAAAGGGTTGAGTGCATTTGAAACTGCATTAGAGAATGTAGTTCATGAGTTAAAGGTAGTAAACCGTGTCGATACGAGTTCTTCTTTAGAAGTGGATGAAGATGTATCAACCGTGAAATCTCTCGCAGAACTCATTGTAGAATATGTTGAATCTATCGAAGACCTCTCTACCGACGACGCTACTGCAATTAAAGATATGTCAAAATTATTATATGTTGAAGCTACCAAATAAGAGGCTATTATGTCAAATGTATTATTTCTAGGCGATGCTCATCTTGGACATGGTAACGTTGCAAGATTTAGAACTCAATTTCGTGATGAACAAGATCATTTTGAACATGTTGAAAAGGTTTACTATAGCGCAGTAACAAGACGGGATGTATGTTATTTTACCGGCGATGCAGTATTCACTTTAGAACGTGCTAAACAAGTAGCAAAATGGCCAGGCAAAAAAATTCTTGTTTGTGGTAACCATGATACAGACAATTTATCAATGAAACAATTATGTGAAGTTTTTGATGATGTCAAGGCGCTAGTCAAGTATAAAGAGTTTTGGTTGTCTCATGCGCCTATGCATCCTTCTGAATTACGTGGCAAATTTAATATCCATGGACATGTTCATTTTGCAACTGTTGATGATTGTCGTTATGTCAATACGTCATTAGAAGCGACAGACTTTAAACCAATCGCGCTTTATCAGGTACGTGATATAATTAAAGCTAGAATTAAGTTCTATGAAAATGTATACTCTTCATACAAAACACATCTCGTTCCATTACCTAAGTTCGATGTTCATGCATTCGCACATGAAATTCCAGTAGGCCTCAAATGAAAACTTTTAAACTAAATAGCATTGAGTACCGTAATATTATGTCGGTAGGAGACGCGCCCATTATCATACAGCTTAATAAGGCTCATAAGACGCTCATCACAGGAGCTAATGGCGGAGGCAAATCCACGTTATTAGAAGCAATCACTTTTGCACTATTTGGCAAGCCATTTCGTGATATTAAGAAAGGCCAACTTCTCAATAGTATCAATAAGAAAGGACTGTTAGTTGTACTCGAAATGGAATATAACAACAGTGTTTATGTCATTAAACGCGGAATCAAACCAAATATCTTCGAAGTCAAAAAAGACGGTGTTGTGTTAGACGCTGCGGCAAGTGTCAAAGATTTTCAAAGTGAATTTGAAACAATGATTGGCATGAACTACAACTCATACAAACAGGTAGTAGTTCTTGGAACAGCAGGTTATACACCATTTATGAGCCTATCTGCAGGTGCACGTCGGAAACTAGTTGAAGATTTATTAGAAGTTTCTGTTTTAGCAGATATGGATAAGTTGAATAAAGAAGAAATTCGAAATATCAACGCTGAGCTGGCTAAAATCGAAATGAGTATTACTCATACTCAAACACAAATCCAAACTTTAACCGCGGCAGCTGAACGACAAAAGAAACTTTCAGGTGATAACATTGCTAGATTTGAAGCAATGAAAGAGCAAGCAATTCAAGAAATTGATCGAATAAAGGCCGAAAACCAAGAGTATAATCTTCAAGTTGTACAGATTGATGCAGGCGAAGATCCATCAGATGAAAGCCGTAATGCACATAGTGCAGTGGTCCGTGCAGAAAGTGAACTTAATTCTACTATACGTGTATTAAAATTGTATGAGAATGGTGGTTCTTGTCCTACCTGCCTTCAATTACTTTCTGATGATTCATTAGTCGATAAAATTGAACAATCAAAAAATGAATTGACTGCAAAATTTGAAGAGCTGAAAGAAATTCATGCAGAGGTGCATGCAAGAAAGGTAGCACACTTAGAAGCAAGAGAAAAAATTCGTGTAATAGAAAACAAAATTGCTACTAATCGGCAATTGGCATTACAACAGGTTCAACGTGTCAAAACAATTAACAGCGCTTTAGAAGAAGCTAAGAAAGATTTTGTTGATAACACTTCTGAAATTGATGCACTCAAAGAGTCATTGGTCAACGATATTCAACAAAAGAGCAATTTAGTTATCGAAAAACAAAGGCGATCTGTAATTACCGAAATGTTGAAAGATTCAGGCATTAAAGGGTCTATTATCAAAAAATATATTCCGATATTCAACAAACAAATTAATTCATATTTAGAGATGATGGAAGCTGACTATTCATTCACATTAGATGAAGAATTTTCAGAAACAATTAAATCTCGCGGTCGTGAAGACTTTTCATACGCATCTTTTTCTCAAGGAGAAAAAGGACGAATTGATTTGGCGTTAATGTTTACTTGGCGCGATATTGCAGAAAAAATATCCGGTATCAAGATCTCTTGCCTATTCTTAGATGAAGTTTTTGATGGCGCCTTTGACAGTGCTGCAACAAAATCGGTAACAACAATTTTAAACAACATGAAAGATTCGAATATTTTTATCATTTCGCATAGAGATCATAATCCTCAAGACTATGGCCAGCATTTGCAGATGAAAAAGGTCGGACGTTTTACAATTATGGAGTCATAATGAATCTCAAACAGTACTTAGCTAATCTCAATAAATTAGTTGAGAAACACCCAGAGCTTCTCAAATGTAAGGTTGTCACAGCATCAGATGATGAAGGCAATTGCGTACGAGAATCTCATTTCCATGCGTCGATTTGTACATGGGACCCAATTGAGCAGATGTTTGATGAGACAGGTGAAAAGGTAATTTGTTTAAATTAGAGGTATACGATGGAGCCATTTAATGATATTATAACTTATCCGGAAATACCTACATGGACATTGATTAATCTTTATTCAGGCCAAGAACTAACTGTGACTGAAGCGCAGTTAGTTCAAGCATTTCCGGATGAAACCGAGCGCATGAAGATTATGTCAAATAGGAGCCCAGCGTGGGCTGTTATTGAAAATATATACGATCCGCATAGACAAACTCAAATTAATTCTGCTTTTAATAATTTGATTTAAAATATACTCATCCTATGTTATAAGGTACTCTACATAATGTTAAATTTTAAAGAAATCACTGTTAATGACTTGCAACCTAAACATTCTCGTGGTGAATCTGCAGATAATCGTATTCGTAAATCATGGTCATTGCAGATGCCGGACGAAGTCAAAGCAAAATTCGCTAATTTTCCGGGTGATGTTAAACGACAGTTATATATCTCATTTGATAAAGAAGTTAATGAAATTTGGACTTCTATGCTTAGCAAAGCCAATGAAAATGCTGCGAAAAACAATGCAAAAGAAATTCGTGTTAATGGATTACGTCGTCTAGAAGATGCATATTGTGTAGATCCAGACGAAGTATTAATTCAAGCAGCTCAAATTTTCATCGAACGTTTTGCAGAACGTGAAGCTAAACAAACTGCATAATGATGTGATATAATTTTTAAGTAACTAAGAGGTAATTATGAAATTTTCAAAACAGTTTGTATCAATTCTCAAAAACTTTGCAACAATTAACTCCGGCATCTATTTTAAAGCCGGTGATTTTGTAATGACTCGATCTGCATCTGGTGCCACTTATGCCGAAACTGTGCTCCCGCCTGGTGAAGAAATTGAATTTAATGTCGCAATCTTTGATCTCAATGCATTTTTAAGTATCTTATCATTATCAGGTGAAGATTCTGAAATCACATCAAGCGGTAATGAAATTACGATTAAAGGTAAGCGTTCTGTAATTACTTGGCCAGCAGCAGAATTAGATTCAATCGTATATCCTAAAAATGCAATTAAATTTCCGCCAGCTTCAGTAGAATTTGAACTCAATGGTGAAGATTTTAAACAATTGATGAAAATTTCTCATGGGCTTGGTGCTAATACATTATCAATCGGCAACGAAAATGGCAAAATAGTAATTGCTGCATACAACAAAGAACTTGATCCAAATTTCTCTAAAGCATTATCTACATTTGAAGTTGCTGATTATACCGGTGATAAAGAATTTAAATTCATTATTCATTTAGAAAACATGAAAATTCTTCCGGCTGACTATACCGTCAAATTATGGGCCGTAGGTGAACAATATGCTGCAAAGTTTGTTGGTGAACAAGCGTCATATGTGATTTCATTAGAAGATGGCTCAACTCACAACTTTTGATAAATGGGCCTTCGGGCCCTCATTTGAATTGACTAAGAGAGATATATTATGACAGCACTATCAATTAACAATCGTGAACACATGTTTGAATTAAAATACCGTCCAACTACAATTGACGAGTGTATTTTACCTCAAGCTGATAAAGAAATTTTTAAAGGTCTTGTTGCTAAAGGTAAGCTTCCGCATTTGGTATTGCAATCAAACTCTCCTGGAACAGGCAAAACAACTGTTGCAATTGCGTTATGTAATGACATTGGTGCAGAATATATTTTCGTCAATGGGTCTGGTATCGGTATCGATTTTGTCAAAAATGAATTAACTCGTTTTGCATCTTCAAAATCAATTGAAGGCAAGCCTAAGGTAATTATTTTGGATGAGTTTGATCGACCGCAACTCGCTGAAGCACAACGTTACCTTCGTTCATTCATGGAAGCTTATGCTAAAAACTGTTCGGTTATTATTACTGCAAATAACCTTGATGGTATCTCTAGACCAATCAAATCTCGTGCAAAGGTTGTTAAGTTCGGTTCACCTGTAGGCGATGATACAACAAATATGATGCGACAAATGGTTGTACGTTGTATTGAAATTTGTAAAAACGAAGATATTAAAGTAGAAACTCCTACCGTTATTGCAGCACTAGTAAAGAAAAACTTCCCAGATTTTCGTAAAACCATTAGTGATCTTGACCATTATTCTACAAATGGAATTATTGATCAAGGCATTTTGTCAATGGTCATGGAAACACGTGGATCAATGGATGACATTCTTACTGCATTAGGTGCAACTGGTGCCAAAGGTAGCTTCTCGGATCTTCGTAAACTTGCAAAAAAATATGCACCAGACTATGCAGTCTTCATCGAAAAACTATTAGATGAATTATATACTCGTGTAGACCCTGTATCCGCTCTTCGTATGTATGAAATCGTAGGTGAAAATAATCAAATGCACGGTTTAGCTGCTAATGCAGAAATTCATTTAGTTTACTTATTCATTCAACTGCTGAAAGAAATGAAATGGGTGAACCAATAATTTTACTTCGGGCTATTATTTGAATAGCATTAACTAATAATCCTATTGAGTAAATTACAATGAGCATGTTATGTTTATTTGGTGACGATGAGGAAATATTAAATCCTCATCAAATAGCTTGGTCCAACCGTGACTGGGATGCAGTCAAAAAATTAATTGAAGAATATAAAGAAAAACCTGAAAATGAGTTTTTCCTTGTATTGAATAATATTAATGCTGATAAACGCGAACTTGACGTTAGCCATATTGAGAGTTATTCAAAGTTTGCAATTGACAACATGTTAAGTCAGCACATCGAATGTATCTCGACAGTGTACAACGCAAATATGTTTATGACTGGGCTTCCTGATCAAGCACATTATAACTATTTGACGCAACTTATTCCACGAGGTCGTAGATTTTCAAAGGCGTTAAAACTTGATGAAGGTATTAAAGATCAATACATTATCAAATTATTGTCGGCATACTATAAAGTAAACCCTCAAGTTGCATACGATTATAAAGTATTATTAACTCGTAAAGGCAAATTAGATGAGGTGTTATCTACAGCAAAATTTCTTGCTACCGATGAATTCCTTAAATCTATCACCAAAAACCCTAAAGAAATTAAAGAGTTGAAGCAGCTATGATGATCCCTATTAAACTTGTACAAAATGAAAATTTCCTTAAAATCAAAGAAACGTTAACACGCATGGGTATTGCGAATCAACGTGATAAAATTTTATATCAGTCATGCCACATCTTAAAGAAGCAAGATCCAATTTCAGGCGAGCCACAATATTATATTGTGCACTTCAAAGATATGATGCGCCTTGATGGAAAGGTAGTTCAAATCTCAGATGAAGATGTACAACGCACCGTATCTATTGCCAAGACACTTGAAACTTGGGGCTTACTTGAAGTGGAATATGCTCCGCCTGAAATTGAAGTTACTAACAACTTTCGTGTAATCAAAGCTGTTCAGAAATCTGAATGGACACTTAAATCTAAATATGTGGTCGGAGCATAACATGAGTGCAAACAAAGCTGAGTTTATCGCAACTATTATAATTGCAGTAATTATTTTGGCTATAGCGTCTGTATGGTCAATGGCTTCAGAATATATTTCATGCAAAAGTTATGAATCAAACACTGGACGTACTGTCAAGTATAGCCTAATCACTGGGTGTTATGTCAAAACCGATAAAGACAATTGGGTCCCACGTGAAGAAATGACCAAATCCGCAGTAGTAGAATCCAAATAACAAAACAAAGAGGAAGACAGCTTCCTCTTTTTGTGGTATACAATATTCCAAAATATTCCCTTTAGGAGAAATCATGTCTAATTTTTATTTAGTTGTTGAACAGTCAGGTGATCGCATTCAAGAACGTTATGTTGAAGATGGCATTGAAAAAATTCGTGAAATTCCATATGAACCTACTCTTTTTATTCATGCTAAAGATGGCACAAACACAAAATATAAAGACATCTATGGTAAGCCATGTATGCCAAAACGATTTGGATCTATTCGTGAAGCAAAAGACTGGATGCAAAAAACTCGTGGTATTGTAGAAATCCTTGGCATGGATGACTTTAGACTTGCATACATTTCAGATATTTATGGCAAAAAGGAAATTACTTACAGTCGCGATGCTATTCGTGTTGCTAACTGTGACATTGAGGTAACTGCAGGTGAATTCCCAGATCCAACTTTTGCAAAGTATGAAATTGATGCTATTACACATTATGACTCAATTGAAGACAAGTATTTTGTATTTGATTTGCTAAATTCTGCTCGAGGACGTGTTACTAAATGGTCTAAAGAACTTGCAGCAAAATCAATTGAAGAAGGTGGTGATGAAGTGCCACAACATATTTTGGATAAAGTGGTGTATCAATCTTATGAATCTGAACGTGAAATGCTGTTGGCGTACGTTGAGTTCTGGGAAAAACACACACCTGTTATTTTCACTGGATGGAACGTAGAAGGTTTTGATATTCCATACATTGTCAATCGAATCAAAAACGTTTTAGGCGTTTCAGGCATGTCCCGTTTAAGTCCATTTGGTAAGATTACATCAAAAGTTATTACAAACATGTACGGTGATAAAGAAATTTTCAACATTTCTGGAGTAATGATTCTCGATTATCTAGATTTGTATAAAAAGTTTGCTTTCACGTCTCAGCCATCATATAAGCTTGATTATATTGCAGAGTATGAAGCCGGGATCAACAAATTAGAATATGACGGCCCAATCGATAAACTACGTGGATCAAATCATCAACGTTACATTTCATATAACATTATTGACGTGTACTGTGTTCAAGCAATTGATGCAAAACGTGGATTTATTAATCTATCAATTTCAATGGGCTATTATGCACGAATGAACATTGCAACAGTAATGAGTCCAGTAAAAACCTGGGATGCAATTTTGTTCAACTCTTTAAAAGCTGATCATTTAGTTTTACCCGAAAGTAAACCAAATATTCGCCAATCGTATTCAGGAGCATATGTTAAAGAACCTAAACCTGGTGCATACAAATATGTTGTATCATTTGATGTAACATCACTATACCCATCGATTATTCGTCAAGTTAATATCAGCCCAGAAACTATTGCCGGACAATTTGCGCCTCCAAAGTTATCTGATTTTATTAACAAAATTGCGCCTAGTCCATCAGAAGAATTCTCATGTTCACCTAGTGGTATGATGTATTTGAAAACTAAACAAGGCATTATTCCACAAGAAATTACTAAAGTGTTCTTTCAACGTAAAGAATGGAAGAACAAAATGATGGCTGCAAAACGTAATGCAGAATTGATTAAAAAATTAATCAAATAAATGTTTACTTTTGATAGGACTATTGTTATAATAGTCCTATCAACTACAGAGAAGTATATTATGATCACTCAATCTAAATTAGCATTTAACACAGCAGCTCCAGTAATTGACACTCGTTCTACTCGTTCAATGGATGCAAAAATTACATTAGGCATTCTTGCTCTAGAATTTAAAGGCAGCAATATTAAATTAGTAATTGATCCACGTGATCGTGAAACAAATAAACAAAAGGTAGTTGAAATTGAACGTATTGTTCATCGTTTCCAAGATACTAAAATCACTGAAGAAAATCTTAAAGCACTGACAAATGAAATTCTTCCGATCGCAGTAACAATGTATAGTATCGTTTAAAACTTATATCTTTCATAAGGGACTTCGGTCCCTTTCTTTTTCTCTAAAATTTGTTTACTTTGCTTTTTGATTATGATATAATCATTCTTATAAATCAGAGGAATTCATTATGACATATGAAATGATTAAAGAAATAGTAGAAAAATTTCCTTGTGAAATCATAACACCAGGTGTTCGCAGCGATTGTGTACCTAGAGTAAATATAGATCATAATACATTGGTTCAAATTAAATCTCGGAACACGCAGAGTGAAAAGGATATGGTGTTTATGACTGCCACCGAAGTTTTAGAATATAAATCAATGTGTATAAAGGAACTATACGATAAAAATTAAGTGTCTATTAATTAATCTACATTCGTAAAGCACACACATGCTTTACGAATTTTTTGT